GTGGTTCAAGTTATACAGCACCAGCAAATGGATATGTTGTGTTGGCAAAGAGTGGAAACATAAATCAATATGCTCAAATAACAAATGGTATATCTATTCTTAATACAGCTCCATTTAATGGTGGTAGTGTTAATATTTGGTTACCAATTAAAACGGGAGACTATTTTATTGTTGAATACGATTTGTCTGGTTCTACAAATTATTTTAGATTTTATTATGCAGATGGAGAAAATTAATATGTTTAAAGCAATAAAAGACAATAAAATCATAGCAACAAATGACACAGGGGTTTTTCCTTGCTTGGTTCTTGATGAAATTATTGAAGATACAGAACATACTATTGAAGATTTCAAACAACATCAAGGTGAGTTCTTGCTTAAATCTGATATTCCAACAGAAGTTTATAATAATCAAATCCGTCAAACACGTCAATCTTTATTTACAGAGCAAGCAGACCCTTTGAAGTTTGATTATGATGAAGCATTAGCTCGTTATGGGGAAACAGATGAAAAAACAATTGAGGCTAAAAACACTTGGTTAGCAAAGAAAGATGAAATTCGTGCTGATAATCCATATATCAATATTGAAGATACATTACCTGAGGAAATTAATGACCTACAATCAACTTCAAATTTATAAACAAAAAATAAGGATTTTTAATGAGTATTAGACATGGTGGTAAAATAGTAGCAGGTTCTATTAATAAAGATCAAATAGAAGAATATATTGATTCAGAAATTGAATCAAAATCATTTGCATCAATTAATATTATAAATGGTTTAACAAGCAATAATACAAATGAATTACCATTGGATGGAATTAAATTAGATTATCCAAATCAAATACTTTCAGTTAATATTGGAAATACTATTATTTTACCATCATTATATACATTATCAGAGGACGGTTTAAAAGTTATTTTAGAAAATGAAATTGAATCTAATATACATTATTCAATATCTTATATTAAAAGATATGAAATTGGTTCAATGCAACCAGTTGGGACACATAATGTTGGTGATATATTTTATACAACAAGGACAGATACAAACTTAAATGGTGCTGTTGAGTGTAATGGTGAAACATATAATGTAAATGATTTTATTGGAAATGAATCTGTTGGAAATTTATTAAAAGATGGTAAACTACCTTATGTTAGTATGTCTGAATACTCAACAATTATTTCATCATATGGTTCATGTAGAGCATTTGGTTGGGATGGTGGTGATTCATTTAGAGTACCGACAATTCCAGCATTATTATTGACGAAAGAACAAGCTGGTGTGGTTGGTAATGGTATGACATTAGGGTTGACAGATGGAACTAATTACGCAGGTTTATCATCTAATAGTGAACAAACTGGATATATAGCACCTTCACAATATGGTGTACCTGTTGGCTCCGATCAAATTACTGCAAGTTTTTCTACACGTAAGAGTATTGGTATAACCACCGACCCAACAAAATCAGGTGTTATTGCAAAATTAGATACTGTTCAATATAGAGCAATGGTTCAATTAGCAACATTTGTCAAAGAAGTTTCAATTGAAAGTTATAATAATCAATTAATTGATAAAACAAATGAATGTTTAACAAATATTGAAAATGTTGCTAACACAAAATTATCTGTATTTGAAAATATGTTTTCAAGTAATATATTAACATTATTGGAAACAATGTATCCAATTGGTTCATTATATTTTGGAACACAAACAACATGCCCAATGATGACTATAATCCCAAATTCTACTTGGGAATTAGTTACAAGTAATAAAGCACTATGGACGGGTGATGGAAGTAATGCTAATACAACAATAGATGCAGGATTACCAAATATTACTGGTGGTTTTGGTGCATCAATACCTGATTATCATTCTGAAACAGCTAGTGGAGCTTTTATTCCAAATGGACCAATAGATTATCCAAACGCAATAACAAGAGTAGGAAATACTGAGTCACAGGATATTTATGGCTATTATTTAGATGCTTCTCGTTCATCTGCTATCTATGGCAACTCTGATACAGTTCAACCACCTGCATATGTCATAAATGTTTGGAGAAGAACAAAATAATTATTTCTCAGTTTCAATGATACATTTTAATTCAGAATATTCATTATAATTATTTGGAATACCAAATCTTGTGAAATCATGACCATCAACATTAAAATGAACACATGGAATTGTTGTATCAATATTTCCAACAACTGTTATAAAATTATCATTTATAGTATGAATATTTTTTATATTCTTTAATTTAGAAATATATTGATTTTTACTAATATTAAAATCAGTATTCATAAACCATTCAAATGCACATGAATTTATAAATTGTTCCCTTTGTAATGACATTCTATCATGTAATTCTTTTGAATATATAGCAAACCCAAGTCTTAACCCACACCCAACCAATTTATCAAATGATCCAATGATAATATTTTTAGGATTTTGTTTCAATGTTTGTATGGATGATTTCATTTGTTCAATATTCTGATATGTTATATCACAAATATTATAATTAAAATTACTGTTATATAAATCCATTGTGTTAAAATTATATTTAAAATAATTTGTAAACCCACAATTTGTATATAAACAATCACACTTTATATCAGATAATTTTGGTGTAATAAATTCAGAGTTTATATTGTCATATTTAAATTCTTTTTTTAATGGTTTAATATCCAATGCCTCACAATAAACATCCATCATACCCCAAGTAGGAATACACCAACACATTGTTTTTGGTTTAATTGCTAATAAAACATTTTTAATAGCATTTTCACAACCATTTGATAAGAAGAATGTATTGCTCTCTATGTTAAAATAATTACCAAATTTCTCATATATATAATACATATCTGGATATTGTCTTACATTACAAGATACAACACAATCATTACCTGGTTCATTTTGTGTTGACAATCCACATATTTTCTTTACATATTCATTTCTCTTTAACATTATTAATCCAAAAATCTACAAATTTTTTACCATATAATCTACCATCAATGTCACAATCCTTACAACAATTAAATGATTGTCTTTTATTTTCTGATAACATTTTTTCTCTAACAATATCACATTTATTGACAAAATAATTTTCTATATGTGTATTCCAAATACTATTTTCTGTTTCAGATTTACACTCCCAATCTGCTTCACATTGTATGTATTTCCCATCAACATCAATTGCAATTTTATAAAATGGTAAATAACACTCTCTATATATTCTTTCTATTGGTTTATTTAAATAACCACCCCTATTATATAAATTCATTTGTGGATTATTTACATCATGATTTCTATACCAAGCATTTGTATTTTGGAATTTGCTTTTAAACCATTGTATATTAGACCAATCATGAACAGATACTTTTATTTGTGCAATTTTTGTTATTTTTTCCCAAACATCTTTATCCAATAATTTTCCATTAGTAACAACCTGTGGATTAAAAGATTTTAATATATCAACAATTTCATAAAAATTTGGATTGGTTGATGGTTCCCCCCATCCAGCAATACAGACAAACCCTTTATAATCAATTTCATTCAATTGTTTACATATCTCTTTAACTGTATGTAATCCCATAAACACTTCTTTATTTGTTTTCCAACCATGTGATTGAGGACAGAAACTACATTTTAAATTACAAACATTAGAAATATTTAATTCAATTATTCTTAAACAATCTAATTGAGTTTTTATTTCTATATCTTCAACCAATGATTTCCAAGTATTAAATTGTTGTTGATTTTCCATATTATTTACTATCCTTTATCTCTTCCAACAAATTATGTAGAACTTTTAATCCATCAATACATGTTTCTGGAAATTTTATATATTGTTGTGCTCTCATTCTTATGAATATATTTGGAACATAATCATTTCCAATACCCTCTAATCTTATACAATAGTTATCTAATAAGGAGTGCATTTCTTCTGTAAATTCCATACCATTTGTCTTTATTGCAAATATATGTGGTGCAGTATTTTGAAATAATGAAAATCCATATTTAATCAAATCATAATGAAAATATTGTGTCATTACTTGTGTAAAACTATTCAATAAATCCTTTCTTTTTAACATTATATCTAACAATTCTAAATAATCATAACCCCAATTTATTGCTTTAATTCCAAAATCATTATTTCTACTAATTAAAATACCCATATCATAACCCTCAATTAATGCATGAGCAGTTCCAACCACATAATCAAATATTGTATAATCTCTTGGAACCATAAACATTCCTTGAACATCATCCAAAACCATAATGTGTTCAATATTATTAATTACCAATTGTTTCTTCAATGTTTCATAAAATAATTGTGGTGTTATCTCACCAGAAGATATTTGTGTTCCAATAATATATATAAATGCTTTCTTATATTTTTTACACTCTGTTACAATAGTATCAACATTTAATGTGATAATATCTTTATAATGATTTAATATTAGTTTATTATTACATTTATTAACCAATTCTTTTACATTATTATGTTCATTCATTGATGTTATTACTAATGTATCTTCATTAACATATTTTTTGAATAAATTTTTAATATGATTTGTAGCACAAGTATCAAACATGATATTATGTGTTTTAGATGATATGTTACTAAATGGCATTCTACTAAAATATTCAGATTCCATTTTTTTATATTCTTTATCAGAATATAAAACAGCCTCTTCACTTCTTGTATTGGAAAGAATAAACATTTCCATATCATTTAATCTTCCTGCATTTAACCACCATTCTACTATATTATTCATATTTTATCCTTTATTCAACATTATTATACATTAATGGATTTTTATATATATCCTTTTCAAAATCTATTATTAATCTTGATTCATTTTCAGAAGATATAGTAAATTCTAAATTTTTAATTCTATTTTCACCATTATCCAATACAACTATATCATCATTATCATAAACAACTCTTTTTGATTCTTTATTATCAAATTTTTGTTTTAAAGTATTATATATAATTGCAATTCGTGTATTTTCTTTGATAATAATTTCATTATTAGAAATATTTGTAATTGGTAATATAATTTCACATTTATTTGATGAATCATCACAATATCTGCAACACTCAATAATAATCATTGGATATTCTTTTATATCGTGTTTAACAAATACATTTTCATTTCCACCACAATCTATGTATATACCTGTGTTATATTCAATTGATTCATTTGGTTTAATATATATATCTCTATTATTTAAAATTTGTATTTCATCCAAATTAATTGGACTTACAACCAATTTTACAATATCATCTTTATTAACAATATTAGTCACCACACATTTCCTCTATCATCTGTCTATCACATAAAACACAATCATCTGTATCAATATATGCTTGATATGAATTCATATGACCACATGGTAATATTACTGTATTTAATAAACTTGGATCTTCTAAATATTTTGAATGTTCAATGGAAGTGTCTTTATCTCTTACAAACTCAACCATATGTTCATTTTCATCATTAAAGTTTCTATATAAATTATCTGCTCTATAATAAATATTAAATAATTTATCCCACATTTCTGGTGATTCTTGCTGTTTAAATTTAATAAGAAAATCTAAAAACTTTTGTCTAGTAGGAAAGAAATTTGGCAAAACATTATTCATATCTTGTTTTGTTTTATGTATATATGGATTACCACATTGTTTAAAGAAAAATTTTGTATGATATTCTTCCATCATCTTTTCAAAATTAATCTCATCATTTAAATACTTGTCAATTAAATCCCCTGTTAATATTGTTGTAATATTAAATAAAATATCTGGATATAATTTATGAATTTGTTTCATATGATATGACCAATTATCTTCCATCTTTTTTGTATGAAATCTACCAATTGTATCATATGATGTTAATATCCAAAGATTACCTTTATGACCCTTAAATTTTTCAAGGGTTTCATATAAATCTTTTTGATCACCAATAGTTAATGTTGCATATATCCACACAGTATCTATATATTCATTATTTAACAACCAAACGGTTTTATCTATAAGGTTCATAAACTCTTCTTTTACTTCTTTTGATTTCATTTGACCTTGAAAAAATTCACCACCCAAATATGATATAGTAGAATATTCTGGATATAATGATAAATCAGATATTTTATCATATGCCATCTTTATAGAATCTATTTTGATTTTATCTGATGTATAACAATTATCATGTGCTAAATAACAGAACTTACATCTACTATTACACTCTTGCCAAAGTTCAAATTGCAATTGTTTTCCTCTCATAAATACACCTCACCATCTAATAACATTAAATCACATAACATACAGTTATCACAATCAGAATAACATTTATATAATATTGAATGACCACATTTTTCATTTATTATTTCTTTTCCATCCGTTAACACTGGTTGCTCATAAGGGTCATTAGACCAATTTTTTCCTTTCAAACCTGTATATTTAAAAGAACAAGAATTCTTAGTTGAATGTAAGAATGATTCATATACTTCATATCGTTCTTCTTTTAAATACATAATAAACTCCAAGAAATCATCTCTATTAAAGAAAAAATCATCTAATGGTTTTCCAGTTTTAATTGGATGTGGATATAATAAACACAACATATTGCCTGGAATTTCATTATTCATAAATTCATTTACATCAAATTTACCATCTTTCCACATATTAATTAAATACTGTGTTAAAATCATTTGAACCCCAACACAATAATTATATCTATTATGGAAATCATTAATGTTCTTTAATACCAATTTGGAATCTTCTTCACTTTTATATCTATATTTAAAATCATATGAAAAATTTACATCAATTTTACCAACACCCACAGCATCAACAATTTTATCAATAACTTTATATAAAAAAGTTGGTTCATATAATCCATTTGTTACAGTAGAATATCTGCAACCAGGATTTGTAGATACTTTGAGAATTTTTTCAATGATTATATCAATTAATTCTAAAAATGATTCTTGTAGTTCTTTGTCTTTAATATAATATAATTCACCACCCAATAAAGATATACCATAACTAAATTTATTCTTCCAATCCAAAACATCAATATTTTTCTTTATCATATCTAAATTTCTTAATTGTAATTTTTTAGTAAGAAATTCTCTTTCTTCTCTCAAACAAAAATCACAATTATTACAACAATTTGGCCATACACCATATTGGCAACAATGCTGAAAATTATTTTCTATCATATCATTTTATCCCATCTAAATATAATATTAAATCATTTAATGTATCTAATACTTCTATATCTCTAGCACATGTTCCACCATTTTTATATACACAAAATGTTTTTATATAATTTAATTTATCACTATTTTCCACCAAAAATTTAATCAATGATGTTATTTGGGTTTTATTTATTTTATTAGGAACTAAATCAAACATTAAACATTTTGCTTGTTTAGAAATTCTAATTATACCACATGATACTGCAATACTTATTATTTCATCTGTATTTAACTCATCATCAATACCCAAATATTTTAATAATTCTTTTGAGTGTTCATCATCACAAATTATAACATCTCCATTTGGCATAACCATATAACCAAATATATCTTCTGATATATTAAATGAATCAAATTCTTTATGATACTTATCGGTTCTAAATATTGATATATCTTCTTTGTTTTTTAATGTTCCATTAAAAAATGATAACATTTTTATACTATATTCTGTATCATTTAATAACACATCATCAAATACTCTCTTATTCCATTTATTTTGTAATTCTGTTAAATCATTACTTGAAATAGACACAATTATTCCATTTTTTGAACAACCATTGCATTTTATAGTATATAATTTATCATCTGAATTATATACATAATCAACATTTTCATTACAAAATGGACAATTTTTAAAAAACATTATTCTCCCTTGGTCAAAAGATATTCATAAATTAATTTTGGTGTAGGACAACCAGTTGAATCCCATTTCATCATACAACAATCACCCCTACAATATTTTAAATATGGACAATCTCTACAACCATCATTTAATTTCTTCTCAAATAAAACATTTTCATTGTATATGTCCATATTTTTATTATTTGGGTTTAATATATTGAAAAATGGTTTAACTGATGTTACAAAACATTGTGATACATCACCATTTGGTAAAAATGTTAAATTGTTTTCTTGGCAACACCTACTATGCTCATAATAATTATTACCACATATTGATTCTTCCATACAATTAAATGTTTCAACATATACACCAACATCCTTTAATTTTTCATACAAAAGATAAGCATCAAACATCCATTTATCAACATCTCTGTTTGTTGCTACAATATTACCATTATCATAATCTATCATTGGTTTTAATGGTGGGAATAACCTTTCTAATTCTATTTTTTTAATACCCAATCCTAACATTATATCAAATAATGCTCTGGGTGTTAAATTTTCTACCACATCTTTTGTAATAGTAATGACACAAGACAATTCTATACCATTAGATGTTATTTTTCTAACATTATTAAACCATAATTCTCTTTGTTGTTCATTTGAGAATCTAATAGAATAATCATATGATGTATCCAAATAATCCATTTTTTTGAATAAATTTAACCATTCATCTGTTAAATTATATACTAAATTTGATTGTGCATATATTTCAACATTATTATTAATAACATTATCTCTCATGTAATCTATCATAATAGATAGTATATTTGGGTCATATAAACCAATCTCTCCACCAAAAAATTCAATTAAATATCTATTACTTGGATTGTTATTTGCCTCATTAATTAGATATGTAATTGTTTTTTCCAATATATCCATTGACATTGATGTGGTATTTCTGATTGCAAAACAATGTTTGCATTTTAAATTACATTTATTAGTTAAGACAATAGTTATATGTTTATCCATTTTATTCACCACACATTTGTTTTACTTGTTTAACTATTTCTAACATCTTATCATTAGAATCCAATAAACCAGTTTCATATTTTACATCCATATCAGTAAAAGATATTGTCATATTAGTTTTTCTTCTATTAGACATTATATATCGTTTACCATTATAATTACAATATATCTTATCAGACCTAACATTAGGTGATATAAATGTATCTAAATCTATTTCTCTATTTTCTATTGCAACTTTGTATAAAAATTCTATAAACCTATCTTTTGTAGGAAAGAAATCTGGCATATCTTTTGAACATTCTTTCTTATCATAATAATAAAATCCAGAACCGGGTTCAATATAATCAATGTGTGTATTATATTCTTTACAAAAATCTGTTATACTAAACTCACCATTCAATACTGACTCAATAAAGAATCCAGAAACAATTGTTTCTGTATGCAATCTTAATTTTGGAAATACATAATTTAATAATTTCATATTAGATTCCCACATATGTTTTCTATCACTAGTATGAAATCTATATTTCAAATCATATGATGTACAAAGTAAAACATTTTCCAATACACCTTTATCATTTAAATAATTTAAAAATGGTATCAAATGTTTATTCATATCAAACAATAAAGCAGTTGTTATATACAATTTATTAATTTTATTATTTTTAATTTTGTCAATACATTTATCAAATAATCTATAAAACAATTGTCTTACATTCTTATTATCCAATTGACTATCAAAAAACTCACCACCAATAAATCCTATTTCATTATACTCATTAACTTCTGTATCATCTAACTTATCAATTACAAAATTTAATGATTCAATTTTATCTAAATCTTTTTGTCCTTTATTAAAGCAGAATTTACAACCATTTGAACAATCTTTCCATAATTCATATTGTATAAAGTTATTCATCTTATTCTCCAAACAATTTAGATAATTCTATTAAATCACATATAAAACATCTGTTATCACTAGAATATAATTTAAAATTTTGTGAATGACCACATTCCATATTATCACATGATACAAATGTTAAAGATTGTTTTTTATTATCATACTTGTATAATAATTTATCCTGTTTTAAACTAAAATTATCAACATATCTATTAAAATAATTTGGTATTAATTCATTAACTTTAATTAAGGTTGAAAATATTTGTTCTCTTGTTGCTGATAATTCTTCTGTATAAACAATATATGGTATAAGATTTATATCACAATTATATTCATCACAAAAATCTTTTGGATTAAATACATTGTTTAAAATTTTTTCACATGTTTGTTTTGTTAATATTGTGTTGACTACTATATTACATTTTGGATATGTATTTTTTACATATTTAAGATTTGTCAAAAATAAGGTTTCTTTTTCTTTTGTTGAGAATCTACCTTCTAAGTCATATGATGTTGTAAATTTTAACCTATCCCATAAGTTATCATAATCAATAAGAGATAATAATTTATTTAAAATTCCCATATTGTTATACAATAAATTTGTATTGATGTATAATAAATCAATACTGTTGCTGTTCATTTTATCAACAATTTTCTCAAAAAAATTTACGTAATCATTAATAATCAAAAGGTTAGATTCATCAAAAATTTCACCACCAACTAATAAAACATGACTGCCATTTACATAATCATTAGAATCTAAAAATTCTAACACACAATTTAAAGATTTTATTTTATTCAATGGAGACAGAATAATTCCATTCTTTCTTTGAAAACAAAATTTACAATTATTATTACAATTATCCCAAAGTAAAAATTCATAAACAGGTTTACATACCATATATTTCTCCTTTTGAGATATTATATAATAATTTAATATTAATGACAATATTTAATCTTTATCTATTCTGTATATGGATCTTTTAAAGAAGCAGTATATTCAACAGGGATGACTCTAATTTTATTATGTAACTTATCCATAATAATAGTAAAGATATCATTGACATCTTTAGCATCAATTCTGTCTGTTTTTTCATCACCAATTGTATGGTATAATGAAGTGGGTAGTGATAATACTCCACCTGTATATATTAGATATTTCTTTGATGAATATTGACTTATAGAAAATTTTAAATTTTCTATACAAAACCCAACCATATTATTAATCAAATGATATAATTCTCCATCTAATATTTGTTGATTCAATTTATTATAAACACCAATATTCTTTAAAAAGTTCTCAAAATCACTATTAACATTACTTGTTTCTTTTCTTTCAACCTTATTATTGGTTAAATAAAATCTTATTAGTGCATTTTTAGAACCCGGAATTTTAAAATTTCCTGTATCATATGATTTAAAACATGCATCCATACTATCATATTTACTACCAACATTTTGACAATTATTATTGATAAAAGCAAGGATTTTATCTGTAATATTTTTATATGTTATATTTCCACTTATCATTATATTTCCATATATGCTATAAACATTGAACTACTTGATGAACAAGAACTACTTGATGAACTTGAACTACTTGATGAACATGTATAAGTAATAGTTGTTGCGGGATAAAATACTTTTGATGTTGAGTTAATTGCATTTAATAATGAATTAACATCTGTTTCTATTTGTGCTTTTGTATAATTCTTATCTTTTAATGCAGTTTGAACACTTGTATAATTAGTTGCACTTGCATTATAAATTACATATTTTTCACCCCTAAAACTTGATCCAACCAAAACCATCTTTGCAGATAAAAAGGATGAGATATTTGCATAAAAATTCATCATACCTTTAAATGTAATAACTTCATTTTCTTTTGATTTTATACCCCTTGAAGATAAAAATGAATCAAGTTGTGTTTTAACAACTGATGCACTTATAGGAACAAGCTTATTATCATTAATAGTTAATGTACATTTTGTTTTACTTGTTGAAGATATTGTATATGTTTGACCATTTATAGGAATAGTTTTATCAATATTATCACATTTATTGATTATTAATTCATATATTTTATCTGCCAAATCTTTATATGTTATCTTCTTCCCTACTTCTATTGTCATCTTCATTCCTTAAAAAATCACTCAATAAACTAATACCAATTGAACTCTTCATTAATAATTGAGATATAATGGTACAAGAATTTTCAATATAAACACATTCATCAGTATTAAATGGTTTACTCAATGAAAATATACCAGATAATGTTAATAAATCACTTGATAAAAACAAATTTCTATAAATGTTAGGTAATTGAATGTGTTTATCTAATGGAGTAAATGTTAATTTGTTATATGATTTAAACAATGCAATAAAATGAATACTCATTTTTTGAATAAATGCTTCTAGTTCATTTTTAATTTTTAATTTCAAATTTAACAAATCAGTAATAGATGAAATATAAATGTTTTCATCTTTAAAGAAATATTCATTAAGTTTTAATCCACTTTTAATCAAATTCATAATATTTAATAACATTAATGGATCTTTTAAATCTTCTCTATCTAAGGAGTATTTAATTGCAACCGATAATTTATCAATATTAATTCCCTTTAATAAAACTCTTATATTTGGAATAATATCTAAAGAATTTTCATAATCATATATATATGATAATGATTTGACCAAATCTTCTTCTGAAATAGAATCAGAAAAATTGATATCAATATCTTCACCATTTAATAATTCTTTTAATTGCTGTTCGTCATATTTTTCAATCATTAATTTACCTCTTATAAGTATATTTATTACTGGTTATTTTATGTTATTACAAATATTTTTTATACACATTAATGTGTTTTTTAAATTATAACAATCATATGTATCATCCTTTAAATCATGAACTCTTTTCATACATCCATTACAAATATTAAAAAACTCACACATATAACATTCATTCTTTATTATTTTATACTGATATGAATCATATATATAATCATCATCAAGGGATGGACATGTTGACATATTACCATCTGGACCCATACATTTTATATTTTTATAACATGTTCTGTTTGATAATGGACATGTTGTATCTCTATTATTAAAGAAATTTATTAAATTTAAACAATTTGATTCATATTTATATAAGTCATCAGTTTCAAATAATTGTAAGTATATATCATACATTTTATCCAATGGATAGTGATACCCTTGTCTCCCAGATTTAACGGCAGGATTTAATTTACATTCTGTTCCAAGTTTTTTTGCCAATTTAACATTATCAATTGCATATCCAGCATTTTCATTTGTAACAACACTAACAAATGTCAATTTTTCATTATATAATTCCTCAAATTTATAAAATATTTTTAAAAAATCATCTTCTGTAAATAATGTATAATTTGGTTTTATCCGTCCATTTCCATATTGAAAAGATGTGCATATACCAATCTCGGGTTGTCTAAACAAATCATCCCATTTATCTGTGTTAATATACCAATCCCATAAGTTTGTTGTAAAAGATATAATACAATTTAGTTTTTCACTTCTTATGTGTTCAATAATGTCATAATAGAATTGTGGTTTCATCATTAATGGATCACCACCATTAACAATTATACTTTTTGTTTCTGGAAATTCTTTTAAAAAACTAATAACCTTATCCGACTCCAATACTTTATTTGGAATCAAATTAGAAGAACAAAATGAACAATGGAAATTACATGCTCTTGTTGGTTTAATTACTAATTCCATTTTTTAACTCCAAATATTTATATATTGATAACATTCCTGGACAACCTGTGTTATCCCATTGTAATTGACAACAATCACCATTACATTGTTTAAAATATTTACAACACAAACAACCAATATTTTTATTATCTTCAAAATTATATAGCATTTTTTTCTTGTTTTCATCAATGGTTTTTAATGTTCCATATGAAATATTTGCCATATTTGGACAACTAGAGATTGTTCCATTAGGATTTATGGTTGTAACAGTTCTCATACATTGTCTTCTCCTACAACCAATCAAATTCCCCTTAATCCCTTCTTTAACTCCACTAAATAATGGTATATAAAATTTTGTATTCTCATATATTTTAAATGCATCTAATAACCATTTATCTAAATCAGAATTGTTTGGTCTCACATCATTTACATCTGCTCTACCAGTTGATGTAATTCTTTCAAAATTAAAATATTTGAGTCCAAGATTTGAAAACATATCAAAAATATAATTTGGGTTTAAATCTTTTATAAGTTGTTTTGTCAAACAAACAATTGGTTGAACTTCTATACCAATAGATTTGAGTTTTCTAACATTATTCAACCACAATTCTTCTTGTTCTTCATTAAACCTTATTTTATAATCCCAAGATGTTTTTATAAATGATTTATGCATCTTTTTAAAAATTTGAATATGTTTATCTGTCAATTCATAAACAAGATTTGTTGTTATTTCCCACATTATATTTGTTTCATTTACTGATTCAATAATATATAAAATTTTATCTAAATCATATAGGGTAGGTTCTCCACCATGTAATGTGACATTTATATCATCATTTGGGTGTTTGTTGCAAAATTCTTTTAACCAGATTAATACATCTTCCAAAACATCTTCTTTCATATGATTATGATTCATCATTATTTCATTATAACAATGCTCACATTTAAGTTGACACCCATTAGTTAATTTAAGATATATATTATATTCCATTTTTTATACCCGTGCAAATGTTACATGTTTTTAATTTACCTGCAAGTGATTCATTTCTCAAATTCATTGCTTTTTCAGAAAACCATAGTTCATCCAATGGAGTTTCCATAATATTACCAATAACAAACTCATCATCCACTCCCCACCTACACAAATTTACATCACCATTTGTCTTTATATGACATAAATTATACATACCATAGCATGGTATATTTCCACACAATCCATTAATAATTCTTGGATTATTTGTTAAATCTATGTATTTGTTTATAACTTTATCAGCATGAGAATATATCTCAGTAAAATAATAATTATCAACAATTTTTGACATTTTATCAACAAAATCATCTTGTTCTGTATTATTGTAGAAGATTGATGATGCAGATATTTCTGTTGATGATATTATATCATTTCTATATTTAATAAGCAATTTTATATTTTCTATTATTTTATCAAATGTATCAACACCTGTTGCTTTTAAGTGTGTTTCTTTATTATACCCATTTAATGAAAATTTAATTGATTGTATGTTATTTTTTACCAAATATTTTAATTCATCTATTCTTGTTCCATTAGTTGTTATAAACAACTTTGAATTACAACCATTAAGTATTATATCAATTATTTCACAAAATTGTGGATGTAAAGTTCCCTCACCCATATGAAATAAACCAATTTCTTTTATATTTAATCTTCTAATTTCTTCAATTGTTTTATTAACCACATCAATAGGCATAAACTTCTTCAAACCTTTTAATGTTGGAACAACACAATAATAACATTTATGATTGCAAACACCAGATAATTCCAATTTTACTGCTGTTGGTAAATTACTACAAGATAAATCAATACTTGTTGATGCTATTTTAATTCTATCAATGATGCTCATGCTTTTATAAAATTGTTATGTGTGGGTTTACTAATTTATTAATTAAATCTTTATTCACTGGTGGATTGTAATATAAATCATATGTTCCCAAATATGTTGTATTCATCATAATACAAACGGGTATTGTAGGAACATTTGTATATAATGCCGATAATATTCTTTTATTAGAATAGTATGGTCTCAAAACACCATCTGGTGTTAATTTCAACTGTATAACTCTCTTTAATCCATTCTCAACACAATCTTTAACCAACAGACTTGCTTTTGTAAAATTTGCATTTGCATGACAATAATATGCTTTGTCAGTCAAATCATATGTTAAAACCTCGGTTTCATAAACCATTTGTTTTAAATATTCTCGTGGCATATTTTTATATAAATATGTAGTTGTAAAATTTGGATTATCTTTATATGTAAATTCACCAAACTTTTCTTCTGTTAATTTACTCCATTTTACTGTTTTTGGTAAATATTGGAATTCAACCTTTGGTTTTATATATTGTTCAGATGGATATTTAAATATTTGATGTTTTACTGTTGCCATATCCATATTATATAATGTTACTTTTGCTTTTACAGTTTCACCATCATCTATATGCTTTTTAATTGGTGCAGGAATAACAAGGGTATCTGTTTGTGCATAATATCTTATACCATCATATCTTTCGTGTATTAATAAATTATAGGTTTCTTCATCCATTGGATCTTCTGTAAAGATTTTGATATTTTGAAAATCTTTAAGTATTTCATTATTAAAATCATAATAATCATTTGTTGATATTGAAGTAATATATGATAAATCATTTGTTTCCAATGGTATATCTTCTGTAATTATTTTTGGTGAATATTCTGATAAACCAAGTTTTTCAACAATATACCTATCATATGCAGGCAATGAAGGGTTTTCACCAAGTTCATCTTCAATGTCCCCTCGTTCTCTTTCAACAATTGGTTGATATATATCATCACCAACATCATATTCAATGTCATCATTATATCTGATATCTTCTTTTAAAATATCCAAACTCAAAGCATTATGCATATTAATTTACCCCATCAACATATTCTGCTAAACCTTTACTAAATTCTTTCCATCCATCACCACTACTCATCCCATATAATAATGCTGTAAATGGTGTATATTTAGATACACATTCAAATAATTTATTGTTTGATTCTGTAAATATATCATCATAAAAATGTGGTTTAATAGATATATCATTATTATCAAATAATAACATAAAACACTCATTTTTAATCAAGTTACAAATATTACTATTAAATGGTTTACCACAAATATGTGTTACATCACCAAAAGTAAATTTATCTTCTTCAACCATATCTAACCTTGATAATGGATATAATGGTAATGAAAAACAAAATGTTAAAACATCTATAATTAATTTTTCATTATCTTCTATAAATTTCTTCATTTCATCATCTGTCAATATACAATCATTTGTATTATATGATGTATTATAATACATTCCCAAGATTTTTAACCAAGTATCATCTAATTCAACAATTTGATATTCAATATCACCAATTAAATATTGCTTTAACATATCACACTTAAAATCATAATCTGATTTTGTAAAATCAAGTTTTATATTTTTTAAATCTGTATTTCTTAAATAAATTATAGATATATTTGCATATTGAGACATTAATATGCCATCAAACTTAATATCAGACATATCAACAATTAAATGTTCATCCATTGGTTTGTTTAATATTTCATCACTATATGGTAATCCACTATTTAACATCATTATCTCCTTGATCTTGTTCCATAACAATTACCATGACAATTTAAATGGCATGTATATAAATTGTATGTCAATGTGTTTGCAGATATACAAGTATTATACCATGTATTATAACAATTTGTAATTGTTGTGTTCATATTTCCAGCTGTTATTTGGGCATTTGTTGTTAGGGCACTACTTGGATTCAATGTTATTGAGGTTGTACCACTCCTTTCCCAAGAAGTTGATGAACCACCTAATGCATTTGATGCTGTTGGAACTGCCGGGAAAGATGCATTTATAACACATGTCCCTGAAACTGAACCTTTATTAATTAATGAACCACCATTTGGATCAGATGAGTTTGCATCATCGTTTACTGTTGTAAATTGTCTATGATACCATGTTGATGTAAATTTTCTAATCTTATTTAATGCTCGTGTCATTGTTAACATCTGAGACCAAAGTGATGATGCAGATATAGTAGTATCAGATAATGTTAAAGATGGAACACTTTTGGACAACATTTGATTTGATGGTAATGCTGCTGGATTAGTAAAACCAACACTCCCAACATTATTTGAACCAATATTTGCTGTTCCAGAAAATTTTGGAACATTACCACTATGGTATGTTGCTTGATTATATGCTTTTGTTAATACATTTGTATTAAAATCAGTTATTGCACCAACTATATTATTTGCTGTAACTTTTTGTATTTTTTGATTTTGTGTTACACCCATCTTTAATCCTTATAATAAATTATACAATTATTTATTTTTAATAATATCATATAAACCAGAGCAATAAGGTTTTGAAAATGTTTTTAAATGCTCTGCTTTACACTTATCAAAAAATTCACATAAACAACAATTTTTTAAATAATCTTTTCTTTCTTTAACAATATACTTTTCCCACTCATTGATTGATTCAAACTCAACTAAATGTTCTATTGAATCTTTATATTCAACTGTCCCATAATTTCCATTTGGCAATATAAATACAAACCCACTTTGTGTTGGATTGTATTCATCATCATTTAAATATTTCATATTTTCTATATCAAAACAATAGTCACCCTTATTATATTCATTTATAATATTCTTTAAAAATATAATAAAATCTTTTGTTGATATATCATACTTATTACAATATATTGACGGGTTATACTCCAAAAAATAAACGTTTTTACCAAGCAAATTATAAAATTCTAACACACTATTAATATCTTTTTCTAATAATGATGGAAGAACAACAGATGTTATTGAACAATCAATGTTTTTTATTTTTTTTAAAACATATTCATAATTGCTTCTTTCCTCATTTAATGATACATTTATATGAATATTATTATTTTTACAATAATCTATAATCCAATCATTTGTCAAATTTGTTGTTACATTTATTTCCCATTTTCTAATTAAATATATTAGATTATCAAGATATTTTTTATCTAATAAACTTATTTCACCACCATATATTGAAATATGTGAAAAATCATAACCATTGTGTAATAATTCAGCAATTTTTTCATCAAGTGTTTTTAATGATAATATGGTTTTATCATTTTTCATATTACCCAAATAACAATAATCACAATTCATATTACAATGATATAATGGTATAATAGATAAATTAAGATTTTTTGTATTCATTATATTTCTCTATTATGTGTTTGTTGTTTGTTATATAATCATGTGCTTTCTTATATGGACATTCTGATATTTTATAATGTTTAAACAATATAGATGTCCAACAAGGCATTGAGCATGAACCATAATATTTACAAGTTAAACAACCTCTTTTTAATATACCCAATGATGCTTTAATATTTGAAACAGAATCTTCTGTAATGTTTTGTGTTTCATTAGCATAAAACATATCATTTCCAAATATTGTTGAACTTTTAACACAATTATATGTTACACAATTTTTACAATGTGATAAATGTTTATCACAATTACAGGTTCTACCAATTGTTTTTGAAGTATTCATTGATGTCATAACAAGTTTTTCTATATCATATATACCAAACAATCTATTATCTAATGCCCATTTAAAGAAATTAAATATATCATCATCTGTTGGCATTAGTTCTTCCCAATTTTTATTTGGTATATAAAAATTAACATCAAACTTTTTATATTTTCTTAACTTTTCAATATCACTATTACCACTAATATAACAATTAATTGTTCTCTTTGTCAATGTGATTGATATATCACTTAATAAGTCATTATTATAAAAATATTCTACTGTTTTAAAAAACATTTCTTTTTGTGTGTCTGATGAATATCTATCAATTGGATCATAACTAAATCCTATAAACCCATTAGAATATTCAATTATATCTTTCACTCTTTCCCATTTAGTAAAAACACCATTAGAAATCCAAGAAAATGTTACATTAACATCATTCAAATCTTTTCTAAATAACTTTCTAAAGTTATCCACCAGCAACTTATATTCATCAAATAATGTGTCAGGCAATGCATCAAAAAATAATTCTCCACCCCATAATCTAATATTAACTTCTTTGATATCTTTATGTGTTTTTATTTCTTCCTTCATTCTATCAACAATATCATATGGTATTTTTCTTATATAATCATAATCAATATTATTATTTGAATGTTCTTCTAAACAAAACTTACATTTTAAATTACACCTTTCAAATAAAAGGCAATCAATACCAAACTTATTATCATTATGTATTTTATCTTGTTTTGCTAAATTTATTTTACTAAACATTTTATTTCCTTACCACACCAATTCATATAATCATATAATATATCTTTATTAATTTCAATATATTCATATGCTTTCTCATATGGGCATCTTGTTGTTTTATATTCACTAAATACCATACTTATCCAACAAGGCATTTGGCATCTATCATAATATTTACACAGTTGGCAACCTCTTTTTTTAATACCCAATGACACCTTAATATCATTACTATTTTCTTCATTTATTATATTAGCATATTCACCAAAAAACATTTCTGTTGGGAGTTCAGAACTTCGTTTAGCACAATCAACACTCCATTCACCATATGTTAATTGAGAACAACTTTTACAATCACAGTGTCTTTGAATATATTCGGTTGTATAATACCAAATTAATTTCTCTATAACTTTAATATGAAACAATCTATTATCTAATGCCCATTTAAAGAAATTAAATATATCATCATCTGTTGGCATTAGTTCTTCCCAATTTTTATTTGGTATATAAAAATTAACATCAATGGTTGACATCATGGTGTTTATATCTGTTGTGTTTGATATGAATTCATTAATATTTTGTTTTGTTAGTGTTATAGACACAACTTCACTCAAACCAAATTCATAAAATCTTTTAGAATTTTCTAGCATTAATTCCTTTTGTTTATATGAACCAAACCTATCAATTGGATCATATGAGAAATTAATTATACCATTAGAATATTCAATTATATCTTTCACTCTTTCCCATTTAGTAAAAACCCCATTTGATAACCATGAAAATCTAATTTTTATATTTGGAAATGATTCACTAAATAACTCTCTAAAATTATCTACCAACAACTTATATTCATCAAATAATGAGTCAGGTAATGCATCAAAAAATAACTCTCCACCCCAAAGCATTATATTAACTTCTTTGATATTGTTATATTTCTTATATTCTTCTTTGAAGTTATCAATTATTAGATTTGGTATTTTTCTTATATAATCAACATCTATTTTATTGTTTCTATGACCTTCAAAACAAAACTTACATTTTAAATTACATCTTTCAAATAAAAGACAAGATATTTCATAAAGGGTTGGATCTTTATAAAATGGTATAAATGGTGTTTTATATGACCAATTTGGATAAGTTAAAAGTTCAGTCATTAATAGTATTCCTAAATCTTTCTATAATTTGTTGATTGTTTATTATATATTCGGTAATTCTTTTATGGGGACATTCCCCAACTTCATAATGTTTAAAATTAAATGAGGACCAACAACACATTTGACATTTATCATAATATTTACACATTTGGCAACCTCTTTTTTTAACACCAATAGATGCAGAAATAATATTAAAATTATCTTCTGTCATTGTTTCAAAAGCATCACCATAAAAATCTTTAGCATCCATACCACCCATATATTCAGAACATTTAGTTGTTTTGATGCCTTTGTTGTGTATAATTCTATTATTACAAGAACAACTTCTGTTTGGTCTGTAATCTTTGTTTATAATACTTTTTATTAAATTTTGTATATATGCAACATTAAAATAATTATTATCAACCAACCATTTGAAAAAATTATATAAATCATCATCACTTGGTAATAAAAATTTCCAATTTTTATTTGGTATATAATAATTTATATCAATATCATCACACTTTCTAAACATTTCTAAATCACTATCTCCATTTATATAATGCTGAATACAAGGTTTAGTTAATGTAATTGATATATCACGCAAATATCCACTTTCATTTAATATATTATATACATTAAAAAATACATCTTTTTGTTTTTGTGTAAATAATCTACCATATGGATCATATGATAATGACACTTTACAATTTGTCTTCTTAACAAAATCAATAAATCTATCTACTTTTTTAAACAATCCATTTGAAATAACATCAAAATTTACTGTTATATTTGGATACTTATTAGATAAATTATGTCTTATATAAGATATAATATTTTCATATTCTGTAAAATATTCATCACCCAAACTATCCTGGAATAACTCCCCACCTCTCAATGATAATTTTATATTTGTTACGTTTCTTTTTATAATTTCATCCTCAATATCTTTTAATAATATTGGTGGAAGAGTCTTTAAAAAATTTATATCAATATCTTGTTTTAAATGTTGTTGAAAACAATGAATACAATTATTATTACATTGTTCCCACAATATACAATCAATTCCAAGATTAGTTTCATACTCTTTATGATAAATGTTATTTAATATCATTTGTGTTTTTCCATATTTTAAAGTTTTCTATTATCTTTGAATTATTTTCAATATATTTATATATACGTTTATGGGGACATTCTGACATTTTAAATTTTCTATAACACAACATCATCCAACAATAATATGAACAGTTTTTATAATATTCACACATTATGCAATTTCTTTTCTTTAAACCTTGTTTCTTTATTGATTCAACAGCATCTAAATCTTTTATATTTGTATCATCATAAAAGTCACTCAATTTATAATTTGGTATATAAACATTACAACTTCTATATGAATTGTTATTGTATATAATAGTAGTATTATCACATAAACAAATTGGACCAATTGGAGTTCCATATATATAACTGTTTAAAATATTTTGTACATATAACACATTAAATATATCATTATCTAATAAAAATTTATAAAAATCAAATATATCATCATCTGATGGTAAATCAAATCCATTCATTGTTGGTATATAATAATTTATATCAATATCTGTCTGATAAAACTGTTTTAATAAATTTTTATTCTTAATATATTCTATAATAGAATCCTTTGTCAATGTTATTGCTATATTTTTTATCAATTTTTTCTCTTTAAGAATTTCATAATTTCTATAAAACAATTCTAATTGTTTATCTGTTTTAAATCTTCCAATTGGATCATATGATAATGTCATGACACCATTTACTGATTGAATAAAATCAACAACTCTATCAATATTATTATATATTCCATTAGTCATAAAATGATATTTAATATTAATTAATGGATATTTTGTCTTGCATAAAAAATTTATATTTTCTATCATTTGTTTATATAGACCAAATACATCATCACCTAAACTATCCTGGAATAACTCCCCACCTCTCAATGATAATAAAACAGTTGATATAGATTTGGTTTTAATATCATCACTAATTGTTTTATCTATATGATAAACAAACTCATCAATTTTATCCTTATTGAATTTAAATACATTGTGTTGTTGAAAACAATGTTTGCAATTTAAATTACACATATCAAACAAAACACAATCAATTGCTGAACTAACCATTGCCTAATACCTCATATAATTTCTTTGGAAAACTACAATGTTTTTGTAACATACATGGTTTGCATTTTGAAACCAATTCACATGTTAAACATTTATCAACAATCTTTCTTCCTATGTATTGTGGGCAACCAAATCTTAATTCACCTGTTGGTTCTAATGTCCATATATCTGAACAATCATTATTCCAATTTAAAACTCGTTCTTCAATAACATTTTTTAATTTAAATTTCCATAAATTGTGTATTTTACATAACCACTCATCACATCTTTGGTGAAATAAATTATCAAGGTTATTATCTAATAAATGCTCAAACACTATACCATCAACAGATTCCAAATAATCAATATCAGATAATATTTTTAATAATCTTTCATCACTCATTGTTATCAAATCATTTGTCATTGTTATTAACACATCTATTGGTGTATTTGTATTTTTAAATTTAGATAAATTATTCAACCATAGTTTGTATTGTTCTGTTGTAAATCTCTTTGGATTCCATGATGTTGCTAATGATATATTATATTCTTGTATTAAGTTAAATATGTCATTATCTAATAATAATAAATTTGTGGATATGCTGTTAATTTTATTTGTTTCTATACATTTTTTAAGGACATCTTTATTTAAAAATGGTTCTCCACCAAATAAGACAATGCTATCTGCATGTATATCAATTAGTGTTTTGATAAATTTTTCTTCATCAAATTGTATCTTCCTCTTATGTATATCACAATGAGGACAATTTAAATTACAATTATATGTTGGTATTGCATATACGGTTTTCATAGTAAAAACTCTTTTTTAAAATATTCAACTGTTTTATCTATTGATTTATATTGCCATATATCCCCAATTTTTTCAATAATTTTATCATATACATCATTATTATCAGAATATTTAACAAAATATTTGTCATCAAATAATAAATCCTCATAATCTAATGACTCATAGAATGGTATGCTAAAATATTTTTCCAAACATTTAGCATAAACAATTGCTACAAAATATGATTTAGCAGGATATACTAATTCAGATTCTGTCTCAAAAAATTTAATAACATTGTTTATTATATTATCATAATCAATTGTATATGGTAATGAAACATCATCCCAAACATTTATCATATATGATAATTTTCTTCTTTGGTTCAATGTTTCATTATCTTTTATCATAGTGTTATAATCCTTGTATCACTATTATGCAAATGTTTATTAAATGGTTTTAGTGGCATATAAACTTTACCATCTTTGTTATTGTTTAAAAAATACTCAATGTTTTTTGGTGAATCATCAATAATAACATCATACATATTTGTATCTTTTGGATTGTCATTCATTTCCAATTCAAATAATATCTTATCAAAAATTGAAAAATCAACTATTTTTTCTTCTTGACATTTTTTAATAAAATTTGATTTAGATATAATCATATTCATTGAAGCATTCTTTGTATGCAATACTTTATAATAATCTTTGAAATCAGTTCTTAATAATTCAAATATTTTATTACAATCATTTGCTAGATAAGAATTATCATAAAATGTTGTATCAAAGAAGATTTTATCCATAAATTTGTCAACAATAGATGAAATATATTGATATTCCATAAGTGTGTCTTTTTTCTTATAAAATTCATAGATACTATCTGTATAATTATATTGTGTGATATTTTCCAATCTCAATCTTAAGGTTGTATCTAAATAATCATCATGGTTTAATGTAACCCATTGATTCCATCTATCACAAAACATTTCACTAAGTGATACAATTGTATCATCAAAATCCACCATAATAGTCTTCACTTAATATATCTCCTCAGTTAAATTTTATCATTATAGAATATAATACAATAGTTTCTACATAATGTCAAATTTAACTGTACAGATAATAAGTCCTTCCTCATCTGATGTTTTTTCTTCTAATGCTCTTGCTATAATATTTGAATTCATACCTGTATAAGTATTTCTATGCATATCCAATGATTCATCATTTTCATCAATGCTATCATAAGATATAGCAACACCAGGAATGTTTGATAATACCAATCTATCAAACTTATGACATTTTCCAATAACTCTTACTGGAACTTTACCAACCAATGCTATTGCTTGTGATGATTCATCATTAAATGAATCTTGTGTATTTAATATAAATCCTGGTTCTGATGTAATTACTGCATTAACTTCTTCCGTTGCAATTGTTATTTCTTTTTCACCACCAAATTGAACCAGTGTTCCTTTTGGGTAGTTGTTATCAGATTTATAATATTCTGCCAAGTCTCCCCATAATGCTCTATAAGCAGTTCCTTGAATTGTTGAACTAAAATTCCATGTTCCTGAACAATTTACATATGATGGTGAATTAGAACCATAAACAGGGGTAATAATTCGAAATGGAACCTCGACACCTGTATCTTCGCTATTCCTCACAACAATATTAAAGTATCTGCTACCATCATTTACATATGCTTCTTCAATATATCCAGATGGAGAACCATTTTTATCAACAAAAGTAAATGCCATATATGTATTGGCAGAACGTGTAGTATCTTTATTTGAATTAATTGATGATTTTCTATAAACATTATTTAAAAATGTTTTTGCTCCACCAATTGTTTCATCATATTTTGTATGAACTAAATCTTCATCTGCAAATGGAAATTCAACAGCATACAATTGACTATCATCAATTGATGTCAATGAATCAAATTTTTCTTTTGTCATCATATTAATATTAGTCAATTCAACTTTTGTATCTGCCATAATTTACCTCTAAGTTATTATATAAATTATTTATTCAATAAATGTTATAGTTACAATAGCATTTGATGGGGTTGGTTCTATTGTAATAGTTACAAGCTCAATTAAATCAATATTTAATTCAGTATCTGATGTCATAATCAATCTTCTTTCAATAGGAACATAACCATCTCTTTCAATTTTATAATTTACTTCAGTTCCAATTGGAACAGATATACTGTTTCCATTTTGTTTATATTCACCTGCATCAAATGTTATTTTTGCATCAGAAGGATTGACATTTATTGTTAAGGTTGTATATGCATATAATGTAAGTAATTCTGTTTTTGTTTTATCCCAAATTAAATTGCCAATTTTATAACCATCTTTATCATTATAAATTAAGTATGATGCTGATGTATTTTTTCTACCTGTTAATTTTTTTCTTATCATACATACTCCTATAATGATATATTTAATGTTGTATCATCTGCAATTGTATAATATTTAGTATTATCATTATAACCATTTTTTGATACATTTATTAAAACTTTTGAATTTTGTAATGTTAAAAATTCTTTATCTTTAATATTTACAGCATAATTTGATGTATCTTTATTAATACAATCCCACCATCTTACACCATTAATATTGATATAACATTCATTCAAATCAATATATCCATTGGTTGGCAAATGTGAAGATGATCTATCCCATGCTGCACCCAAATGGAATGTACAATGACGGACGGCAACTGTTGAATCAACACGTGTTCCATATCTCCATGTCTTACCATCTTTTGATAATAAAGTTGTATATCTTTTACCATCAAATATAATTTTTGCATAGTATTCAGTATTTAATGACATTGCATAATTACCAGTATATGAACTATTCACAACATTCCAACTTGAACCATCGCTTGAAACCCACAGTCTTGCAACACCATTTACATCCCAACCAAATAAAACCCCATTATCTGCATTTGTACATCCAAATGGATATTTGGATGTTGAAAAATCTGAACCAGTATTGAATTTTAATCCAACTTCCCATGGTGATGTTGAAGGATTAAATTGATTTTTTAATGTTATATAATTTGTTGCATTTATGCCGGTTAATATACCATTACTATCATAATATCCAACCTTGTTATATTGTTTACCATCCCACCAAATTTCATCATCTATTTTAATATATGATTCATTTAAATATATGATTCCATTATGATATAAAGTTGGGTGTGATACACTAATACCCAATGATTGTGTTGCTGAAGCTCCAATTACTTCTGATGATGATACACTTGCTTCTTGATTATATGTAATTCCATCTGTAGATATATAGACAATGTATTGTGTTCCTGTATATTGAACTTTAACCCAATAATCTTTGTTTGTTGTCAATATGGTTGTTCCAGAGACATTCATTATATTCCATGATGATGCACCAAGTGTACATGCCTCAACACGAATACTTCCTGATGTATTATAAAAAATATGTATCCCAGCTGTTCTATCTGTTGTATTACCATTACCAAATAAATTTATCCATGTAGATGTTGTATTAAATGAAGAAATATTAAATTTCAATACTATTTCCCATTTAGAGTTTCCTGGGGTAAATAATTGTGGTAATAACAAATAATTGGTTTCATTAAATCCTTTTGCAATACCATTCTCAACAGAAAGCATTGTACCATTAATGCTATAATTTTGGATATACTTTTCATCCCAATATTTATAAGTATTTGTTTTATTGTTCCACCACAATTGACCATTTATTTTAATATATGATTTTGATATATCAATCATGCCAAACCATGGATATTGGTTTGATGCACCTGTATCTGTCCCAATACCAACCACACCATTAAATTTGGGTGAAATGTTTTTTGATATTGATATATAGTTGACATAATCTATACCATTTGTTGATAAATCAATTTTATAATCTGTTCCATTCCAATGATATTTTACATAATATTCAGTATTTGGTAATACATCTAATGTACTTAAAGTTCCATCTGTTCCAGCAATATCATTTGTCGTTCCATCTGATGATGCATATAATTTTATTTTACCATCAATTATCATAAATGATCCCAATCCCAAATATGCATCACCCGCACAAATTGTTTGTCGTGTTGTTATATCTGTTGTTGTTGTTACTTTCATAACTTGTTCAAATGATGTTATTGTTCCAATAGATGATGCATGTTTAATATAATTAGAAGTTGTAAATCCACTAATTATACCATCATTGTTCCAAAAACCAATCTTTTCGACTGTAAATGAATTTAATTCAAATAAACCGGAAATACTTATATATCCATTACCACCAGTTCCACCACCTTGCCAATCACAAGCACCACCATAACCACCATAACCATAAGAACCATATGGAGATGCAACTGTAGATGTTTGTCCCCAACCATAACCACCTGCACCATTATTACCATTTGATTTAACAGTATATGATAATGGTTGAGTATTTAATGTCAAAGTTCCACCAGTTCCACCTGATGCATCCAATGCACCACCAGTTCCACCACCAGCAATTATTACATCACCAATTGATGAACTACCACCCGTTCCACCGCGACTCCAATCCATTCTAGGAGTTCCAGTGCCACCTGCACCAACTGTTATTTTATAAATGCCTTTTGGTATGTTTACTTTACCTACAAATGCAGCTCCAGATGCACCACTTGCACCATCAGAGTGTTTAGAACAACCAGAACCACCACCACCGGCACCAACAACTATAACATCATATTCACCACCACTTAAATTAATATAATATGATCCACTACTAAATTCTTTCTTAGTGTTATTTGCTGAAACCACATTGGAATTTAAATCATGACAATCCCACCACAAACTGTCATCTATTTTTATATAACATTCATTTAAATCTATATGTCCATCAGTAAATACTTCACTTTTATTATATCCTCTTATACCAATATATACAATAGAATCAACATATGAAGAAAACTCATTTGTGGTTTGAACAACATCTTCAACATAATTTATCCCATCAGTTGATATATATAGTTTATTACCACTTGTATCACATACACATTTAAACCAATAATATTTGTCTTTTGTTAATTGAGTAATTTTACTACTACTACTTGAACACCAAAGTCTTAATAAATCATCATGAATAGCAATATTAAACCCAGTCCAATTATTTTTTGATAATTCAAAAATACATCTAACACCAGATGTAGCATTGCATTTAAATTTCCCACCAAATTCTATTTTAGAACAATTTGGTATTGTTTGTGGCAGTTTTAAATATTCTGTTGATGTAAATCCACTTGCCACACCATTATAAATCACCCCTGGATTTCTACTAAAAATAACATTTTGTTGATATTCATCTGGATATCCATTTAATGCATGAACAACATTTACCGAAGCATCATTAGGTGTTGTATTTACTTGAACTCTATTCCAACCTTCATCTTTATAATAAGGCAATTCAAATAAATCATAATCATATAATATGGCATTCACATCATTTGGTTCTAAATCCATTGTTAATTCTATTTTTTCTGGACCACCCCAAGTATGTGGTATATCCCAATAGTTTAATAATCCTTCGTTACCAATACCACCAAAGCAGTTTATAGAACCACCAAGTTCATTATAATCCAACTCATATATTTCTGGTGCTGACCCACAATCGGTTCCATCAAATTGTTCTCTATAAAACATATTTGAGAAGTTTATTCCATTTATATCAGAAAGATATGTATAATCATCACCAAATATATTTGGATTAATTGTTAAATTTTTACAATTTTCAAAACATTTTGTGAAGTTTGTTATAGTTTTATTTGTTGAAAATAATCCATTTGGTATTATTTTTAAATTATCACAATTATTAAACATACTTTCACAGTTTCTTAAAGTTGTTATTGATGTTAATAAACCAAATGGAACTTCCTCTATACCATCACAATTATTGAACATATATGATACATTTATAATATTTGGTGTATATATTAATATATTTTCTGGTATTGTTAATAATGAATTACAACCTTCAAAACAACCAGAAATATTTTTAATCTGATGATTATATTTAAAAATATCCTCAACAATAGATGATAAATTAGAACAACCACCAAACAAATTTGGTAAATTTGTTTCCAATTCTCCATTAGTTCCAATCATCGGAACTAATGGACTTTTAATTTCCACAAGTTTTAAGTTATTATTGTTTATTGAACTATAATTATCATTAAATGATAATGCAGGTATTTTATCACTTGATGATGTAATAGAAATATCATAAGAACCAGGATTACTATATATATGAGAACAATTTTCTTGTGTAAAGACACCATTTTCAATTGTTGTATTATTTCCATCACCCCAATCTATATTAATTGAATCATCTGATAATTCAGAATATGTTCCACTTGTAAATGGAACAATAAATGTATTATCATTTGTATTAGAAACATTCTTTGTTGTATCAACCCTTAATACAAACTCAGCAGATAAATCCAATCCAATATCTAAATAATAATCCTCTTTTCCTGCAACAAATTCAAACTCTTGTGTCAAATAATCATCATTTTCAACAGTAACATATACAGTGTTACCAATTGGAACTATCATTGTATTACCTTTTTGAATACAATTATCAGAAACAATTGAAATAGTTGCAGTTGATGGTGTTGCTTTGATTCTAATGAATGAGGTTAAGTATTTACCTTTAAGACAAAAATGTTTAAACCCACCTGTTGATGAGTTCAACTTTTGTTTAAATGAAAACAATCTTGTTTGTCCATTGATTTTTCTTGCAAATACATAATCTCTTAAATTCATTATCTATTCCACATATGTTATTGTTAATTTATTATTATTTACAACATTTTGAACAAATGCTGTTGATGCAACACTTTGTGATGAATCCGATAAATCACTAACAGTAGGAACATTTGGACTTGAAGTAAATGTTTTTGTTCCATCAATTGTTTCATTACCACTTTTATGAACTATATTTGTTTCATCAATAGTAATATTATCAATCAATCCATCAACTTCATCTTTTGTATATGTTGTTAGTTGGTCTGCTTTTGTTGCTATATTTGATGTATTTGATGCAATTTGTTCAAGTGTTGATGATGTAACACCACTGTTAACGGCGGCAAGTTGTTCAGATGTTAAGGTTGCCTGCTTATTTCCCAATTCTGTGTTTATATCTGTAATATCTTTATTTAATTCAGTAATATCACCATTTATATTTGTTATACTATTATTAATTCCAGAAATATCACCATTTATACCCAAAATGCTTGCATTGATATTTGTTATACTATTTGTATTTGATGTTATTTGTGATTGTAGTTGTGTTTCAGCCTCTGTTCTTGCTGATGTTTCTTCACTTAATTTTGTTAATACCCAACCTGCTGTTGCTATTTCATTATCTTTTGCATCTGCTTTTGTGGTTGGTGCATATGCAATTATATCACCATTATCATAAAATCTTATTTCTAATGGAATTGGTGTAAAAACCCCATTATTACTTGCTATTTCTAATTTAGCAGAATTATACAATTTTGTATCATCTATACCTCTTACAAATCCCAAAACACCAACAGAAATATCATTTTTATCTGTAATGTCAATTTTTCCAAAATATGGATTATCTGATACTGTGTCATTAATTCCAGTGGATGTACTATTTAATGCAACAACACCAACACCATTATCTGTTCCTCTAAATGTTTTTAATCCAGTAATTGATTCATTACCTGCTTTATGTACAACCATATTTTCAATTGGTAATGTATTAACAACTTCTCTCAATTTTTTTGGTGTTATATATGTATAATCATCAATTCCTTGACTAACCATTTCTGATGTTGCTATTTTTGATACACCATCTGTTGTTTCAGTTGCTTTTAAATTGTTTTGTAAATCAACCCAATTGTTTCCACTATTATACTTAATTTTTGGCATATGTTAACCACCCACTTTTTCTAAAATTCTTATTTCATTTCTAATTTCTTCACAACGTTCTATTTCATCTTTATAATCATCAATTGTTGCACAACCTGTTGCTATTTTAACACCAATATAATCATAACTTTTTAATTCTTTTTTCAATTCAAATATTCTTTTTTCATTATTTGGTGTGTAACCACTTAATGGTGCATAACCTTTTATATACCAATTACCATTATAAGATTGTTCAACATCTAATAATTGCATACCTCTTTTTTTATAAAGTTCTACATTATTACCTAATCCAACTTTACATTTTTTTGTTCTTGTATTTGTTATTATTGCCCACATCTTACTCATCTACTTCTCCTTTAAATGGATAGAATGATAATTGAACTGTTCCAGAACTTCTTTCATCAATATACACACTATCATTTTTTCCAATCATTATTGTTGTTGTATATGATTGATTTTCACCTGCCCACAATTCTAATATAATCACAGGTGATGACTCTGATGGTTTAAATCTAATAATACCACCATTACTTACACGAACATAAATAAAACCATTCATTGGTGCAACAAATGTTTGTCCTGTTATTTCATCAATTGTTTCACCTGAATTATAATCAGGAACAATCAATGATGAAATTTTTGTTTTTGCAACACTTGTAATATTACTTAAATCTGTATCAGCTGGTGAAATTGCAGCCATATCACCATCTGGATTTATCCATATTTTTGATTTTTCTACACTTGGTTCTTCATTACTAATAATTACAGCATTTCTACCAACATCTGCATATGTTCTACTTGATACAGAAAAGTCTGTATCATTTAAGTCTTCTTTAACCACATAGATTTCATTTAAATTTTTTGTTGTTAAAGAATCATATTGCTCTTTTGATAACACATTTATTTGTAAATTTGTTGTATTCTCAGTATTTGCCATTTATAATCTCTCTTATTCTGTTTCTTTTAATAATTCCAATAAATGACCAAGCATAATAGGTTCATTATATGATTCTTGTGGTATTTTATTAAATGATATGCTATTTTTGTCATTCAAAACATAAATCATACCATTTTCACCAACAATAGTATTATCACCTACAACTCTCTTAATAATTGTTTTTACTTTCAAATCACAATTATCATATATATTGTTACCTATTTGTGGATATTGTGTTGTATAAACAATTTCATCATTATTAATTGTATTTTTCCATGATTTTGAACTATTTAATTTATTATACAAATCTGTATATATTACATTCAATCTATCATTGTTGATTTTTAATGTGGTACCTAATCTTATTGGCATTTATTTCTCCATATATAGAATTATTTATACAATTATTTACCACTCAAAAGAACATAAATAAAAATATAATGTAGGAGAATGTATATGGAGAAATCTATTGTTGTTCCGAATGGAACTACTGTCCGATGGAGAGTATATTGTGATGGATATGAAGAAGAATCCGGTATTGAAACAATTACCGGAAATAAAAGACTTTTAGTTGATTTAGAGTTAATTCCGGTTGAAGTAGATATTATTGATTATGAATTTACAAATGAAGATAATATTGTAACATTAACAAAATATATAGGTTCCGAAACAAACGTGATTATGCCTGTTTTAATGGGGTGATAAATGGCAATAACATTAGCAAAAGAAATACTTGCATCTCCAACTACTTTTAGAAACAATTCAAATATAGTTTCTGTTGATACAATGAATATTCCATGGGAAAATGACTCTATGGAATATAGTTTCAGCAATTGTTATAACCTTAAAGAGGTTCATAACATTTCAAATGATGTTATAAATTTAAGTTACACTTTTTATAATTGTTCAAATTTAACAAAATGCCCGGAAATTCCATCAAATGTATCAAATATGAGTTATACATTTTGTGGTTGTAACAATTTGAATGTTGCACCAACAATACCAAATAGTGTAACAAACATTGTTGGTTGTTTTGCAGATTGCCATTCATTAACATATACACCAACAATTCCAGAAAATATAACCAATTTGCAATCTACATTTTATAATTGTTCTAATTTAACATCATTTCCAACAATACCAAATAGTGTATCAGATATGACACAAACCTATGCACTTTGTAAAAATATTAATGGTGTTATCACATATCCAACAAATATTGAGTGCTTAAGAGGAACATATGCATATTGTGATAATATAACATCTATTCCAAACATACCAGCATCAGTAACAGATTTATATGGAACATTTGAGGGATGTATTAATGTTAGTGGAGATATTTACATACTTTCTGACAAAGTTTTAGATTGTAAAAATATATTTAATGGAACTTCTCAAATAAAAAATATATACATTCCATTTAATTTTACAAATGATTATGCTGAAACTCTATATTGTTATAGTTCTGATTATGGTTATGATTCAATTTATATAAAATGTTTCAAAAATTCAGCACAAGTTTATTACCAAAACGGTTCTATAAATGATAACATCAAGAATATTCAATTCAATGAATCAAAAACAGAAATCATTGTTGAATCATATTCAAATACATCAACATATTCAATAGATACATCAAATAATATATTAATAAATCACACAAATGGTTCACAATCATTGACATTAAAGTCTTTTATTGATGCAGGATATGATGGATATGGAACATATGATGGTGTATACATTAAAGACATTTTAACATCTCAACTTCCACAAATACCTGAAGATGTCGTAGATATAAATTTAAGTGAATATGAAACAAGAACATCAAATTATAAAACAGAGTTAATAAAATATATTGGAACCAATACAAGTGTTGTTGTTCCATCAACTGGGTTTGAGGGGTAACAATGAAGACAAGACAAACATTTTTAACATCAACAACATTTCAAAATAATCAATTAATTGAACATATTGATTGTAATAATGTAGTATGGAAAGGAAATTCAATATCATATGCATTTGCTGAATGTTCAAATTTAAAATCAATATCCAATATTAACAATAATGTATCTATTGTAAGTTATGCATATAAAAACTGTTCAAATTTATCAACACCACCAACATTACCAAATAGTGTAACAAATATTGAGGGTGTTTATCAAGGATGTTCATCATTAACTGATATTCCTCATATTCCAGACAGTGTAACAAATATGTCATATACATTTGCTGAATGCACAAACATCAAAAAATTATCAACATTACCAAACAGTGTATCAAATATGTCATATACATTTAGAAATTGCTTAAATTTATCATCTGTTTCATATACGTTTGATAATGTTTATAATATGGAAGGAACATTCCAAAACTGTATTAGATTGAATGGTGATATTCAAATAATATCTGAAAAAATTGGAAATGCAAATCTTTGTTTTGATAATTCTGGAACTTCCACAAAAAATGTTTATATTCCATTCAATTCAACCAAAAGACATTTATATTGTTATAGTAGAAATATAGAAGATTATGGATTTGAAAAATATTATATAGATGTTTATCCAATAAATCTATATGGGACTCAATTACCAGCATATGATGACAATGGAATCAATACTGGATATACATTTTGGTTTACATCTAAAGATATTAATAGACCATTATTAGGTAAACCAAGTTCTGATGGAATTGGAACAACATATTCTGGTATTACTAGGGATATTAAGAATGATACATATGTCAATTTAGATGAACCAATTCCAACTATTACATATAATTCATTTATAAATGCTGGTTATAAAACTGATGGGTCATTGGATAATGTTTATTTGAAAGATTTTACTGAATTAGTTGCACAAGGTTACACCATAACAAATACTGAATCAACAGTATATCTAAATACATATATTGGAATAGAAACAAATATTATAACACCAAAGTATTCTTGGGTTCAATAGGAGAAATTATGAGTGGATTATTACCAACAACACTAGTCAATACAACATATGCAAATAATAGAAACATTGTTTCTGTTGATTTAAATGAAGTTCCATTTTATAATAACTCAATGGCTGGTGCATTTAGTGGTTGTTCTAATCTAATATCTGTATCAAGTATCAATGAAAATGTATCAAATATGTATCAAACATTTAATGGTTGTTCTAAATTAGTTAATGCACCAGATATTCCTAATGGTGTAACTGATATGAATGGGACATTTAGGTATTGTTCTAAATTAGTTAATGCACCAGTTATCCCTAATAATGTTGTTAATATGAGTAGTACATTTAGTGGTTGTCAGAATCTAGTCAATGCACCTGTTATTCCTAATAGTGTAACTGATATGTATACTACATTTGGTTCATGTAGCAACCTAGTTAATGCACCAGATATTCCTAATAGTGTAACTAATATGCATCAAACATTTTATTATTGTTATAATCTAGTTAATGCACCGGTTATCCCTAATAGTGTTGCTAAACTGTATCAAACATTTTATTACTGTAATAATCTAGTTAATGCACCTATTATCCCCAATAGTGTAACCAATATGTATAGAACATTTAGTGGTTGTCAGAATCTAGTCAATGCACCTGTTATTCCTAATAGTGTAACTGATATGAGTGGGACATTTAATGGTTGTTCTAATTTAGTCAATGCACCAAATATCCCTAATAGTGTTAAAGACATTAGTTATACATTTTCCAATTGTTCTAATCTAGTAAATGCACCTGTAATTCCTAATAGTGTAACTAATATGAGATATACATTTAGTGGTTGTTCTAATCTAACAAGTAATATATACATACAATCAAAAAACATAAGAAATGCATATCATTGTTTTTATAATACATCACTAACAAAAAATGTATATATTCCATTTAAATATGAAAATGGTGAATATACAAAGACATATAATGCATTTGAAAATGCAGGATATACAGAAGAAACAATTGTTAATGGTGTTAAACTATTTGATAGTAATTATAACTACTATACTTTAACATTAAGAGTAATACCATCTGATGCTGATGTTTTATCAGTAGATCCAAATATTAATGGATATATTGTTGATGTTACTGATTATGAATATCAATTAACAGATGGTGGTTCATCAGTAATATTAGGTAAATACATTGGTAATGATGTTGAGGAAATTATGCCAAATATTTAAAGGGACAAAAAATGACAAAGGTTTATGTATCAAATGTTTATGCCAATAGTCAATTAACATTTATAAACAACAAAAATATCATTTCTATTGATTGTAATTATGTATCTTGGGTCAATAATACAATGTCTAATGCATTTAGAAATTGTTCTAATCTAGTTTCTGTATCAAACATCAATGAAAATGTAACTGATATGAGGAATACATTTAGTAATTGTTGTAGTCTAGTTAATGCACCAGAAATTCCTAATAGTGTAATTGATATGTGGGAGACATTTAATAATTGTTATAATCTAATAAATGCACCAGTAATTCCTAATAGTGTAATTAGGATGGTTAATACATTTAATAATTGTTGTAGTCTAGTTAATGCACCTGTTATCCATAATGGTGTAACTGATATGAATGGGACATTTAGGTATTGTCGTAATCTAGTTAATGCGCCAGTAATTCCTAATAGTGTAACTAATATGAGTGATACATTTTATAATTGTTCTAATCTAATAAATGCACCAGAAATTCCTAATAGTGTAACTGATATGAGTGGAACATTTGGTTATTGTTCTAATCTAATAAATGCACCAGAAATTCCTAATAGTGTAATTAGTATGGAAGGGACATTTGCTGGTTGTAATCTAGTCAATTTTCCTGTTATTCCTAATAGTGTAATTGATATGAGTACTACATTTGCTAGTTGTAATAATCTAGTCAATTCACCTATTATTCCTAATAGTGTAACTAGAATGTTTCGAACATTTTACGATTGTCCTAATCTAGTTGATGCACCTATTATACCTAATAGTGTTATTAATATGGAAAGAACATTTGATAATTGTACCAATCTAGTTGATGCACCTATTATTCCAAATAGTGTTGTTAATATGAGTGGAACATTTTTTTATTGTCCTAATCTAGTCAATTTTCCTGTTATTCCTAATGGTGTAACTGATATGAGTTCTACATTTTATCATTGTGAAAAACTGCTTAATTCACCTGTTATCCCTAATAGTGTTACTAATATGTATGGGACATTTCAAAATTGTTTTAATCTAGTCAATGCACCAGTTATTCCTAATGGTGTAACTGATATGTGGAGGACATTTGATAATTGTCGTAATATAGTCAATGCACCTATTATACCTAATAGTGTAACTAAGATGGTTAATACATTTAATAATTGTTCTAATCTAACAGGTAATATATACATTCAATCAGTAAACATAAGTAATGCAATGGGTTGTTTTTATAATACATCACTAACAAAAAATATATATATTCCATATACATGCACAATAGCATATTATAAAACTTTTAATAGTGGTGATACATATTACTTTGTAAAAAATTATAATATTGGTGAACCAATTTATTATTATGATAATGGTCAATATACAGGACAAACAATAAAAAGTATTTTTGAGGCAGTTGGATTCTTCTATGACCAAAATTACAAATACTATTATGATAATTCATCCGTTTCTGTTTCAGAAGAAGTTGAACCATATACAACACAAACATATAATTCATTTATTAATGCTGGTTATGATGAAAACGGAACAAAACATAATGTTTATTTAAAAGATTATAAAACATTATTTGATGTTAATTTAACAGATTACACACATACAATTGAAAATAATGTTGCAACAGTAACAGCATATATAGGACAAGGTGGTGATATTACATTACCATCAACACTAAACAAATAGGAGAACTTTATGACAACAGTTAACAAAGTAATTTACTCTAATACAACATTTACAAATTGTTCAAATATTGTATCAGTTGATTGTAATTATGTATCTTGGACTAATAACTCAATGTCTAATGCATTTAAAGATTGTTCCAATCTCAAATCTGTTAATAATATAAGTAAAAGTGTTACTAATATGTATTATACATTTAGGAATTGTCAAAATCTAGTTAATACTCCAGTAATTCCTAATAGTGTGGTTAATATGTATGGGACATTTCATTATTGTTATAATCTAGTCAATGCACCTATTATACCTAATAGTGTAACTGATATGAGTTATACATTTTATAGTTGTCAGAATCTAGTCAATGCACCAATAATTCCTAATAGTGTAACTAGTATGAATATGACATTTTATTGGTGCAAAAACATAGTCAATGCACCCATCATACCTAATAGTGTAACTTATATGAGTGGGACATTTGAAGATTGTTCTAATATAGTCAATGCACCCATCATACCTAATAGTGTAACTTATATGAGTGGGACATTTGAAGATTGTTCTAATATAGTCAATGCACCTATTATACCTAATAGTGTAACTTATATGTTTGGGACATTTTCTAATTGTTATAATCTAAAGGGTAATGTATATATTCAATCAGAAAACATAACAAATGCATATAATTGTTTTTATTGTGCTTTTAATACACCATTGACAAAAAATGTATATATTCCATTTAAATATGAAAATGGTGAATATACAAAGACATATAATTCATTTATTAATGTAGGATATAATGAAAATGGAACAAAACATAATGTTTATTTAAAGAATATTAACTAATTATAATCATATACAATTATAGTTAAAATTAAATGTCATAAAAATATTGAGGGGATAAATCAATCCCCTCATTAATTATTCACATTCTTTTTCCAATTCTTCAAGAAATTCTTTGATTCCAATTCTTGGAATAATTCCATGTAATTTATTACCCATATAACAATTTCTCATAACATCATTATAAATGTCAGAAAAAATATTATCTGGTATCTTATCTTTAATTTCTCTATAAACTTCTTTATAATATTTCAAACAAGAATTCCAATTCTGTTCAATAAATCTTTTATCTCTTTCTTCTGTTTCAATATAATATTCATATAAATTGCACAAAATCTGAACCTTTTGTTGCATAATATTACCATTAAATGGTGCAACTTTTTCAGCATATTTAACTGCATAAATCATATTTTCTGTATATCCAACAAATGATTGATCATATGAATATTGTGCATTGTTAATTCTTGTAATAGAATCTTCTTTAAAATGCCAATAATATGTAATATCTTGTATAAACTTGATTTGTTCATTTTGATTTGATACTAATTTACAAATCATATTAAAACCATTATCTTCATTGGCACGACTACCATTTAAGAACCTAATATTATACTTGTTTATAAAATCTCTTTTATACAATTTACCAAACATCCATACAGAATCATTTGGATGTCCAATATATGTTGTTTTTTGATCTTCCAAAAATTGACTGAACACACAAGAAATTCTTGGATCAGATAAGATTTGTAATCTCAATGTTTTTAATGCAAATGCACCACTAAACGTGTCATCAGCATCAATAAACATCAACAATGGGTTTGATGTATTATCAATACCATATTGTCTTGCATCCCCAGGACCACCATTTTTCTCCATAACAATTTCTCTAATTTTCATATATGGAGAAAACATATCAACAAAATTTTTATAACCAATTCCATCAGCATCATTTACAATTGTTACTTCAACATCATCAACAATTTCTTGTGATGCAATACTCGATAATGTTCTTAACAATGTATTTTGTGCTTTGTATGCAGGAATAATAATATCTATTTTTGGCAAACTATTTTCCATATTCTTTTCCTTATAATTATTACAAACTTCTTTATTATAATCATTATACATTACTTAGTCAAATATTATTTTATTATAAACATTGGTATAACAATATTTAACAAGGAAGTTATTATACAAAGAATAGATTTAAAAAGTGGTATCATTAAGAATTAAATGATTTAAGCATATAATAAATATTTGTATAATCAATTTAGATTATAATTTGTTATAACAAATGGAGAAATTATATGACAGTTAGAATACAAATGAGAAGAGATACTGCTGCTAATTGGATTAAATATAATCCCATTTTAGCAAGTGGTGAAATTGGTCTTGAAACAGACACTAGTAAAATAAAAGTAGGTAATGGCAATGATGTATATACAGATTTACCATACAAAATAGTAACAACAGAACAAATCAATTTAATTAGTCAACAACAATTGACAGGTGAATCAATTACAGGTGGTGCTATTAAATATGGTATTTGGTATGCTGTGTCATCTGGTAATGTTGCTAGAAATAGAACTGTTACAGATTTCATTGAATTACCAACAACACATAATCATGAATTGTTGTTTAAAATACCATTGCTTGATTTAAGTAGTCCAGAATACCCATTTATATCATTATATAAAGCACCTAGCAATGATACTGCATCATTGGTTGGATATTTTAAAAGAGATGGTGGAACATTAGGTGGATCAGAATTAACAATTTCTGATGTAAAATGTGTTGCAGATACAACAATTAATAGTTCACCATATTATTTGTATGAACCATCAACAAAAACACTTAGTTATAATCCATCAGAAGTAAAATATATTAGATGTTCATTACAAGATGCTCAATTAACATATGAATATACTATTACAACACAAAATGTTGTTGAAAGTGTTGATATTACACATGGTGTTATCAAGTCAACACATATTGAACCAACATATCATTATTCAAATGTTGTTCGTGGTAATATGTATAATAATAAAACATATATACTTCCAGAAACAACTGGAAATGTTGCAGCAGCAGCAATGATGACATTGACATCATTAGAAGATGGTTCAACATTTTCTTGCCCTACTCGTGTATTAACAGAACCAATTGAATTAAAATATGATGGTCTTGTAATAGATGGTACAATCTATGACTACCCAGGTGGTGGTTATGATACATTGTTATTTTATGACGAAAATAATACACCAATTGAAGGGTATGAAGGTATCAATGGTGCTTTAAATATAATTACAACAAATCAAATTGATATTGACTCAAGTGTGTCTAAATTAACAATTGTGACAAGTAATTCAACAACAGCACATATAAAAGTTCCACCTACCTACAAATATGTAAGATCTTCAACAACATTTACTCCAAATGCTGGTATAGAAAATGGTGGTATAATTGTCAAGTATCATTATATTGGTGAACCAGAAAAAAATATTATTACATCAACAACATTAGATGAATATATTGATGGTAAAATTAAATTGCCTACACAAACATCTGGAACATATCATTGGTCAGAAAACTATGGTAAATCGGTTGTTGCTCTTGGTGGTTCATTTGCTACAACTGGATATGCTCAACGTGCATATGATATTTGGAATGAAAAATTAGGATTATCATATAAATCAGTTGCAGTTGGTGGTGCTGGTTTCTGTGTTGGTTCAACATTTGTAACACAAGCAACCAATGCTCCTGTTGCAGACATTTATGTAATTTGGTGTTCAACAAATGACTTTGCAAATGGTAAACCAATTGGAACAAAAGATGATGATTATGCAACCACACCAACACAATGGTCTGCATTTAAAAAGGTTATAGAAACCTTATATACTAAAAACCCAAATGCAAAAATTTGTTTATTCACATCATCACCACATTTAACAAATGCAAAAGGTAATGAAGAAGGTATTGGTAGTGCAAGTTCATTGACACCATTAAAAGAATATGTTGATGCACAAATTGCTGTATGTAAACATTATAGTATTCCTGTGTTGGATCAATATTATCAATCAAATCATAACTCATTTACAAAATCATTGGTATGTAAAAGTGGTGATTTCCATTTAACTCCATATGGTTATGAAGTTATGGCAGGAAGACAATTGCAAATGTTAGCAAGTTTATAAAATTTCTAATATTATTAAGAGGGAGTTTATACTCCCTCTTTTTGATAGGGACATTTATGTCCTTAACAAAAAATAATTAAAAATGGGAAAGTTATTTACTTTCCCATTTTTTCTAATACTTCTTTTTCTAAATCCTCAATTGTTCCATCATTTTTAAAAATATGTTTAGGTCTATCATAACCAACCCATCTCCATTCAGATTCATGGATTTTATCTAAATCATCAACAACATATAAAGGATTAAAGTTAAGCGCTACATATAAATAATGACTTAATTTATTGAGTTCAAGATACCATTTTGGTAGTTCACCTCTTTCAACACGATAAATTGTTCCACCAAGTTCTTTAATCATGTCAATTTCATTTGGAAATCTAACATCTGTAATAACAACATTTTTATCAGAGTTCATAATTTTCTTTTTTAATGAATCAACCCAAATACTTTGTAAGAAATGATTTCTCAAAACTTCTGTCCCAAGTTGTTGTAAAATAATTCTTGGTGTAATCATTTTACCAAAAGCAACTGACCAATAATCATCTGCTTTTTCTCTCCACTCTCTTGATTCAATAGTATCACCTTGTAATAGTTTTCTATCCCAACCCATTAAAATAGCAGTAATATCTTTTAATGTGTCAGCAAAAGACATTTTTACAAACGATTCATCATTCTTACAAATAATATCACCAATGGTATCTTTTCCACTATTTTTAAGTCCACAAATTCCAATAACTTTTGTCATTTATTCCTCTGTTGCATAAATTAATTTATACCAATTTTTACCTTTATAAGTTAAATTTGATACTTTTGTTGTTGTTTTAGAAATTCTTTCTGTAATTTCAACAACTAATTTACCATTACCAAGTTCAGAACATGAATATTTTGTATTATCAGTGGAAATGAGTTCTTGAAAATCTGCTTCCTCATTTCGTTTAATATAATATGCAATCTTAATCATTTATAACATCTCCTTAATTTTTTTAGAAACATAACCAAAATCCATCTGACCTGAATATTTGGATTTTAATACACCCATTAATTTACCCATATCTTTCATAGATGTAATGGAATTGGTTTCAATTTCTTGTTTAAGTATATCATCAATTTCATCAGTTGTCAATTGTTTTGGTAAGAATTGTGATAAAATACTGACTTCTTTTTCATTCTTTTCAACCAAATCTTCTCTGCCACCTGTTTTAAACATTTCAATAGCATCTTTTGTTTGTTTGATAAGTTTTTGAACTAATGACAAAATAACATCATCATTCATTTCTTTGTTAGATGTTCTTAATTCAATTTCTTTGTTTTTGATTTCTGCTCTTAAAGTGCTAATAACTCTTTTAGCATCTTCATCTTTATTTAACATTGCTTGTTTAAAAGCATTTGTAATTTTTGTTTGCATCTTAATTCTCCATATGTTCTTTTAATTCTTCTCTTTTTTTCCAACCACAAACAAATTTATGTGTTGGTGTATCATATTCATGGTATTCACCATATGTCAAACAATGTTTTCCAATATTAACTTTCATTCTGTGTATAGCAACATCTCTTTGATATACACATAAACAAAAAATAAATACACCAATAATTATATAAAATAATAAATTTTTCATTTATTTTTCTATTTTAATCCTTAAATTCTATTTCTTTGTATTCAATTTTAATTGTATATTGTGATAATTGACAAATCAAATCTTTTGCTTCACCAAAATTATATAATTTTTCAGTTTTTCTAATTTCATTTAACTGATTAGTTTGATATTCTTTATGCATATGTGAAAATAATTTGAAAATATCTTCATCAGACAAATATTGAGACTCTAAACAAATTGTACAACCTGTATATACATCACTAATTGGTGATACATCAACAACTTTACCGTTTAATCTTGTAACCAAAAACATACCATCAAATTTTACCATTATATTTCTCCTTAATGTTCACACATATCTAATTTTCTTCTATTACAAAATTTTACCTTAATTTATTGGAAGTGTAATAATATCAAAATATTCCCAATCATCAGTATCGTATATTTCTTGTTCATCTTCTAATTCTAATACAACCTTATCAAGTTCTGAACCTGTATCACACATAGTAACAAACTCATGCATTTCCTCAATATCTCTATTTGGATAATATTTAATGACAATAAATTTTGCAGACATACTACTTTCTCCTAATGATTGTAAATTATTTTAAATATTTTTGTTTAATATAATTAAATTACCATATCTGTTTTGATAATGGGTTTTATCATGACCACTTTCAATAATAATTTTTGTTCTAAATCCATATACAGTATTCCCATTTTCATCTCTGAACCAATTGGCCTTTAATGCTCTCCAGTCCCAAATGTACCCTTTATGTTGGAATATAATATTATCATTTGTTGAAAAAATTACATCAGCTTTGTCCAATAATTGTCTTTGGATTGTTTTTAATAATTCAGAATGCAGTTTATCTTCAAAAATATAAGTTTTAGTCATGTGCAATATCCATTTGTTGTAATTTTTTCAAAGACATTTGATATGCTTTCTCTTTTGTGGGTGCTACAAAATCTCCATACACTTCCTCTTTTTTGTTATTATAAGATAAAAAGCATACCCAACCACCCATCAATGTTTTATGATATTTTATTTTAAGTTTTTTACCACAAGATGTATTGTTCATTTTAATTATCCTTTCTGTTGATATATGCAATATATCATATGAATTACAAATTGTCAATAGCAAAAGAATATCATAACTTAAAAATATCTTTTCTTATATTTTGTATCATTATTTTTCGGTCAATATTTAACGAGGCCACCAAATCCATAACATAATATAAAAAACAATAGGTCCAATAATAATAAACCAAGGTGATACAAAAATACTCAATAATATTATAACATTAATAGGTACAGTAATATTAAATACAGCATAATTGCTATCTAAATCAAAAAACATATTAACTCTCCTTCCATTCACTATATTATAATTATATACTGCTCATAATAATTTGTCAATACATAAACTGGTATTAAATTAATCCTTGTCATATATTCATATACTCCATCATTCAAATATTTTTTACGTATAAGTGGTGATGAATCCAAATTTTTCAAGATATCATTGTTATATTGATAATCATCTTTTTTTCTAACCAATTCTGACTGTTCAAGTTCTTTTAACATCATAACCATCCTTTAATTTAAAATGTTTTTGTTCTAATTTCTTTGTCATAAACATTGTTTTTAATATATAATGGATTAAATCCATCTTTTGTCAATTCAACAATTCTTAAATATCTACCAAATTCTACTTTTCCTTCTAAATTAAATGTTCTACCATTTTGGATTGGAACATAATTAATATTTCTATGACCATGAATTGAATAAGCAATATCAATAGTATTTCTATTGAAGTATTCATCTACCAACTCACCATCACCATAACTACCAACACCCTTAATATTTTGAATTGTTTTATTAACAAACAATGGAATACAAGGTGTCCCACCATGAGTAACTATAACATTCTTATTATCAAATGTCAAGTAGAATTTATCTACTAATTTCTTTGATATTTTTGTTAAATTTTCTTTTAAATCACCCATATCTTCCAATGATTTAACAAAGGCAGGAGTTAAATATGCATCAAAACCAGATTTAACATAATTATCTACCCAAATTTCATGATTACCCTTTAATAAAACCACATTTGGTTGGTCAACCATATCTAATAAGAATTGTAATACTTCTTTTGCTTGAATACCTCTGTCAAAATAGTCACCACAGAAGATATATAGATTATCTTTTGTAAATGGTTCTTTATCAAAGTATTCTTTCAATGGTTCATAACAACTATGTATATCACCAAATACTACAACTTTTTTATAGTCATTTACATCAATTGGATTATCTGTTGAATATAGGTATTCCATTACATCATTATATGGAATGACATTATAACCATCTAAGTTTGTCTGTTTCATGCTTTCATACATTTTAACAATAACATCTTTTGGAACTTGTTTATATTGTTCTCTACTGGCATTTCTTTTCAATACTGTTTCTAAATCAATTTCAGAAAAATCTGCAACAACAAGTTCATATCCAAACTTTTCACAAAGTTTTTTATAATCTTTGTAGTAAAATAATTTGGTATGTGTTGCATCTACAACAGTAAAATCACCAGATGCCATTCTATATTCCAAGATAGTTTGAAATAAATCCCAAACTCTTTTATCATTATCTGATGGAATTGATAATGTTCCATCAATATTTGTTTTTGGTGCAGAAAACATTAATCTAATAGTATCAGGTGATAATGTATATTTTTCCAACCCATTATCTTTAATCCATGTTGATTTGCCTGAACCAGGAACACCTCTTGTTACTAATAATATTTTCATAATACACCTCTTTTTAAAAATTAATAAACCCACTCTTCATTAAGTGGGTTTATTATATCAAATAAAATAAAAGATGTCAAGCAAAATATTAATAAACTAATTCATCCATATCATATTCTGGTTCTTGATTTTTCAAAATTTTATCTTTTCTTGAAATATTTATAGTCATAACTTCTCTATCAATTTTATCAAAATCATTTTCTGATATCTTTCCACTTGTTATCATTAGTGGTTTAAATTTATCATAAAATTCATGTGTGTCAAGTGTTTTTTTTGCTTTTGAAATTATCATCCATAAACCTTTTTCTGTAAAGTCAAGAATAGGTATAAATTGTTCTGGGTATTCCAATGCATTAATATGCATATATCTATTAACCACGTTTGCTACACCCTTTACATCACCATATGTTTTTAATATATCTTTGCAGATTGCAACTTTATTTTGTGAATTTTCCATATATGCATATATAATTTTATTAAATTCAATATTTTCTTTTATATCACTATTTTCACTTATTGTTTTTAACATTTTCATTCCACCATCAATACGGGACAATTCTTCATATGATGATGAAGATGTAATAAAATCCATAAATACAAAACTTTTATATAATGATGGATTTATATATGGATATAATTTATATAATACATTAACTATATCTGAGTTACTAACTGTTCCACCATCCAATCTTCTTGTATAGACTAATCTTTTTAATGTTAATTCAGATGTATTATATTTTGTATCTTCTGTTATTGTATCACCAAATTGAACCATAATTCTATATGGAATATACTTATAACAAATGTTGTTCAACATACTTATTTGTTTTTTTGGTTCTGTTTGATTTAATTCATATATTCGTTTACCTAATCTATCATTATTATACATTTTTTGTATAATTTGTTCTAATGGTTTTGGAGATTTTAAGAATTTCATCAGAACCTTAGGATTTGATATAACATCTGAATATATTTTATTTAATTTCTCAGTGCTTAATAATTTATTTCTTTCTTGGGCATTAAACTTAAAAGATGAAAGTTTACTATCATATGAATGCATTTTAACTTGTTCAATAAAATTATCCCTATCCAAACCATTGATTTCTTTTTCATCCAATGTATCAATTATCCATTTTACAAATTCCCAAACACGGATATAGAATGATTTGATGACATTTTTATCACCATCATTCAAAAAGCCTCTTGGACCACGCCACTCTAATGTTTTATTTCTGTGAACATTTATCAATGAATATTTGTCTGTATTACACATATCAAATATTTTTTTAAAATCATTCATTTCAACTGCATATTTTAAAGTATCAAGATAACTTGTATCACTCCAATATGATTCAAAATTATAATCACCAAAAAACTTCAAATTTCTTTTCATTTTATCATCTAATGATAATTTAGACATTAACCAAATAACATCATCAGCAGTTATTCCTGGATATGAAATATGATGATGAAATCCACAACTATCATTTACATAATATTCAGAGTCCAATGTTTCATCAAAAAAGTTAACTATTTTATTAAATGTTGTTATATTCACAGGAAAAACAGGACTTGCATACTCAAATGTTGTATCATCATAATCATCACTATTAATTGATGAATCATCATGTAAGTCTCCACCATCACCAAAATATGATTTAAAAAATTCATTAATGGTTGAAATATCTTCTTCACCTTTCCATATGGCTTCTAATTCAAATCCCATTGTGAATTCTGATACCAATTTTCTTTCTATTAACATTTCACTAAACATTTTTTATTTCCTTATATATACACCATATTTTTCTAATTCTGTTATTTGCTCATCACTCAAAAATTCAACAACTGATGGTTCCCTCTTAATTATATTAAATAAATCTTTTACTGATGGTTTTCCTACATAAAATAAATATAAATCTTCACCAACTTTATTAATATTATTCACAATCATAGAATTCCAGGTATTTTTTAAATTTGATTTACCAACGATTGATGTAATATCATTACATTTAACATCATACATACCCTTAATTTGTAAATTATGTAAGATTGCCTGTTTTAATAACCAATAATATAATTTTGATTTTAATTCATCAGACATAATATCACCAAGTGTATTTGAATTATAGATATAATAATTTATTTGGGTTAAATTTATATCACCAATTTTTAAACACAAATTAAATATTGATTTTTCTATCACTTGCAAATTTAATGGAAATTTACATTCAACAAGTGTATTGAGCATTGACATTATCAATTTGTTCATATCTTTGATTTTATAAATTGAATTATATACTATTTCCTTATCAACAACATCTAAAACATTAGACCTATAGCATTTTTTTAATATATATGGTATATTTTCTGAACAACTCATTGATACAAGTTTATTAATGAATGTTTTAACATCATAATTTTCTGCATCACCAATAATTTCATAAAATGAATCTTCAACACTTAAAACAAAATTATATTTTTCATTTCCAATAATATTTTTTACCATGTTGTTTTCTTTAATAACACATTTATACAATATATCCTTATTTTTATTGCATTTTGATAAAAAGTTTTTTATTGAATTACTAGATAAACCACTCTTTTTATTTGTTTTAAATTTAATATCCTTAGAACTATCATATGATTCATCATGTGTCAAAAATTCTAATGTTGGTTTTGATGGTGCTTTTTCAACTGCTTTTTCTAATTCTGCAAAAAACTCATCTTTTGGTGTTCCAATACCAACTAATTTATCAGAATCCATATATGTTTTTATTTTTCCAATCAATTTTATGAACAATTTATAAAAATTCTTAATTGAATCAGAAACACCATCATTCATAAAATCCCTTGGACCTCTCCATTCCAATGTTCCTTGTGGGTGAATTCTAAATACTCTCCATTTTCTTGTCCCTAAATATGATAGTACCTCTACATAATCTCGTTCTCTTAATGCATCACCCAAACCTATAATGGACTCATATGATGCCCATTCATCACTATATAATGAATATCCATCCATTTTTCCAAAATCATTCTTTAGTGTTGGTTCAGAGGCCATATTACAGTATATCCATACCATATCACGTTCTGTTAAACCTTTAAAATGTAAATGATGATGAAACCCACATGTTTTATTTGTATATACACCACTCTCTAATAATTCATATAATGTTTTTATAATAGCATTGAACCATATTGGTTTACATGGAATTATAGGACTCGAGTATTCAAATGAAATATCATTATAACTATAATCATCGGTGCTGACAGAAGAATCTTCATGACATCCATCACTACCAATCAAATCACCATCACCATAGTGTTTTAATCTATTTGTAATATAGTCTTTTATATTATTTAAACGTGCCTCATCTACATCATCTTCATCATATACACCATATTCAATTTCATTATATATTTCACTGTCTTCTTTGATACATCCTTCTAATTCAAACCCCATTGTGAAATCAGATGTTAATAGTGTTTCATCTAATCTTTCTAATTGCTCTAATAGTTGATTTTTAGACATATAATTATCCCCATAAATATTGTATAATAGTATTTATGGGGATTTATTCTTATATTATTTGTTTAGAATGTTTTTAATTTCCACTAAACACGCCATCAAATTCAAATCTTTAAATGCAACTGTTGGATGTTTATAAAGATATTCAGCAACCTTAACAATTATTTGTTCCCATTTATTTCTATCAACAGTAAATACATCTAATTTGTTATATATTATTTTATATATGTTCTCAATCTCATCCTCATTGAAACTTGTAGCAATAAGTTTTTGAACATCATTACAATGCTTTCTATTATGAACAAAATCTAAAATAGGTAGTAGTTTATCTAAGTTAGAAACTTCATATTCTTTTTTAAATTTACTTAATTCACCATTAATAACATTCTTATTAATATCATTAATACATTTTCGCAAATCAGGATATGATAACTTAATATATTCAACAACATCTTCCATAGAATATTTAATATTCTCTTTTGTAAGAATATTCACAATTCTTGTTACAAATTGTTGTTGGTCAAGTTTTTGGAAACTATATGATTCACATCTTGAAAGAATTGCAGGTGTAACCTTATTAACATTATTAGTTGTGAAAATGAATCTACACCATAATGAATACTTTTCCAATACATACTTTAATGAATCTTGTGCTTGTGCTGATAATCTTTCAAATTCTTCAATAATAACAACCTTAATTTTATCATCTAATGATGGAACAGAAGCATATTCAATGATTCTTCTAGTATCATCAATACCTGTTTTATCAGAACCATTGATAGTAATGTAGTCGCTGATGTTTAATTCATTTAGAATAACATTAATTGAAGATGATTTACCTGTTCCCGGAATCCCATATAATAAAATATGAGAATCAAATGAACCTTTTTCCTTCCATTGTTTTAACTTATCACCAAACTCTTTATTGGTAATAACTAAATCTTCAATTGTTTTTGGTCTATATTTTTCTGTCAATAATTCCATAATATTTTCCTTATAAAACTTCATCTAATGATTGGCATTTAATACCCTTTGGGCAATTTTTAGCAATATAATCACAACCTTTTTCATTTGTAATAATAAAAACCGAACCATTTTTATATGGATATACATTGCTAATTGTTTTAGCATAATTAACTGCTTTTTTAGAAAAAAATGCTTTGATTGAACCAAAATTTGTTTTTTCAAATGTGATGTTGTATGTTGCCATATATTGTTCCTTTCTCTTGATATATTCTTTATATCATTTTTTGAAACCAATGTCAAGCACTATTTTAACCCTTTAAACAAATATTTAATAACATTGGCATTCCATCCATTACCACAAGCATTATATCGGTTTCCATCACTAATGTCAATGGTTTTTCCATCTTTCAACCCATATTTGGTGTAATTATCGGGTAATGACTGACACCGTTCATATTCTATTGGTAACATTTTTCTGTTTCTATCACCTTGTCTAACTTTTTTATGAGTATAACCCCCATTAACACAAGTTAATGTATAACATTTACTATTTAAATTACTGACTCTTTTACCCATTTTAAAACAATTAATTTTTAATGTACAGATTGGGTTGGCATCTTCACCATGATATTCATAATCATACTTATACCAATATTTGTTTGGAACATTTTCTTCTGGTTCAACAATATCCTTTAACAATTCTGTTGATTTTTCAATTGGTTGTCCATCATTGGGAATATTTGTCCAAAACAATCTCTTTCTTCTTTGTGCCGAAAAATCAGCAGCATCTAACATTATTGGTTCAACACCCATGAGTTCAGTAATAATGGTTTTATCAGATTCGGGCATACCATAATTGTTTTCTAATAAGAACTTAATATTAGGATTAACAGATTTTAAATGATTTAAGATTTCAACATATCTATAAAACAATCCAGATTTAGAACCCTTTAAACCTTCTCTTTCATTTTGTTGACCAACTCTAATAATAGAAAGGTCTGTACAAGGACTTCCACCAATTAATAAATCAATTGATTTCCAATCAATATCCCAATCTCTCCAATTATTAACATCACCTAATTGAATTGTATTTGGATAATTATATTGTGTAATAACAATAGCTGATTCTTCAATCTCACTTGCATAATATGTTTCAACAGTTATGCCTAACTGATTTAAGCATAATTGTCCTGTTGAAATCCCATCAAATAAACTTAATACTTTCATTTTAATCCCTCAAAAATAAACTTAATAACCTCTGCTGTCCAACCATTACCAACACATTTAACTCTCTGTGTGTAACTAATTTCTTGTTTCTCACCATTTAAGATTCCATATTTAGTATAATTATCAGGTAATGTTTGTAATCTTTCTGATTCCAATGCTGTTGGTTTATAGAATTGTCCATCAGGATATTTAATATTAGTTGCACCAGAGTTAGCAATAGATTGAGAACATGTTAATGTTTTAGATTTTTGTTCCAATGTTTTAACAGAACCCCATGCTTTCTTAAATGATAATGTTCCCTCTTTTTTAGCATACATTTTATCTGTAATGTTAAACTCTACCTTATCTTCAATTGGTTCAACAATATCTTTTAATGTCAGATTCTTATCTTCTAACTCACCACTAATTTCAATATTTGTCCAATACAATCTTTTTCTTCTTTGTGCTGAAACAATTGCTGAATCAATGAGAATTGGTTTTACACCTAATAAATCATTAAATGTTTGTTCCCATTCTTTTTTCATAACAACATTTTCTAATAAGAACTTAACATTTGGATTAACAGATTTAATATGGTTTAAAATTTCCAAATATCTATAAAACAATCCTGATTCAGAACCTTCTAAACCTGTTCCATTCCCAGCATTACTTAAGTTTTGACAATTATGCACAACAACTCCATTGGCAGTATATGAATTATCTTCTTCTACTTCCATATTATAAACAATTGTTTGTTTTTCTTCTGTTGTTATTGAAGTAATCTGTGACCATGAATAACTCATATCTTTGTCAAAAAACGACCTATCTTGTGGATGGGTATGTGTTTTAAATCTAATTTGATATGTATTATGTTGATTTACTTCTCTACCTTCAATAATATATTTGGATGGTCTAATAGTATATGTCATCCCAACAGGCACATTATACACTTCAGTAATTAATAACTTTAACTCATAGGCTAATTGCTTACTTATTGTTGTTATACTACAAAGACCATTTCTATTTTTTGGGTATGAACCATCAGCACTAATATATCCATCTAATAATGCTTTCTTTTTGTTTAATGGTAACCCCCATACATCTGGGTGAATACATTTATTAATAGCACCAATCCCACATTTAGAAAGATAATCAAGTAATTCCATGGAACAAATTCTAAATTTATATGTTGTTCTTTCTTCTAAATAATTATAATTATATCCAAGGTTATCCATTATCTGTTTAATTTCATTAAATTCAGATTTACCACAACATAATATCACTTTATACATATGACTATTTTTTCTATTTTTTCTTTTTGTTTTTTGAATCCAACCATCTCCAATAAATCTTCCAACAAAATACCAAAAATCTTCACTATGGGTATCAGTATCAATGCCCAGATTTGTATTATAAGTAACTCCTAAATAGTGTTTCGTTTTATCCAAATCTTTTGCTTCCACCCATTGTGGTTCTTTATAATAACGAACTTTGGATTTTTTCTTCCATCCTTCTTTTGTTTTCATACCTTTGTCTTCATATTGGTAATATTTTTCTCTAGCATAGAATGGATGATTTGATGTTGTCGTAATATTATCAAAACCCATCCCTTTGATATTATACACATTATCAACCAATTTACCACCAACATTCAATACTTTTCTGTATCTACTATTATGTGTTAATACCATATCACCAACTTTTATTTCTTCAATTGGTTTCATACCCTTATCCGTCATTACTAATGTACCAGCAACAAAACATGGACTCCCCCCAATAATCAAATCAATTGATGACCAATCAATATCCCAATCTTTCCAATTATTAACATCACCCAACTGAATTGTATTTGGATAGTTATATTGAGTAATTGCAATAGCATACTTATCAATTTCTGATGCATAATATGTTTCTACATCAATTTCCAATTCTTTAAGACAATACTGTCCTGTTGAAATACCATCAAATAAACTAATTACTTTCATTTATACTCCTAACCAACTTTTGTTATATTTTTAACCAAATAAGTTTTTAAAAATTGCTTCTAACACATTTACAACTATTGAATTACCTGCTTGTTTATATTTTTGACAATTGGACATATTTTTAACTTTATCTATTTGTTCATCTTTCCAACCCATCAATCTCCAACACTCTTTTGGTGTTAATTTTCTAATTCTCAATGGGTTATTAGATACAACAGTTTTTAATAAATGTGGTGTTGATGCATGAGTTCCAGCAGCTATTGTTCTGCATATACCATCTTGATGTTGAATTAAATCTTGTTGATGTTTAGCATTAGATGATACTTCAATTATTTTATTTGTTTGTGGTTCAGCAATAGCACACACAGCACCATGATTTTCCTTAATAGTTGGTGCAATACCATTTATATCCATAACTCTACCGCATTCGTGTCCAGATGGTTTATAATTACCCAATACTTTTATTCTTGGTTCTAATATTTTTTCTTTAATATTTTTTTCAACATCTTTCATAATTGGTTTCATTTTTTCATTATTTAAATAATATCTTTCATCAACTGATTCTTCTAAAATGTCTTTCAATCTTAATGTTAGTTCTTGTGGTTCAGGAAATACATATGGTTTATGATCTCCTAAAATAGATACACAAAATACTCTTTCTCTATTTTGTGGAATACCAAAATCTTTTGAATTAAGAACTTTCCAATAATTTGTATATCCCATTTCTTCTAACACTTTTAACCATTCTTCAAAAGATGGTAAGAATTTTTTACCAACAAGATTTTTTACATTCTCCATTAAAAGATACTTTGGTTTAACTTTTCTAAAAATCTTTTCACATTCCCATAATAAAGAACTTCTTGAACCAGAATCTTTTTCTAATCCTTTTTGAAGACCAGACAAAGAAATATCTTGGCAGGGGAATGAATAAGTAATTAAATCCCATTGATTTTCATATAAATCATCTTCATTAATTTGACTTATATCACCAAGATTTTCTGTATCTCCATGCAATTGGTTATAAACATTTATTGCATACTTATCAATATCACATTGTGTAGATGTATGCTCTATACCAATATTTTTTAATGCTTGTGTTTGAGAACCAATCCCACTAAATAGTTCTAATACTTTCATTTATACATACTCCATATCTTATACCACAATATTACTATATAATCCTCATAATATCAAGTATAATTTTAATAATTACAAATAAAAACTTCTACTGATTCTTCCACATTACTTTGTTTTTTTGCTTTATTATTAAAGGTTTCAATTCTATGCCAATTGAAATTCATAAGTTTTTTCAAATACTCATTAGCAACACCCTTATGAATTGCCATATTAGATAATCCAAATTTTACACCATTTTTATCTAAATCCAAAATAAAGTTATAAAGTTTTTCTTCTAATTCTTTACTCCAATAACAATTATATCCTGCTTCTGTAATAAGATATGGTGGATCAAGATATACAAAAGCATTATTTGGTATATACACAGTATTAAAACTTTGATTAGTGAACAATAATGAATCAAATGTTTTCATTCTTTCTTGGTATAATCTAAGTTTTTCAACAGTATTATCATTGATACATCTTTTACCAAAAGTTTGATTAAACTTAAATTGTTTATTAAATCTCATCATATTATTAGTACAAGATGAACACAATACAAAGAATTTATAAGGGTCAGGATTTTCATTATATTCTGCTCTTAACTTATTATAACCATCTTGGTCATCCTTTGATACAGAATATTCTTTACACTTTTCAAGGATTTCATCTAATGATTTAGTGTTCAATTCTTTATAAAATCCCATTAAATCTGTAATAATATCATTAGCAATTATATGTTTAAATGATGAGTTCATAAAAACACTTCCACCACCACAAAATAAATCAACCAATGTATCACAATCTTTTGGGAAATGTGAATACAATTCTTCTAATTCAGGATACTTTGTTCCAGTATAATTAAATGGTGATTTAATATAATTATTCATTTATTCTATCCTCTGCTATGTTAAAATAATTTGTATCTAATTCAATACCTATGAAATTTCTATTTAATTTTTTGCATGCTACACCTGTTGTTCCTGAACCCATTGTGAAATCCAATACAGTATCTCCCTCGTTAGTATAAGTTTTAATGAGATATTCCATAAGAGCTATAGGTTTTTGTGTTGGGTGTAGATTTGTATTGATTTCTTTGTTAATTTTTAAAACAGATTTAGGATAACGATAACCATCATCTGCATTTCTAATTCGCTTTAAATCTATTCCAATCAATTCTTTGTTTGTGGTAGGATTGTTAATAGTTTTTCTTCTATCAACCTTACCATATCTATCATAATCTTTAGTTTCAAATACTTCTTTTAATTGTTTTTTATCCATATTTTCTATTTCAGAAAATTCCAAAACTTTATATTTTTGTGGATTATATTTATGAGTACCATTTGAAAAGACTGATATTAACTCGTGATATTTAAGAGGAGCATTTTTTGCACCCATAAAATTAGCTGCCTTTTGTTTTTCCCAAACCCAATCATACTTGAAATTCTTAATATTAGAACATCTTAATATACTACTAAATGGTTCACTACCAAACAAACAAATAACACCATTGTCTTTAATTAGTTTATTACAACAATCCCACATCTCATCAAAAGGAATAACACTATCCCACTTACAAGCAGTTGTTCCATATGGTGGGTCAGTAATTATGGCATCAACTTTTGTCCCACATTTAATTAGTTGTTCCATAATTTCTAAACAATCTCCGTTATATAAACTAATTTGACTCATTTATTCTCTCCTCTGCTATTTTAAAATAATTTGTATCTAATTCAATACCAATAAATTTTCTATTACATCTCTTTGAAGCAATACCACAACTTCCTGCCCCCATACAATTATCTAAAACAACTTCTCCTTCATTAGTGTATGTTTTAATTAACCATTCTAAACATTCAACACTTTTTTCTGTTCTATGTTTAGCAATACTTGGATGTGGTTTTGGAAAAGTTAAAATACTTGTTGGATATTTTTCTGTTGACCCTTTTCTCAAATCATCTGTTGCATCAAAATGTCCATAGTTCTGATTCTTTAATTCTTTTGTTTTATAAGCATTACCCTTTCCATGTAGTGGTTTCCCTTGTGTAAATTGTGGATTATATGTAGGCAACTTTTTATAAAATATTGCTATCTGTTCATGTTGCCTCAATGGCATTCTTTTAGCATTTAAAAAACCACTTGTCAATATTTTATTCCATACCAAATCATATCTAAATAATTTTCTGTTAGAATTTACTAAATCAACATAAAATAATCCTTGTCCAAATAAAGCAATACAACCATTGTCCTTAATAATTCTTTCATATTCTTTCCACAATGGTTCAAATGGAATTTTAACATCTGCCTTGTTTTGTGTCAATTCATATGGCAAATCACAACAAATCATGTCAATTGATTTGTTTGGAATTGTTTTCATAATCTCTAAACAATCACCATTGTATAAATCAATTTGACTCATTCTATTTAACCTTTATATATAAACTTTCTTTAACATTTACATCATTATTATTTCCAATAACTCTCCTAAATGATGAATTACCACTATTTAATAATATGTGTTTATTATATAATTCTTTTGGAACATTGTAAATATTATTTTCTTCACCAGCAATTCCATCAAAACTTAAAAAATAATCACTTTTACAATTTTTTAAATAATCCCATAACTTATCATATTCAATTGTTCCATAATACATACCTTTTGTATTGGCATAAGGTGGGTCTAAATATAAAAAATCATTTTCAGATGGATTTATTGTATCATATGATTGATTAATAAATTGAACATCATATTTGTTCAATAATTCTGACCATTTATCCAATATTGGTTTTAATCTTATGGGTTCTATTCCATTTCTTGTAACATGAAATGAATTATTAAATTCACCATTTTTATTATATCTTGGCATACCATTTGTTGTGGTTCTCATAATAAAGAAAAATAACAATGGGTCTTTTGTTTGATTGAATAATGTTCTTATATGATTAAAAAATTGTTTCTTTCTTTCTAAATCATTATCTTTATTCAATTCATTCCATAATTCTGTATATGATTCTAAAATAAGATTGGGATTACTTTTTATAAAATTAAAAGTATCTATTAATCCTTTATTTAAATCATTACAAACATAATGTTTAAATTTATTTGGACAATGATTTAAGATATAAAATAATACAGAACAACCACCACAAAATGATTCATAATATGTATCATAATTTTTATCAATCAATGATACAATCTGTTCTGCTTGACTTCTTTTTGAACCACTCCATTTAATTATTGGTTGTAATTTAGACATTTATCCTCTCTCTTGCTATTTGAAACATTTCTTCATCAGATTCTATACCAATAAAATCATATCCCAATTCTTGACAAACCAATCCACAAGTACAACTTCCCATAAATGGGTCTAATACTGTTGAACCTTTTGGTACAAAATCATTCAAAATTCTTTTAATCAATTCTGTTGGAAATCCTGCTTTAATGAATTTATTTCTTTCTCTTTTTATATCCCATATATTTGTTTCTGTTCCACGAGCAAAACCAAAATAATCAAATGAACGATTATAAGGTTTAGAATTTTGGAATACAATTATGAATTCATATTGTGAATTAAGAACACCTTTTTGCATTGCTGGTTGACCATAACATTTATTCCAAATGATTATTTCCTTAATTTTTTCAGCATATTTACCCATTAATTGTAGCAAAGCAACTTTATTACCAGTAATCATTTGAATGTTATAAAACATTAAATCAGTTACTTGTAATGCTTTACTAATAAACTCATCTTGGAACTTAAAATATTCTTCCATTGGTAAATCATCTCTATACTTATCATATTTTGTAGAAAAAGCACCAACATTACCTTTCCAACCCCATCTGGACATATATTTACCAGTATGGATTCTTAAATTCATATTATATGGTGGAGATGTGATAATGACATCAACTTTTTTATTTTGGTCTATCATTTGTTGGAGAATTTCCAAACAATCTCCATTATATAAATCAATTTGACTCATTCTCATATTCCTTTGTAATTCTTTCAACTGCCATATTAAAAAATTCTTCATTCTTCTCAATACCTATAAATTGTCTATTTGTTTTAATGCAAGCAACTCCTGTTGTTCCAGAACCCATATATGGGTCTAAAACTATATCACCTTCATCACTTCCTATTGGAATCATATTTAAGCAAGGTTCTAACGGTTTTAATGCAGGATGATTCCATTCTTTAACACCACCAATAGAATAATGATAATCAGTTCTTTTTTGATGATATGTTCCAGTTAATGTTCTACCTTTCCACAAATGAACACAATAATCTTTGTCTTGATACTTACCTCTTACATTTGGTAAAGCATTATTTCTATAAAGACAGACATCTTGCCAATTCCATTTATTATCTTTTGCCATAATTAAATAATCAATGAATTGTTTTTTAGAACACCATATTTGATAATTAATTGCTTTACATACTCTTTTAAATTCTGGGAACATTACATCAACATCAAAACCATCTGATATATCAGCATTTACAATACCATCATAAAATTTTCTTCCACCTTTACTTTCCATAAATGAACCAATATTACCCGAACTATGAATAATATATGGTGGGTCAGTATGAATTAATGTAATAGAATTATCTTCTAATTCTTTTATCACTTCTTGACAATCACCATTTATTAGTAAGCAATTTCCAATCTTAATTGTTTTCATTGATTCGTTCCTCTGCTAATTTAAAATAATTTTCATCTAATTCGATTCCAATAAAATTTCTATTAGTTCTTTTACAAGCATCACCAGTAGTTCCTGAACCCATACAAAAATCTAAAACTGTATCTCCTTCATTGGTAATCATTTCAATACATCTTTCCATAAGTTTAATTGGTTTTTGTGTTGGATGATTTACTTTTTCTTTACTATTATGTGGTAATGCAGGAATATCAGACCATACATCAGATAAAGAAATTCCATCTTTTAAATAACCAGTTGTATATTCAGGTCTTTTACTATCAACTTTTATTTTAATATTATTAAATGTAAAATTCTTTTCATCTTTTGTATAATAACAAATTGGTTCATAACCAGAAGCAAGTGCTTTACCTCTTGTGTTATTAAAAGCTCTTTTCCTTGACCATATTATAATTCTTTTTTCATAAAATGTTTTATCTAACTCATTACAAATTTTTCTATTATTTTGTCTGCCAGTAAAAATTAAGACAGAACCAGTTTCTTTTAGCATTTGAAAGCATTTATTAAAACAACTATTACACCAACCAATATAATCACTTATATCACACCATTGGTTATCCCATTTATTATCAACTATTTGAAAATATGGAATATCTGTGATAATAGCATCAACTTTAACACCTTTATCAATAAGTTGTTGCATTACTTCTAAACAATCACCATTGTATAAATTAATTTGACTCATTTATTCTGTCCTCTGCTAATTTAAAATAATTAATATCTTTTTCAATACCTATGAAATCATAACCAAGTTCTTTACAAGCAACTCCTGTTGTTCCACTACCCATAAATGGGTCAACAATAGTATAATCTTTTGGAAGTATTCCTACAATATTTTTCATAACCTCTAATGGCATGACACATGGATGATTAATACCATTCTTCCCTTTACTAACATTTTTTACTTGATTGATATTCCACCAATCATACAATTTTGAACCAATAATACCTCTTGCAATTCTTTCTTTAATCCTTTTATCATTAGGATTTTTATATGGTTGCCTTACCTGATTAAAGTTTGGTTTTACACCAAAGAAGGCAATGTCCCTATGCTGTTTAGCAGTATTGCTATTATATACCCAACTAACAACTCTTTCTGGAAATATTCCCATTTGAAATGACAATTTATATAATGATTCAGGGTAATGAACAATAACGGATGGACATTTAGAAAAAATATCTCCAATCCACTCATAATATTCATCTTCTTTCATATTATCACTATATGATGAATAATGATAACCAATATTAAATGGTGGATCAGAAACCATAATACATTTTGTTAAATCCAAATTTGATAAAACATTATTACAATCATTATTATATAAAGTTATTTTACTCATATATTTCTCATTAATATTAGAAGTTAGATATTTGATATTACACGTTTACCACTATCAATTAATCTATTCATTATAAATTGTGTAGTAGAATCATTATTATTGATAATACCATAATCACAATCATTAATCAAATATTTAATAACCTCTAATTCATTTGAGCATAAAATGTTTTTATAAAAGATGTTTTTATAATTTGAATTTCTCTCAAATCCATAATGATATACAATACATTCAATATTATTATTAATACAATATTTTATATTATCATCTATGTATCTAAAATCATCAATGATAATTATAACATCATTTGGTGATATATTCTTTGATTTTGATATATCACCATAAATAAAAATTTTCTTGCACATATATTAATACTCCAATAAACCCATTTCAAGAACTTTTTGAATTGCTTGAATTCTATTTACTACACCCAATTTTCTAAAAATTATTGTCATATGTGCTTTAACTGTTGCCTCTGTAATATTCATATCATATGCAATTTGTTTGTTTGAAGATCCTAATCTCAAATGTTTAACAATTTTCAATTGCTGTTTAGAAAGTAATGTCTTTGTTGTATATGGGAGTAATTCACTTGGATAATAATTATCACCCATTAACAGTAATGACAAAATTGACTTAATTTTTGCTATCGAATATTTTTTACACAATAATCCATTTGCATTAAACTCCATAAATTTCTTAACATCATCTGCACAAAATGATGATGCCATAAAAACAATCATACATTCAGGATTATGTTGTTTAATTATTGGGCAAACATATGATATATCCAAACTTCTGTGTTTTGATATAAAAACAATGTCAAAGTCATAATTAGTTAAACTTTTTTCTACATCATCATATAAAATGCATTTATTAATATTAATATTTGGGTTTATTTCTTTCATCAATCCACTTAAACCCTCTGCAAACAATTCTTCTTCATAAACAATTAATACATTTTCTATCATTTAAACTCCATTTTAACATTGTTATTTACATTTATTATTCAAAAAAATTTTACTAATTAAAACACCTTTTGTCAAAATAATACTTTAATACTATATATATTACAACCAAAGTAGTATAGTATTAAATATAATATTGTTATTTATACTAATAAATCAAAATTATTTAGATTTAGATAAGATGATTTATTCTACTTATAAAATTAGTAGAAAAAATATTTTTTCTTTATTTTTCAATAACTTAATTATAAAACATCTTTCAATCATCATTATAAATAATTATGTTGAAGGAGAAAAACTATGAATACATCTTATGAAAAATTTTCATTTTACAATAACTACTTTGGTGGAACAATTGAGGGTGATAATATATATTCAACTGATTTTTATGGTAATAAACATTTAGTTGGAGTTACATCAAAGAAACACCAAGAGACAATGGACTTATTAAACACATATTATAACAAATTAATAGAATTGGGTGTTATTGAAAAAGAAAAAACAGCAGAAGACATAGCGAAAGAACAACAACAAATGATGCAACTTATGATGCAACAAATGGAAAGCATGCAAAGGGCATTAAACGATTTGCAACATGAAAGCAAACCAAATCACAATGAAGGAGAGGCAAATGAATATGAATCAAATAACAAATCTATTAACACAGAAATTAAATCTGAACAAGGACCAACAAACAAATTTGAGTCAATCAATAGAAAAAGCAAGGGAGATTCTAAATTCAGTAAACAATCCAACTGAAGCTTTATCAAAAGCAAATGTTGATCCAAGTTTTTTGAATAATATTAGAGGATATTTGAATAACCCAATGGCTTCTATGATATTACCAATGATTGGTTTGAATAAATCTGTTGTATTACAAAAAATAGACACATTAGAAAGGATGATGAACAAAGATAGAGTGGCAATTCCATCTAATGATTCTAACAAATCATCACCCTATGTGGGTGGGGGTGATGATTTAGAAAGATTTAGACGAGGTATAAAATCTTTCTAAAAAACACTCACAACATATGTAATCATTTTATATTAATAGGAGGGCAAAATGAATGAAATGATAACAAATAATGATGGAACTTTTAGTTGGGGTTGGATTATTTTCTTAATCTTAATTTTATGGTTCTTTGTAGGTGGCGGATTCGGTGGTTTTGGCGGATTCGGTGGTTATGGAAACAGAGCTGGTGCATTCTTGGCAGGTGATTTATATGGTCAATCAGTTGCTCACGGTGCAGGAAATCATGAAGTAGAAAGACGTGGTTTAGTAACAGCTGCTGATACAAATTACAGAATCATTGAACAAGCACAACAAACAAGAGATGTTGTTTCAGCAACAGCACAAGCAACACAAGCAAAAATTGATTTCTATGCATACCAAGATTTAAGAGATAAATTATCTGAATCACAAAGAGAAAATATGATGTTGCAAAACAAATTGTATTCAGATGCTAAATTTGGTGCAATTGAAACACAATTGGCTTCTATCGCTTGTAAAATGGCAAAACAACCAGAAATTTATGCTACAAGTGCTGTATGTCCTAATGCTGCAGTAATTAATGGATTAGGATTTAATGGTTATGCAACACCTTATCCATATAGTGGTTGTGGTTGTAATGGAAATGTATTATCATAAAATTAACTAACACATCAAGAGGTGGTGATAATCCACCACCTCTTTTGATTTAACATAAGGAGTAAAAAATGAATTGTGATATATTACATATAAAAAGCACTGCAATTTCATATACAGCAGCAACAGACACAGTTCCATCAAATTTAACGATTACAATACCAACTGTTACATTAACAAATGGTCAAGTATTTACATTAAATTTATGTCAATCAATACCGACTATTACACCAGGTGATAATCCACAAGTATTGATTACAGATGGGGCATCAACATATAACTTATATTTACAAATGGGTAATTATGTAAGGGGTGCAGGATTAAAATGCCGTAAAAGATTAACTTTGGTATATGGTACTGATCCATCACATATTACAGTATTATCACCTTGTTTAAAGAGTTATTAGTTTGAGGTGAGAGTATGAGTTGTAATTTTAATGTTAAAAAATGTATAAATTGTCAAAAATATAATGGTTGTTTGTTACAAACAATATATTCAAACATGAATAAAATGTCCAATGTTGTTGACACTATTATTCAAAATCAAAAAATACTAGAGCAGAGTATAGATGAGATTAATAATTCAACACAAACAGATGATTTAAATATATTAAATCAAAAAGTGGATAGTTTAAACAATACAGTAAAAACAATAACACAAAAAAATCAAACATATGATATTGAGACAATTACAACATCTTTAACAACATTAGAATTAAAAGTCGATACATTATTAAAATCAACAAACTTGTTGATTAATGGGGGGCTATAATGTTTGGTTTTTTAAGAGACATGCTAATAGGTTGGATAATATTTACACCAGAAGGGAAAGATGTTGCAAATAAAGTATTCACCAAAACATATAATCAACTTAAAAAAAATATTGTTAAATCTGAACAATTTAAGGAGATTATTAATATAAAAAATGTCATATTAGATGGGGGCAAAAATGAATCTAAATCTAACGACAGAACAAAAAATTGATGTTATTTATAATGAAACAATCAATGGTGGAAAATTCTTAGACCTTCTAAATGTCATCTCTGTTGCATTGGGATTTTACAACTCATACTTAAACCAACAACAAATTGGTAACAATACAATTATGGAAGAATTGGATAAACAAGATAAGTTGTACTTTGATAAAATTATTAAACTACTTGAACAAATATTAGGAGAAAAGAATGATGATGCAAAATAATCAATTAAGAAATGTCATTCACCAAGAAAGAAAGGAAGATATCAAAGTTGATGATGTTGTTACTGAAAAAGAAATTGAGACAACACATATATCATCAGAATCTATGGTGGAACTTGCTAAAATGGTTTCATCTATGATAGAATCTTCACCAACTTATAGTGAAAAACATTTGCATGAAAAATATCATGAATTGGATAAACGTATTGCAATTTGTGAGGCATTAATTCATGCTAAGTAAAAATAGGGGGAATATTCCCCCTATTTTTTATTTTGTTGTTGTTCTAACCTCTATCATTTGCCTACCATTATCAATCTTTGTTTTATTTGTCATAAACCCGGTTAATACAGTTGTATTCCAACGATTTTGCTCTCGTGGAACAGCCAACCAATCAACTGCCGCTTTTGTGGCATTATAGGGTCCGTAAGGGTTAGATGAAATTGGAGCTTTTAAAACACCACCAGTTGTTGTGCTTGGTGTAGCACCCTCAGGTCTTTGATACCAATAAAGTTTGTTTGCAGTGAAAGTTCTGTGATAAACGTTTGAATCGCCATCAACAATAAATGGTTCAATAACTTCTTGAATTTCAGGTTCTCCTGACTCACTAGAAAATCCACACATTAAAGTTGTTCCATCACTTAAGTCAAAAGAGAATGTGTTATCATAAAAACACTGCATTTTGTAAATGCTTCTATTACCTATTTCATTAATAATATTTTGAGGGTAACTGTTTATTTCAACTGTTGAACCAACACCGTTTGGTGTTATGTAAAATTTTACATATCTGTTAGCACATATCAAATATTTGTTAAAACCACCTTCAACATCAACCTTACCCTTACATTCAAAAACCAAGTATCCGCTTTTTCCTGTTATTGAAGTGTAACCACTTAGGGTGTTGGTGAATAAGGATGATGTTGTAACCGTTCCATCTTCTCTGTTAAGAACACATTTTGTTAACTCCCAATTTTGATAACTTGAATCTTTTGGATAGTAAATATAGTAAGTTGCATCTCCATCAGATATTCCAAAAATATTGGTATCAAGAACACTTCCTGTTAAATAGTCACTAAGATTAAATGATTCATATTCATTGACATTGATGTTATCATTCTTATAAAGAACAAGTGAAATCTTGCTTGTGGAATTTGAGATATAACCATCGTCAGTTAATACTGTGCAATTTGTTGAAGGAAGGAGATAATTACCACCATAAATAACATCATATGTGTAAAACACAAATCCACTACTTCCAAACCCCATAGGCTTACCATCAGTGTTTTTTGAACCCTCAACAACAACATTACCATTTTTATAGAACCAAGTTATCAGCTGTCCTCTTTTTTCAACTGTTCCGTTAGTGCTGCGATACCCAGAGTTAGCGTCTACAACACCATTTACAATGTCATATCTTAATTTATGGGTTCCAGAAGTTTGTATAGCATAATTCGAGTTGTTTGTTGCATATACTGCATAACCATTTTCTGTGAGTAATGAAACTCTAACTTCTGGAGATAATGTATCACTTCCTGTAGCTTGATAACCCACATTTGTCAACAACACCCTTTTACCATCTTCAACATCTGAACCATTATAATATGCCCATATAGTTTCAACTGATGGTTTTGACTCAATAGTTGTTTGCAAATTGTCTAAATTTTTTTCAGTTGGAATGCTAGCACCACTCTCTTCCAATAACTTATAAACATTATCAATTTTAACCTTAACTTCTTGCAATGCATCACTAATGCTCATATTATAACTCCCTAATTGCGGTTTCTATATCACCAATCATCTCATCTATTTCTGATTTTGTATAGACATCTGTTTTGTCCATCTTTGTTTCAAGTGTTTTTAAAATAGTATCTACCTGTGAATTTATATCAGAAACATCTGTTTCAAAATATTTAAGTTTATTATATTCATCAGTTCCATTACCAATTTTAATTTTATTTGTATCAGATTCAATCCCCAATTCACCATTTGATAATATTGGATTATATGTTTTCCAATTTGTCTTTGTATCCCTTCTTAATAAAATCCTAACTGCCATATTTATTCTCCATATAATAAATCATTTATATCTTCATTTCTTGTTTTATACAACAAGTTTTTTATTCTGAATCATTTTCCACCTCAGAATCTTTTTGTCTCTGTTGATTGTTCCGGATAAGGGTGTTCCTCTTTAATCCTTGCAACTTCCACAGAGTTTGGATATTTAGCTTTAATCCATTCATCATAAGTCAATGGATTTTGCAACCACCAATTTTTTGATTTAGTGTAATCTAATAGATACACACGATATTCACCAATGACAGTTTTTTCTTCTTCTGAAACTTCTGCCCATTGAAATGGGGATTTTGCACGATTGTCAACATACTGGACAAGAAATGCATCACGCACTTGACAAACGTGATATTTTAATTCTTCATCAGATGACAATGAGGTTTCACCCTCAACAAAATAGGCAATAATTTTATTGTTTTCAATTTTATACCTTTTTTGAGGATTTTTTAACTCACCAGAATTGTCAGAATCAATAAATGTCAAATAGCTATCTCTTAAAAGCTGTTCTGAATTTGTGTCAGAATTATAGTTTATTACTCCATCCTTTTCATAAGGTGGGAAAAGAATAGCTGTTTCGTTTACATATTTTGCATACATACATTACCTCCTTTTTGTAAATATTGAAACATTATTTGTGTCACCACTACCTTGCTGACCATGTTCGCCTCTACCAGCACCGTATAATTCAAACTTGTTTGTTAAATACCATGTTACACAACTTTCAGCTATCACAGACTTTACATTGCTACCACAAAAACCAAATGAATTCATATCGCCCGTTCTACCCTGTTGTCCGTATAAACTATAACCACACCCGTATAAATCATCGTTTGAATCTATATAAAATGTTGTATTAGAAGAAGCAGAAATATATTTAACGTTGCTTAATTTTTTTGTAAATGTTTTAACATGGGTTGAAGCTCCTGAAGTACCTATTCCTTGCTGACCTTGGTCGTTACTCCCACAACCGTATAGATCATCTGAATTAGTTATGTACCAACTTGTATGAGTAGAACAATAAAAATCCTTGACGTTGCTAGCACGTTTCGTAAATGTGTAAACATGCGATGTTGAACCATTGCCTTGCTGACCGTTAGATCCATTTCCTGTTCCATATAAATCACCTGAATTAGTTAAATACCATGTTGTCGAACCGCTGGCTACAAATTTTTTGACGTTACTTGCTCTCTTGGTGAAATTTAGAACATTATTGCTGTTACCGCTCCCTTGAGCACCTGCAAAACCCTGACCGCAACCATATAAATCGCCTGAATTAGTTAAATACCATGTTCCTGGGAAAAAATCCTTGACGTTACTTGCACGTTTCGTAAAGGTTAAAACATTATTTGTATTACCACTCCCTTGCTGACCAGCTGAATTAGCACCGCACCCGTATAGATCACCATCGTTTGTCAAATACCACGTTTGGTTCACCGTACAAGCAACCTTTTTGACGTTGCTAGCTCTTTTTGTGAAAATTAAAACATTATTTGTATCACCACTACCTTGCTGACCAGCTGAATTATCACCGCAACCATATAAATCGCCATCATTTGTAACATAAAATGTAGTGTTATATGAGCAAGAGAATTGTTTTACATTAATGGCACGTTTCGTGAATGTGAGTACTTTATTAGTATTTCCAGATTCGCCATTGCCTTGTTGACCATAATTGCCATAACCACACCCATATAACTCACCTTTTTTTGTCAAATACCATGCGGTGAACTGAGTACCGTAATAATCTGTGATTAAAAAAGAACCACCGCCCAATAATAATTTTTTGCTAAATATTTCCATTATGCACCTGCTTTCTTCAAAGAACCAACAACCCATACAGAGTGAACATTGTCATATTCATAAATAATTGTGTAATATCCAACCTCACTAATATCAGGAACTTCCCCACCAAAATAGATTGTTGTTCCTAAATTTATTGTATAAACACTTGGCATATAAAGTTGAACTTCTATTTGATTTAAAACACCAGGTGTAGGCTGAGGTAATGAAAAAGTAACATTACCAGAAAGTGTTAATGTGTAAATCTTATTAATTGTTAGGTTAACAGTTGAAGAATATATCAAAGATGTTGTTGGTTGGTTTAAAACATCTTCTCTTATTTCATCAATATTTAATCTTGAAGTATTAACTTTACTTAAATCATTCATTTTTATATCCTTATAAAAACATTAAGAATAAACCAGATGTAAATCCAACAATCCATTCTGCTAATGATGTTGCACCATGTATTTGCATTTTTGTTGGGAATTTATTAAATAATTCTGGTTTTCTATCATATATCGACCAACAAATACTGTATATAACTGGAACCATTAATCCCATAAACAATATTCCCCATCCATATATTGGTGTTAATAGTAATGTACAAGCGGTATATCTAATTGTCATCCATAATTTATCATAACCATATCCATACCACTCACTCTTTGGAACAATAAATTCACATATTTTATTCCACCATTCCTTTTTATATCTTTCTTTTAATTTTTCATCAGGTTGACCACCTCTTGACATATCAAATGCAGGTCCATGACCTCTTGCCCAAAATAATCCTTGAAAAACAATTGTAACATACAATGAAATTATATAACTTGAATATTCAACACATGAATTTGGGATTAACCAATTCATAAATTCTAATTTTGTAAATCCTTGTAAAAATAATATGGATAAAAATGTTATTAAACCACCAACTAAATGCTGAAATGCTCTAATATTATACCATTTATTTTCTTTTTCTTTACCACCAATATATCCACCACCAAACCATCTTCTCCAACCAGATTCACACAATGAATATAAAACTTTTAACATAAAAAACATCACATCAATCATATTTAAAAACCTCAAATATATAAGTTATTTAATCATTAAAATTATAATGGACCATAGAAAAAATATAAGTATAATGATTGGTTTTGTGTTAAATTTGTAAGTGTTAACTCATAATAATATGGTCCATCACCACTTACATCACAACCAGTTGCACTATACTCCATAACACCATTACCACTACTTTCTGGGTTAGAAGATAAATCTGTTAAATATAATGCTTTAACATTATTTCTATCAAATGTTATTGTAGTGGGGGTATCATCATAGTATTCATGTTGGTGTAAAACATTACCATTATCATCTGTTATCTTAAAATCAACCACACCACTTCCATCATATGTTATTGTTAATGTTGCGGGTTGCTCTTCCAACACAACATCAATAACTTTATCACTATCAACAAAAACATTACCTTCAACCGTTGAATAACCTTCTTTACTAACAATGTATGACATATATGCATTTGTTGGAACTATGATTGTTTTACTCATATTATCTCCATTACCTATAATATACAGGGTGTTTAAGTGATACAAATTGAACACCAAATACATCTGCATCTGATTCATAGACTGGTTCACAAATTACTTCATAAAATAAGAAATCTTTATTATACCAATTATCACCATACTTGGTTTCTCTTTCATTCATCTTATTCAAATAGTATCTATTTGTTCCTGATTCATAATATCCCAAATCTAATGTTGGAAAATATTCCTTTGATAATTCTGTATTCAATTCATCAATATTTAAAACTTTTAAAATGTTTGCATCAAATTCAAAAACATCTCCTGTTTTAAATTCTTGTAAACATGAATAATAAACAGAATTGTAAATTATAACATCACCAACATAATAATGTGTTTCTGATTCCCAATTCTTTGCTTTTTTTCTTTTCCATTCAGGCAATGATTCAACTTCATAATTTAAAAATCTTACATATAATGAACCATCTGTATCTGTTTTAACATCATCTTCTGTTATCAATGGTAGAACAATATCATATTCACTTGGAACATTTGTAATTTCTATCTTTGTATTATTTCTATCCAAACATAATGGGTTTATTATCTTTTTTAAATAATATGGTTCACATGATTCATCCATTAATAAAAAACTATTACCATTTTCATACAATTTTGAACCATCTACACCACAAGGATGAAACAAGATTTTTTTCATAAACACATTATTACTATCATATATACAATTGTGTTCATATTTAACAATTTGATCATAATCATGTATATTCATATCATCTGATATTTTATATTCATTGGTTTTAATGTCTTTATACAAATAAACAATTCTGTTTATAGTTTTTATATCAAATAATTGTTGATTTCCTTGTGAATAATAATACTCACCACCAATTCTTTTAAGATATATCTTTTGTGATAAAATATCTCTCACATTTTTAAAGTTAAATACATTATATGTAACTCTTGGATTTGTCTTAATATCTCCATATATCTCTGCATTTGAATCATAAATTACATTATTGAAATTTAATTCTGAATCTTTGTGTATCAATTCATCATCTTTCATTTGTTGTAATTTTAATTCAAAATCATAATTTCCATTTTTTATTTCTTTCCAATCATATGTTAATTCATCAATCTCTTTGTAAAATACTTCATAATTTTCAATTGACTCACCATAATTATTAACCTGGGAATGTGTTAAACCAACGGTTTTTCCAAATCTAACTACTTGTGCATTGCCAAAATCTAACATATGTGATAAAATTTCTCTATCATAACAACACAATGTTGCAACATGAATTTTTGGAAATGAATCAACAATAAAATTACTATTATCACTTTTATACATAGTATTTGGATTAAATTGTGTCTTTATATCATTATATTCATCTCTGTATTCATTGTTTATTCTTAAATACAACTTTATTGAATTTTTTCCCAAACCTTGAGACAATTTCATAATAACATTTTTAATTGATGTTATGTATCTTGTTTCTGCTCTAATTGTAAATTTATATTCACCACTTTGTTGACTCTCTAAAACACCACCAAATACACCATTATCATTCAATATTAAACCTTTGGGTATATTTCCATCACAAAGATAATATTTTATTATTTCACCATCTTCGGTTGTTGGTGAGGGAAGATATCCAATAACTTCATTACCAATATAATAATTACCCAAATCAATTGTATCTTCTGTTGGCCAAACTATTTGATGTTCTTTTGATACATCATTTGTTTTAATACTAAATTGTCTTGGTTCAGATTTTATTATTTCACCATCTGATAATTTTGTTGCAACAACATAGAAAAAATATTCATATAATTGAGTTGAAGTTATTGAACCCTCAATTCTACCTGTCATTGCATTTATATATAATCCAGGTGGCAATCTATATTCATCACCAAATGATTTATCCAACTCATATGAAACTGTACTTACACCAGCAACATCATATGCAACAACTCTAAATGTTGAAATCTCACCAAATGATAAATTACCCAAATTTCCTGGTTCAGTTATCCAAAGTGGTTTAGTTGATGATGTTGGTTTAATGATATGTAATTTAATTGATTTTTTTAGTGATGGTGTATATTCTATACCATCAACATATACATTAACATCAAAAGTATAATCTGTTTTGTTTTCATCCAATACATTCACAGAACCATATAATACACCATCTGTATTAAATCTTAAACCTTGTGGTAACTCACCACCAATTTTTTTAAAAATTTCATTTCCATTTTTATTCAACAATTTTAATTGGACATTTACCTCAGTATACATTGTTATATCCAATGTTTCATCAACAGAAGCATCCCATTCCAATTGTTTGTTAATTGATTGTATTTCAAAATATCTATCACTAAAATCTATTTTTTGACCATATTCATCATATTCTGTTAATCTTATCGTTACATAATAATTTTCATTTTTAACAATAGATGGTAAATTACCATAAATTCTAACATATCCATCACCCAATGTAATAGATACATTTTCAGGTAATGTAGATGATAAAATCTTCATATCTACTGTCAAGGCATTAAAATATGATTTATAATCAACCAATGAATTTTCATTAGCAACTATATTATGTTCCTCATCGTTCCATATAATAGACATTTATTAATATCCTTTTGATAATGATATTATCTTATCAATTTCTCCAATCATTTCATCACTTAAACAACAATCATTAGTTGCTGGTTCATCTGAATAACAATCATCTGTGGCACAAATAGTAAATGTTGTTGGTTTACAATCATAGCGAGACATATCAACATCATAATTTGAAAAACAACTTGGTCTTAATGTTTCTATCTCACCACAATCATATCCTTTCCAAAATTGTTCTAATTCAGAGTTAGAAGCACCATAACCATTGTCTTTTTCATCTGTTATAATTTCACCAGCAACTAATGAATAATCCCTACCATCAGATGATAATTCTATATCATTTTCAGCATATTCTTGACCTAAATCATATGCATTTTGCAAATCTTCATCTGAATTCATATCTTCATTTTTTGTTTGAACATCAGCAATTAAACAATCATATACTTCCATTGTTAATGGATTTGTTCCATCAGAAAATGCAACCAATTTCTCCATAACTTTGTGCATTGCAACATCATCTTTAGCATCTTCATGCATAAATTCAAACAATCTCATCAACAATGACATTGATAAAATAATATTTTTATTATTTGTTTTATTATTAATACTTCCTAAAACAGAATCTGACATAATTACATCTCCTATTACATTCTTATATGTAATTATTTATAAAAAGAAACCCCATAGTAATGCTATGGGGTTTTATACAAACACTTATTAATTTTTACATCTGAGGATGTTTCATTAATTGATTCATTTTAATAATTTCATCAATATCATCAATGATTAAACCCTCTACTGTTAATAGTGAACCTGCAACAGATGAACCATTTTCAAGAGCACATCTAACAACCTTGGTTGCATCAATAATACCTCTTTCCATTAAATCACAATATTCATCTTTACTAGCATCATATCCAAAATTAAAGTCTTCATTCTCTTTAACTTTTTCAATTACAACTTCACCAGATTTACCTGCATTTTCTGCAATTACTTTTAATTGAGATTCAATTGCTTTAATGACAATGGAATAACCAATTGATTCATCTTTTGATAAGTGTTCATGTGTACCAATCTCTTTGATGGATTTGATTAATGAAATACCACCGCCAGGTAAGATACCTTCTTCTAATGCTGCTCTTGTTGCACAAACTGCATCATCAACACGGTCTTTGATTTCATTTAATTCAACCTCGGTTGCTGCACCAACTCTAATAATTGCAACACCTGATACTAATCTTGCCAATCGTTCTCTTATTTTTTCTTTATCATATGCTGATTGAGAGTTTTCAATTTCTCCCTTGATTTGTGTAACTCTTTCTTCAATAGTGTCATTATCACCCATACCATTGATAATAACTGTTTCATTTGGTGAAATTTTAATTTTACCACAACTTCCTAAAACAGATACTCCAATCTTTTCTAAGTCATTACCTAAAATTGCAGATACAAATTGCCCACCAGTTAAAATTGCAATATCTTCCATTGTGGATTTTCTAATGTCACCAAATGATGGTGCTTTTACAACACATGATTTTAATGTACCCTTTAAATGGTTTTGGATTAATGCACCCAATGCTGAATCATCCATTTCATCAACAATCATTACTAATGGTCTTCCTGTATGTGAAACTTCTTCCAATAAAGGTAAAATTGATTTTAAGTTATTAATCTTGCCATCATATAAAAATATCAATGGATTATCAAATTCAACTGTTTGTTTTTCTAAGTTTGTCATAAAATATGGAGACAAATAACCTTGGTCAATTTGGAGACCTTCAACAAATTCTAACTCCGTTTTTAGACCTTTTGCCTCTTCAACAGTTACAACACCCCATTTACCAACTCTATCAATTGCACTTGCAATCAATCCACCAATTTCTTCATCACCATTTGCTGAAATTGTTGCTAATTGTTTAATTTCTTCATTTGTTGTAATTTCTTTAGAATGTGATTTTATGGTATCAACTAAATCTCTAACTGCTAAATCAATGCCTTTTTTAAGTTGAACAGATTTGCAACCTCTGTCAATATATTTTAAACCTTCTTCTGCAATTGCTTCTGCAATAATACAAGTGTTTGTTGTTCCATCACCAGCATCTTTACCAGTTTTTTCAGATGCTTGAATAATTAATTTGGCACCCTCACCCTCTTCTTTTGATAACTCAAAAGATTTAGCAACAGTAATACCATCTTTTGTGATTTTTGTTGCACCCCAAGGTTGTTGGATAGCAATTGTTCTACCACTAGGACCAGCAGTTGCTGAAACAGCTTCAGAAACTAATTTCATACCTTTAAACAATTTGGTTCTTGCTTCATCACCACTAATATATTTTTTAATTGTCATCCATTTCTCCTATCTAATAATACCTAAAATTTCTTCTTCTTTAAGAATAGTATATTCTACACCATCTTCTTCAAATTTTTGTCCACCAAGTCTCAAAAAGAAAACTCTATCATTTGGTTTAACAGTTGTTGGTGTTAAAACACCTGTTTGTTCATGGACTTTACCTGGACCAACAGTAATAACTGTTCCTGTTGATGGTTTTTCTTTTGAATTATCAGGAATATAAATTCCACCAGATGAAACTTCTTTTTCTTCATCTTTTTTAACTACAACATAATTAAATAAAGGTTCTAACATATGTATTTCTCCTCAATTATTATATAACTGAGTTATAATAACATATTATTTAAAGAATTACAAAAATATTTTTTATTCAATTAAAGCGGTGCATTAACCTTATGGGTTTCTATTGTTAGTGTTTGTGGTCCTTCAACAACTGTGTACCAATCCTGTTCAACATAAGGATATTCTGGATGGTCACCCCACTCATCATTTATTGTTATTCCAACACAACATGATAATCCCTCTGATTGCGTAGCAACCAATAAGTTGTCACCTGTATTACAGTTAATTGTTTTTCCATTTAATTCAGATGCTATTGATACTGGATTTGATACTTCACCACGTGTTCCACATGAATAATCACCAACAGAGCAATATACAAGTGGGATTCCACTTGTTTCTATTATGTTGAATGTAATAGATGCAGTATATGATGATAATTCTAATACAATGTTCTCTGTTGTATCTTCATTTATAATCACAGAGGCAGATTGTGTAGTATATCCATCCTTACTTACACTATAATTAACAGAAGTTCCATTAGCTACCGTAATACTATTACCATCTTGTGTATATCCATCTGCTGTTAAAGTAACTATTGCATCACTTGGTGTTGGATTAATTGTGAATGTGTAGTTTTCACCATTGGTTTTTTTAATAGTGTATTCAACTGTTGCATCTGATGGTGTTGTATTAATGACAACTGTTTTTGTATCCATAAAACCTACAACAATATAATCAAAACTTTTATATATATCGGTTTCTTTTGTTACATTATTTGAAAATTTTGGTATAATAAAACCAGTCGTTGAAACAATTGGGTCAATAATACTTTGTTTTATATCTCCATTAATATCTTTCCAATATATATTAACAGATGGTTCAGAATCAAATTCAAAGTCAAATTCTTTTTCTATTTGATTATATGTATATGTTCCTGTTATAAATGATTCTGTCATATTACACATCCCTTATTATGAAATTTCATATGTTGTTTCAATACTATCTGTATATGAATATATACCATCAGAGTTTATTACTTCAAATTCAACAATTGCATTTTCTGGTAATGTTTTTATAGTAAATGTATAATCTGTTGACACTTCCAAAATAACGGGTATTGTTTTTGTTTCATCAGCAATAATTTGGTTTCTCTTTGTTTTATAACCATCTGCTTCAACAGCATATCTAATTGTTGAACCTTTTGGTACTGTTATTTTATTTCCATCTTGTATATATATACTCATGATTTAACCTTGTATTTTCATCCCTTAATTGCTTTCAACAAATCATATACTGTTAATACTTCTTCTTTAAAATCTTCTGGGATACCATCAAATATTTTATCACCACCACTTGCTCTAACAAATTCTTTTGAATTACTTATTATTGTTTCATTGTTTATATTATCAACTGTTCCATAAACATCTAATTCAGTTGATGTATATGTTTTAAACCCAATTTCTGGATTTGGAATTGTGTATATTTGTGTTTCTACTTGTTCAGTTATATTTGACCAACACCACGCTTTATTCAACCTATTTACAATGTTTGATAATGACATATCATTTGATATTGCCCCATCATCTGTAATATAACATACCCATTCGGGGTGAAGATTGGCAATATCTTGTTCTTGATATTCTGCTAATGTCCCAACCCATGTATATGTTGTTGATTCACCATCAGCATTTTTATTTACAATACCAATAACTTGTAGTTCATCATTATCATTTTTTGTTATTGTTGTTTCATCAACTCCCATATATCCACTAGAACTAATCATTTTTGTTCCATCATAAACATATGAATATCCTGTGGATTTTGAAATATATATAATATCACTTTCTGGTATTATACCATTATCCCAACCATTATTATATGTGAATATTTTATTATCGGTTGATGAATAATATCTATCACCATTTGTTGGGTTCAATGGTTCTTCACCAACAGATGACAACATTATAACATTTTCATCTTCAACAAAATATAATTCACCAACAGATGGTTCTATATCATTATATTGTTTTTTTGATAAAATGTTTATTTGTAAATTAGTTGTTGATATATCAGTTGACATATTGTTTCCTTAAATATTTGTATAAAATTATTTATTCTATGTTTTATATCATAAATATCTTTAACCAATGAATTAAGGAATATTATGATTTTAAATCAAAATATGAAAGTATATGATGATGGGTATATAAAATTTAAATACTCCCAATATTGTAATTTAGTCAAGGAGAAACTAAGGACTCATCAAAAACCACATGATAGAAGGTATAAACAGGGGTTTTTTGTTCCTTTACACCCATCTAAATGTATGAATGTTATGGAAACAAGTGAACCACAAGTTATAGTTTATAGAAGTGATTGGGAAAGAAAATTTGCAGAAAAATGTGATGAAACACAATCTGTAATAAGATGGGGGTCAGAACTTGTAAAAATACTATATAAGAATCCAGTAAAAAACAAGATGTCTTTCTATGTCCCAGACTTTTACATAGAATATCTGGATACAAATAAGCAATTAAAAAAAATGTTAATAGAAATAAAACCAATGGGGCAATCAAAATTAAGAGAGGCGAACAATGGTTATGATAAATTACAATTTGCCATTAACACTATGAAATGGGCAAGTGCAATTGATTTTTGCAAAAAAAGAAATATAGAATTTAAAGTTATGACAGAAAGAGAACTAGGCATATATTAATCAATCATTGACCATAAATCAATTTCACATTTACTCATGTCTATGTCATCACTAGCAAATATACACTCAGGATATATGACTTCTTCACCAAATTCTTTTGAATATACTTTTGTTCTTGAATTTGACTTATTACCAATAGGCATAACTAATAAATTTTTCTTTGGTAATTTACCAACAAAATGTTCAATTGGATTTGGATTAATAGATTGTATTTCAACATCCATTATCTTTGGAACACCAGGACAAAAAGGATTAAATACCGGTATTTGATTATCATAGTGTAATAATTCTTCAATTGGTGTCAAATGACATTGATAATCATGATCATTTGTTGCCAATACTCTCCAATTTAATGGTAACTCGATATTATATGTTCCACCAATCAGTAGTCTTACTGATGGATAACGGTAAGATATATATGTTGTGATTTTTTTAAAATAAAAATCTTGATATTCTTTATCTGCATAATCATAAACACATATTTTATTATCTATCAATTTACTGGATGGTTGATTTAAATCAAATCGTTCAAGTGGTGAAACCAAAACTTCCATTATAAACCTCTCTTATTTTTTGTTATTTGTAATACCCATTCAAGTGCTTCAATTTGATTCTTAATAATATTATAGGTAACATCTTGTGTTAAAAGTATCGGTAATCCATTTATAGAACTAATTGGAGTTCTATTATTCCAATGTTCTACATATTTTTCCAATCCAGCTTTCATTATTCTTATTTTATCTTTTATTTCTTCTTCTGTTTTCATATTATACACCTATTATGTAATGAAGTTACATCACCTTTTTACATTTGTCAATAATATTATTTCCATTTTTCAACTTCTAATACTTTGAAGTTAAACTCTTTACTATTATAGTAATGTATTCTATCATTAAAATGTTTTTTACTAAATTTTGTTGTAGAAAATATATCAAATATATTACAATGATCCTTATCTCTACCAAGTCTCAATCCTCTGCCAATACTCTGTATTGATTTCACAAATGACTTCCCATAATCCAACAAAACAACATTAAACAACCTATCAATGCTTAAACCCGTTGCGGCAATTTGACTTGTTGCAATAATGCATTTATTATTCTCTGTTTTAATGGATTCATATTCTCTAAATCTATCTTTTGATTTAACAGAACCATCTAAGAATATACAATCACTTCCTAATTGTTTTATAACACTTTCCAAGTATTCTCCACATTTAATTCTATTAACCAACACTAATGTGTTTCCTTGTGATTGAACAATGTTGTGTATAAGAGTTCCAATAAAATTCAATCTATCAACATTTGTGGACAAATATTCCAATTCATCAGCAAAGAATCTAAATTCACTATCATCTATCAATTTAATACAACTTATATCACATTTTGCTAGAATACCCTTATCCTGTAATTCTTTTGAACCAAGAGTGTGTGCTACATGACCTATTCCACAAACAATACAATACTTATCAACTTTTTGTTTTGGAATAGTTCCTGTTAAACCCCACCTTAATGGGACATCTTTAAATGTGCTTTCACATATCTTTTTACAATTATATGATTTCATTTGGTGTGCTTCATCAAAAACAACACCAACTGTCCCAGATACCAATTGTTGTAATTCTTCTTGTGATAATTCTGATTGTTCTTTTGTGATTATTTGTTTACCATCTTTCTTACCACCGGATTTTCTTCTTTCCAATGAGTCAATAGTTTGCCATGTACAAATTGTAATTTTTTTATCTAATTCTCTAAAACCACAACCACAAACACCACATTCTACACACAAATCTCTAAAAACTTGTGCTGTTTGTAGTGTTAAATCTTTACTTGGTTCAATTAGAATAAATCTACCATACTTAGAAACTTCTAATGCAAGCATCATAGCAACAACCGACTTTCCGGAACCTGTGGCAGCATCAACAATACATCTTGGATTACTTAGGCATGCATTAACAATATCAACTTGGTGTTCATATATTTGAACAGGTTGACCCTCTAATCTATGTCCTTTTGGCCAACATCTATCTTCTAAATATGTTTCATCAATCATATCAAATACAGGTTCTTGTATAAGATTATTAGGGTAAATTCTTTCAACTTGATACTTTGACATATCAATAATTTCAAATAATTCTGGTAAAAGATTTACATAAAATAACCCTGTTAGTGTAAAATAATGGTCATAACCATCCCATACCCCAAGTTTGTATTTTGGTGTAAATCTTGCATTTGGAACAAACAAGGAAAAATGGTCATATGCCTTATTCCTATCCTCTGTTGTTAAACCAAATACCTGACATCTAACATAATCTTTATAAACTATTTGTAATTTATTCATTTTTTATCCATATATCATAAAACATTTTATTATACCATTCAGACAAAAGATTGTCAAATAAATAATATTATATAAAAATAATATAAGGACACAATAATGGCAGAATCATTTTCAAATTATTTAACAAAAAAGAGTATGTCATCTGGAAATACTCAAATCATAATACCACCTGCAAATGGTGCATCAGTTAATGGTGTAGTTGGAATAAGACCACTTGGTGCTACATCACAAATCCATTCAATATATGTAACAAAGGAACAACCAGGTTCTACAATTATAACAGATGTAGAAGGAAATGGAGTTTATGTCAATCTATATATTGATGATAATGGTTCAAAATATTATTTGGGACATAATATTTGTGTATTACCATATTCATCATTTTATATTGAGAAAACAATTACATTATTATCTCATCAATCATTGAATATTGAATATACATCTCTAAATAAAACATCAAATACATTAAACGTTATATGTTCATGTGTTGATATTACAGATTAATAAAGAAAACCACCCAAATGGGTGGTTTTTTATTGATAATAGTATTTTTATTTTTTCCCTTTATTAGATTTTTTAAATGTATCAATTAATTCACCAATTGATGATGTTAATGTATTGATTTGTTCTTTCAATTCTCTAATATCTTCAGCATTTTTATTTTCCAATGCTGCTGTTTCTTCATGTTTTTTATCAATTTCTGAAATCTTTTCATCAAGATTTGGATTAAATTGAGGTGATTTATGTGATTTATACTCTCTAATACCATTCATAATCTCTTTTGGTGTTTGAACATTATCGTTTGGTAATTGAACTAGAACATTATCACTATCAATAACTTTAATCTTTCTCATTGCCCTCAAAACTCCCAATACAGTTTGTTTTGGGTATGACATGAAAAACTTTTTATCCAATACTCTCCATGTATCAATTACTCGTTGACATTCATCACTATCAATCATTGCTGTTAATTCTGCTCTCATATCACTATCAAGTGTATCAATATCAACAACAGAACATGTATTTGCATCTGTTTCATTTTCCAATGCTAACATAACATATCTAGCATTTGTATTTCTATCTGTTGCATAATGTTTCAATGGTTTTCCCATAATATTATTGATTGTCATACTCATATCTCCTTATAAGGTCTATTACTGGAAATATTTATATTGTGATTTTTTGATTTTTTGATTCTAACAATTTTTGATTATATATTTTTATTTTATTTTTGAAACTTTACCATTGTTTAAAACTTTGAGTGGGAAGAATAACACTTTTTTAACACGTGGGAATTTTTTTTGAACTGTTTTTAAAATCCCATATTTACCATTATTAATTTCATCACCAAGTTCTTTAAATGTTTGTAAATTTTTATCGTCGTCATCATACATACGAACAGCAGAATAATCCCCAGATTGTAAATATTTTAATATTACATATTTTTTTCTATCAGCAACAACTGGAATATGTCTTAAATTACCACTTCTCTCAACATAAACATTTGGTATATCAACATCTATTCCATTTTCTCTGAAAGTTTTTAAGAACAACTCTTTGTTATCAAAATCACTTCTAGCAGTTAAGAATATTACTTTTTCTGGTTTACCGTGTAATTTAATACAATCAATTAATTTTTTTATTTTCTTGACCATTTCATCAATTGGTTTTGATGTTTTATTAAAAACTTCTGAACTCTTAAATTCATCAAAATTAAATGATTCACCTGGTTGCAATTCATATGTATTGAACTGTTGGTTATCTAAATCTCTAACCCTTTTACCATTCTTATAAACACCAACTTTTGCATATGTATGAAAAGTTGTCTCATCAATATCAATGAATGATATTGAATTACCAGTAATTGAATTATCAGATTCTGTAAGATGTAATAAAGTTTTCATAATTTTATTTATCACATCTTACATGAATATAAAATTATTCAAATGATTTGACCATGTTTAAACATTTGTTTTTAATACTATCATCAGTAACAATGTTTTTATTAGAATCATAGATATTATTATCACTACCATAAAAATATCTATTATCACCATCAATCATTATTAAAGAATACACCTTCATAGATTTAGGTTGTTCTTTTATATTACATACTCTTGATAGTCCACGTTCACTTAAAATATCAACTGATGATGTTTGTAATGAAAATACACTATTTCCAATGGCGATTCTACCATCAATTGATTTATATGCCAAAACACCCATTGATGGTATGTATTCTAAAAGATACCCTTTTGTTTTAACTCCATCAACAACAATATCATAATATCCAAAAGAATCACAATCATCATTTAAACTATTAAAACCAAATTTTTTACCAATAGATACAAACATATCTGATATATTAGTTGGTTTGTTTAAGATTATATTCTTATAACTACTAATAATATAATTTTCCATTATATAATCACTTAGTTTCATTTTATTTTGCCTTTCATTTAATTTAGTGTTGAGTAGGTGAAGGAGGGCAAATACCTACTCAACAACTTCAATTGATTTGATGCTATCAATTTTGAAACTTCTCCATGAATTAACATCTAAATCAATAACTGATAATAAATTTGGATTTTCTGCTCTTACAGTTGGTGTTTTTCCTTCTAAAATCAATTTTGAATTGCGTTTCTCAATTTCCTCAATAAATGGTCTAATAATATCATCAAGTAATGTACACCTCATTACTCGTTCAGAACCATCCGCCTTTGTAAATACAACTCTACAAATTGACTCTTTTAATTGACTTCTAATTTCTTCTTTTGAAAATCCCATTTATATCTCCTTTCTTTGTTTGTTAATCTATATTAGCATATAAATTAATACTTGTCAATGTATTTTTTAACTATTTGTTCAATTTCTTTTGTTGAATTACTATATGTTGGTAATTTGTTTGCTAATGTATTTAGTTCAATTAACTCTCCATTTGTTTTTTCTGCAATTACTTTCCAAACATTTTTTAAGCAATCACCATAGTCATCTCTATCAACCAAATAACTTCTAATTTCTTTATAACCAAATTGGTTTTTTTCTAAAATGGTTTTATGTTCACAAATGTAATAAGTTGGTGTCATATCAATGTCTCCTTTCTTGATGAATGTAATATATCACAAATTAATTATATTGTCAACAAAAAAAGTGATTGAGGTATGAAATACCGAAAATCACAGGGAGAAATGCAATTTCTCCCTTTTTCTTGTCTAAAAAAATAATTTGAGATTGAAAAATTACTGCAGTAACATTATTAGTTTTTCTTTAGGAAATTGAATAATTATATTAAATAGTTATATTAATAGTATGTGTATGACAAGTTATACAAAATTTGATATAAATTATTGATTTAGTTAAATAATTTGAAATATAATAATTTACTAAAAATGTAAAAAAAGTAGTTAAGTTGTCCTAAAAATATGACATTAAGTGATTCAAAAATGACAAATTGACTCTTTTGTAGTTAAGTTGTCCTAAAAAATAGTTAAGTAGTGAAAAAATGAGCATTTTTGTAGTTAAGTTGTCATTAAGGTATTTTTGTAATATTTACAATGACTTATAACAACAAATATTTTTTGTCAAATTTTTATAGTTTTTAAATATGATTAATGTAATAAATGACATTATAACTAAAATGTATGACAACTTAACTACAAATTATAAAAAATAAAAAAATATTTGTTGACATTAAAAATAAAATGTGATATGTATGTATTCATAAATTAATTAACACATAAATGGAGATATATTATGAAAAGAGCACCTGAATTGAGTATTAATGAGAGATTTATTTTACAATATATTATTGACATTACTTCAAAAGGTAAATTGTTTTACAGATCAGATGAAACAATTTCAAATCTATTAGATGTTGATAAACGAACAGTTGCTCGTATGTTTTCAAAAATGATTACAAATGGATATTTAATGGTTGGTGAAGGAAACAAAAAACTTATTATGTATACTGGTAAGGAATTTGTTAGATTACCAATTTATTCTAACTATAAATCATTAAAAGCAAATACAGTAATTAGAGAGTCAAAAATGTTGAAGAATACAATAACTAGTTTACAGACACAAAATTCAATTTTAATCAAACGTATTGATGATTTGACTAATAAGGTTGATTACTTAAATGAAGTTAATAAGGCATTACAACAAGAGAGAGATAACTTAATTATCACTATTGAAGACTTACATAGAGAAATTGGTTAGAGTTGAGCACAAATATCAACAGTGTCTAATACCAATTTCTTATCAAATGATGGGAATGCATAAGGGATAACATCTCTTAAAGCTGGATTATCATTAATTCTCCAAGCCAATTCATCATCATAAATTTCTCTTGATGAATAATTTTCAATCTCGTCTGGTATTTTCATTATTAGGGAATCTGTTTCATCATACATACAATCACCAACACAAGCATATTTAATATCTTTGTTGTTTTTATCTATGATGAAATAGATTTCTCCATCTGACATTTCTTTATAATGATTAAAAGAATCATCTGATGCTCTGTTAGTTAAACACCAAGTTGTGTTAGCACCATATCTTCTACAAGCATCAACATTAAGTATATGATATATAACAAAGTTTTCATCATTATAAACTTTTTTAGCACCTTTTCTAGCTCTAGCTATTAATTCAGATTGTGTTAAATAACCATTATTTCTAACTCTTGCTATATCATCTTCAAGTTCAAATCTATCTTTATAATCCATTATTGGTTTAAGTTTATCTTTGAATTTGTCATAAGAATACAACAAATCATTTAATTCATAGTCTTCTTCACCATCATCTAAAGAACGAATCTTTTTATCAGTAACTTGTTGACAAACCCATTTGGTTTTAGCATTGGCAACACCATTGTTTGATGTTATGTTTAAAATAACCTTGTAAACATTATCGGGTATATTGGGGTATATTCTTTCTTGAAGTAAAGTCATATTAATCCTTATAAATTATGATGTATATTATATGATTATCCGTGGAATATAGATGGGATATAACCACCTGGTGTGAAGTGCATAAGTTCTTTTTCAAGAAGTTCTTTTTCTGCTTTTGCCTCTTGCTTTAATTGAGCACCATTTTGATTTGTTGACCCAGCCATTGGACTTGGTAAACCACTACTAAATCTTTCTCTTAATTGACCTAATATTTCTTTTGCCTCTGCAAGTGCCCAGTTTTCAACCCACAAACCAGAATATCTATCTTGTAATACCATATAATCTGGTCTATCAACCCATGAATGGAGTAAAATAATTTCATTATTACATCTTGGATTTTCAGCTAATACTAATTTATGTGTATTTGGATTAAATGAAAAGTTCATATACATACCAAACATTTTTCCTGCTGTTTTTAAATAACTAGTATTTAAATCAAATGTTACTAAACCACCAACTTTTGAAGCACCCATTAAACCACACATATACATATTTGTCCATGCATATGCAAATGGGTCCATATTTTGACCTGATAATGAACTATTAGCTCTCCCATAACCTTTTCTGTATATTTGTTGAACTTCAATAATTTCATTGGGTAAAATGTATTCTTTTTGGTTTTGGACTAATGATAATAATACTAATGATTCTTCTTCACTTGCATCACTACGTTGTTTTAATTTTGCCAATGCCAAATCAATACATTTATCTAATGTTGATGGATCTAATTCAATGTCCATTTCATTTCCACCCAAACGGGTTAATATGGAATTTGCCACATTCTTTCTAACTTCAATAATATTAGTATTCATAATGATTCCTCAAATGCTATATAAAATTATTTATTATTAAAATAATACTTGACATTTGAAGTTAAATAGTATATATTTAATAAAAAAATAAGGTTATGAATATGAGTAAATTGATTTCTGCTGGTGGTTTATTTAAATGTACTTCAACAAATAGATATTTGTTTGTTATGAGAAGTAGTAAGTCATCATATCCAAATAGATTTAGTCTTGTTGGTGGTAAAATTCATGTTGGAGAAAAGATTATGGAAGGACTACAACGAGAGATAATTGAAGAGATTGGTTTTATGCCTGAAGTGTCTAAGTGGTCAATATTTAATAAGTTTACATCATTAGACAAAAAATTTGAATATCATTCAATTTTGATATTGACCCCAAGAGAATTTATACCAACATTGAATAATGAAAATAGTGGATATGCTTGGGTTGATATAGAAAATCCACCAAAACCACTTCACCCAAGGTTGCGTGAAGTTTTATCTTCATCTGTATTAATAGATTGTATAAGTAAATATTCCTAGAAAAATCAAATACTTAAAAAATACATCAATAAAATCAAATACTTATTAAATTTTAAGATATTTTTTGTTACAAATAAATACAAATACAAACACTTTAATTTAGGAGAATAATATGGTAGATATAATCAAAAAAGATGGAACAAAAGAACCATTTAATGAAGAAAAAATTATCAAAGCATGTAAAAAAGCTGCTGTTAGGACATTACATACATTAACTGATGAGGAACTCACAAAGATTATATCTGCTGTTAGAGAGTATTGTGCTGAATTAAATGAAGTTCCAATCGAGCAAGTTCATAATATTGTTGAGGTTGTTTTACAAAAAGTTAATAAAAAAGTTGCTAATTGTTATAGAGCATATCGTAATTATAAGATTGATTTTGTTAAGATGCTTGATGATGTTTATCAAGAATCACAAAGAATTATGTATATTGGTGATAAAGAAAATGCAAACTCTGATTCAGCTTTGGTTTCAACCAAGAGAAGTTTAGTATTTAATCAATTAAACAAGGAGTTGTATAAAAAATTCTTTTTAACAAAGCCCGAATTACAAGCAATTAAAGATGGTTATATTTACATTCATGATATGAGTGCAAGACGTGACACAATGAATTGTTGTTTGGCAGATATTTCAAATATTTTAAGTGGTGGATTTGAAATGGGTAATATTTGGTATAATGAACCAAAGACATTGGATGTTGCATTTGATGTTATTGGAGACATTACATTAGCAATGGCATCACAACAATATGGTGGTTTTACATTACCAGAAGTGGATAAAATATTAAAACCATATGCTGAAAAATCATATAAAAAATACTTTGACAAATATACTGAATTAGGATTACCCTTTGTAAAAGCAAATGAGATTGCTAAAAAAGATTTGGAAACAGATTTCAGACAAGGTTTTCAAGGTTGGGAATATAAATTCAATACAGTTGCATCATCAAGAGGTGATTATCCATTTATTACAATGACATTTGGATTGGGTAAAACCGAATTTGAACAAATGGCAAATAAAACTGCATTAGAAGTTCGTATGAAAGGTCAAGGTAAAGAAGGTCATAAAAAACCTGTATTGTTCCCTAAACTTGTTTTCTTATATGATAAAAATCTGCATGATGATGGTAAAGAATTAAATGATGTATTTAAAAAAGCACTAGAATGTTCATCAACTTGTATGTATCCTGATTTCTTATCCATGACTGGTGAAGGTTATATTTCAGAAATGTATAAAAAATATGGTAGAGTTATTTCACCTATGGGTTGTCGTGCATTTTTATCTCCTTGGTTTGAAAAAGGTGGTATGACACCTGCTGATGAAGATGATAAACCAGTATATGTAGGTAGATTTAACATTGGTGCTATATCATTACACTTACCAATGATTTTAGCAAAAGCAAGAGAAGAAAACAAAGATTTTTATGATGTATTGGACTATTATTTGGAAATGATTAGACAATTACATATCAGAACATATGAATATCTTGGTGATATGAGAGCATCAATCAACCCATTGGGTTTCTGCTTTGGTGGTTTTTATGGTGGTAATTTAGATTTTGGTGATAAAATCAAACCATTATTAAAGACTGCAACTGCATCATTTGGTATCACAGCTTTAAATGAACTACAAGAATTATACAATGGTAAATCATTGGTTGAAGATGGTCAATTTGCATTAGAAGTTATGGAATATATTAACAAAAAGGTTGTTGAATTTAAAGAAGAAGATGGTAATTTATATGCTTTATATGGAACACCAGCAGAAAGTTTATGTGGATTACAAATTAAACAATTTGTTAAAAAATATGGTGTGATTAAAAATGTTTCCGATAGACCATATGTAAGCAACTCTTTCCATTGTCATGTTACAGAGGATATTAGTCCAATTGAAAAACAAAATTTAGAAGGAAGATTTTGGAATTTATTAAATGGTGGTAAGATTCAATATGTTAGATATCCAATTAACTATAATAGTGAAGCATTTGAAGTTCTTGTAAAGAGAGCAATGGATATGGGTTTTTATGAAGGTGTCAATCTTTCATTGAGTTATTGTGATGATTGTGGACATGAAGAATTGGATATGGATGTCTGTCCAAAATGTGGTTCTAAGAATTTAACAAAAATTGATAGAATGAATGGTTATCTTGCATATTCAAGAGTTCATGGTCATACAAGATTGAATGAAGCAAAAATGGCAGAAATTGCTGAAAGAAAATCAATGTAATTAAATAAAATTATAGACCAATATTGAAAAATAATAGATATTGGTCTATAATACTTATTAAATTAATATATGGAGTATACTATGAGATATCATGATATTACAAAAGATGATATGAAAAATGGAATGGGTTTAAGAGTTGTTTTATGGGTATCCGGATGTTCACATTGTTGTAAAGGTTGTCAAAACCCAATAACATGGAATCATAATAGTGGTTTAGAATTTGATGATTCTGCAAAACAAGAAATTTTTGAACAACTAGATAAAGATTATATTTCTGGTATCACATTATCCGGTGGTGATCCATTTTTTATGGGTAATAGAGAAGAAATTTTAAATTTAATTAAAGAAATTAAAGAAAAATATCCAAATAAAACAATTTGGTCATATACTGGGTATGAATGGGAAGATGTTAAAGATTTAGAGCATATGAATTATATTGATGTTATGTTGGTTGGTAAGTTTATTCAAACAATGTTCAATGCTAATGCCAAGTGGGTTGGTTCTGATAATCAAAGAGTAATTGATGTAAAGAAATCATTAGAATCAAATGAAGTAGTATTATATGAATAATAAATAATTACATATAAAAATAATAAGGAAATAATAATGAGTTATAATGATACATTAAGAACAAAAGTTCAAGGTCATTTGAGAATTTGGGAAAAAGAAACAGGTAAAGTTTTATTAGACCAACATAATGACATAAATCCAGAAAATTTTTCATATGCAATTGCAACATCATTAATTGGTCAATCAAGTGTTGGAAATATTAAATATATGGTATTTGGTGATGGTGGAGCACGTGCTACAAGTTCAAACAAATATATATATTCTGTTCCACAAACAGTTGGTAGAGCAGCAACATTGTATAACAAAACATATGAACGTGATATGACAAAAACAGATGATGATAATTATATGGAAGTTACACATTCATCTGGTAATGATTATACTGATATTATTGTTCATACAACCATCAAAAAGGATGATGTTATTACAACATTAGGTAGTGATGGAACAAATGGGTCAATTATAACAGAGGCAACTTTTTCTGAAATTGGGTTAGAAACAGCAAGAAATGATTTAATTACACATATTTGTTTCTTTCCAATTCAAAAAACATCTTCATCATCTCTTATTATTGATTATTTAATTAGAATTCAAATTATATAAGGATAAAAGTATGTGGAATAGTATTAAAAATATGTTTAATACAACATATTTAAAGGGTAAAGAATTATTAAAGACTTCTTTTCAAATGTTGAAACAAACATTATTAACATTTGTGGAAGGAGTGTTTGTATATCTTATGGCATTAGTTACAGGGATATTACCTCTGTGTTGGGATTTTTTAACAAATGTTGTCAAATTATTGTATATTATGTTAAAAGATGGTATTATAAAATTGTTTGATAAAATTAAAAACTTTATAAACAAATTATAATAAGTGTTGTGGGTTGATTTATACTCTACTTGTTACCCACTTAAAATAAAGAACTAAAGGAGAAATATAATATGACTTTTGTAGATAAATTATTAATTTATAATAAAAAATATATTGTTTCTAGTATATATCAAAATACAGTATATAACAATAAACCATTATATGAATATTTTGGTGAGAAAAAGAAAACAAACAAAAAAGGCAAGACATTTGAATCTCTCTTAAATAAGATGCTATCAAATGTAGTTCCAAATCTTGATATTAAATATACAAAAATGAGTTTGGGTGATTGTATTAAATATGAAAAATGTTTTTTAAAACATTTTAATAGATATATTAGCATTAATGAATTATATGAATATATTAGAATATCAAATGGTGATTTTATAGTTGTGTTGCCACCTAGTTTTTTTTGTAGAAAATATCAAGTTGTATGTTATGATATGAATGGTATTCAAAAATATATAGATTATGTGTCATTGGATGATTCTATAAAAGATAATAGAATAAAATTGTATAATAGATATTTCAAACATATAACAATGGATAATGTAAATGAAATATTCTGCAATTCAACAATAGAAGAACACATTGATTTAAAAAAAAGGTTCTTATAAGAACCTTTTTTTATTTTATATCCTTAATTGAACCTCTCCCTTTATGTAGATTATCATCAGGATTATATGCAAATTTTACAGATGAACCCTTGGGTCTTGAATAATATGTTTTATCTTTATTAATATTATATCTACCTTGACCTACAATAAACACCATACCGGTTTTATCACCAATTTTTATTTTTGATGAATCAGCATATGCTTTATTTGTTGCAATTTCTTCAACTTTATTAGAATTTTGTTCTTTAAAGAAAATGGAATCCTGGTTGAATATTTTCCCAAGTCTTACTGCTTGTTCTTTTGATATTTTTGGAATGAAGAAACTGTTTTCTTCTGAATCTCTATCCTCTGGATTAACTCTTGGTTGTCCTAATTCATCAAATCCACCTCGTGTTTTAACATATCCCCTTAATCCCCATTTATTTAATAACAATTCAATTTGTTTTGTTCTTCTGTTATTAAATGCTTTTTTATCTTGTTCATTTTTGAATGATGATGTATTTCGTTCTGCTGAAATATTTGCAAATGAATCTTTAGTATTATCTAAATGTTGGTTGAATCTTGATGCTTTTGTTTCATCTAATTCATTTGATGATTCTAATTCTTTCACTTTCTCTTTCCAATATTTAAGATTTCTTTCTGCTCTTGGGATTGATCCATTTGAGAAACCAAAATCATCATACTCTGCTAATAATAATTCATATTCCCAAGCACTAACTTGATCTTTTGCATATTGAAGTGTTATTTTTTCTTCTTGTTCATCTAATACCTCAACATCATCAATGTGTTCATTGAATTCTGTTAATATGTTGTAAAATTGTTCATTTGAACATTCTATTATTTTTGTAATATTATTTGTTGATATTCTTGCTTTCATTTGTTTCCTCATTTAATTTTTTAACAACATCTTTTGCAATACTTCTTAATATTTTTAATGATGTTGATTCTTTCTTTTCATCATTGCTTTTTGGTTTATAGTCGTCTGGTTTGACCCATTTTTTATATGGATTTTCATCTTTTTCTAAAGAACGATTTATTCTTTGTTGTGTGTTTAAAAATGCAAACCCATTTAAGTTTGTGATTCCAGGATGACCACCACTTGTTTTTAAAATAATCTCAGATATTGGTAGAGAGAATCTGTTTAAAAATTTAACAATTTTTGATTTTAATTGTAATTGTTCTTGTGTGTCATCATCTTTTGGTGTAATTTCTGATGGTTTTAGATTCATACATTTCTCTATATTCATTTGTAATCTTTCATTTACATCATAAGTTTTGTTAAACAATGACATAAACTCATTATAGTCAAAACCTAATGCTAATTCTTCTCTTTCCTTGGATACATTTTCTTCCATTGTTTTTTTAATTGCCAATAATGATATATCATATTTGTCTTTGTTTAATAATGGAACATATTTGTTTTTAAAAATATCATCAATAACTAAATTTCCTAAATGTATACCATCATTTTTTGTTTCTTTATTCCAATTGTTTTTTGATACTTGCATCATACCAATTGAATCCCAAATCATGATAAAATATTTTGCATCTGGATAATTTTTGAAAGCAGTATAACGGTCATATGAACCTGTTTTCATCATATTACCACCACCAATCTGAACAATTGTATTACCAATTAATGCATTTTTACCATATGATAATTGCTCAATAGTATCAATGTCTGCATTTTGTATTTGTTTATCTTTTTGAGAATCTGCATAATAATCTGAATTTTTTTGTAATTGTAATATATCTACCCAACCCTTATCACCATTTGAAATATGCTCTTTAATAATACTCAATGCATTTCTATACATTGAATATAATGATGGTGATGATGTCATAATAATGGTTTCTAAGAAATCTGGTTTATTTTTGTATGCTAATAGAACCTTATTAACTACCATACCAAATCTTAAATGGTTTTGTATTTTGTTTCTGTCTTTATTCCATTTAAATATGTAATTTTTTAATTCATCAATACCAATTCCTTCATCTGAATAACCAGCAGAATCAACCATATCTATTACTTTTATATCTTCTTGTGAAAAAATTGATGATGGTGAAATTATTGATGAAATTGTGCCAGCATTTGACTTTGAATGGGAAAAGTGACTGGATTGATTATTATATGAAATCTGTGAATCATGGTGATCTGTATGTATTTTCATAAATGGTTTACCATGTGCAAAATCAACTAAAACAGGTAATATATCATTGCTTGGTTTTAGAATTGCATATTCCATACCACCATATTGTATTCTTTCAACAGAAACAACCTTAATTCCATTTTTTTCAAGGTAATGTTTCATTGCAACAGCACTACATACACCATCCATATCAATATGAAAATATATTTTTGCCTTATTATACTCTTTTGCTATTGAATTTATATTTCGAATACCTGATTCATACAAATCTAATTTCATATTTTTGATAACCTCATTTTAATTACTATTTTATAATATTTATTTGTATAAAACAAGATGAAATACATAACAGAATTAATGTATAAATAATAATATATTATTATTGTATTGGTGTGTTATGGAAAAACAAGTATTGAATGAAAAGTATTTGCATAGTGATGTAACATTTGGTTTTGAATTGGAAGCAAATGTTTATTATGATTATGTCCCACTTGATTACGATTCACATGTATGGGATGATTATATAAATTACAATATTAATAACCCATCACAATTTGAAAATTTGGGGGAATTTGTTGATTTTTTTATAGATGATTCATATGATTTTCTTAATAATGATCCACAGTCAAGACATTTGATTGATGATACTAAAATGTATGATAATGTTAAGAAAAAAATTGAAAAATATTTTCCAAAATCAGCACCTTGGATAATAAATTATTCTGATAAAATTGAATATGATGGATCATTAGCAGCAAATGGTTTTGAATGGCCATCACACACCATGAAATTTACACCAGATGCAATTGCTCATTGTATTCATTTTTTAAGTAATTTAGATGAGGAACATATTTATGTTGATGATACATGTGGGTTTCATACACATATATCATTTCCAAATTTTACACTAGATGATGTGAAATGGATTGTTTTAAATATTGCATTAAATGATGAATATATAAATGAATTCACATCAATGGTATACAATGACTACAAATTTGATTTTATTGATTATTATGCAAAAGAAACATTTTTTAGTGATATTAGAACTGCTTTTAATGAAAAAAACTTCAGCAAACTATCAGAGTTGTTAGATGATGAAAAGTATAGGGTATTGAGAATTCACCCACAAGGTACATTGGAATGGAGGGGTCCAAGAGGATTTTTGAATGAAGAAGAGGATAAGAAATTAATCAAACAATTTTTTGTAAAGTTATTTAAGGTTGTAAATATTATATCTGATATATTAAAATCAAATTATATTGGTGATTATGATAAAAACACAATATTAGAACTTTTAAACACAAATGATATGCCATTTGGTAAGACACCATCCAGATATAAAGATTTTATTTTTAAATTACAAGATAACCCCAAAAAATTATACTCCTTAAAAGATTCACCATTAAGTTTTATATTCAAAATAATTAAAAATAATGAACATAGTACAATGATATTGTCAAAATTATTGTATAGATTAATTGTTATGGAGAATAAACAAGTCCCAACAAATATATTAGCAATGTTCATAATGTGTGATGATATATTTTCTGTAAAACAACTCAATGATATTATTAAACATTTAAAACAACCATTACCAATTAAGGAAATGATACAGTGTAATAGATGGTATAATTATACCGAGGAATTGCTAATTATACAACTAATCCGTTTTTTAGAATCATATTCTATTGATGACTGTTTGAATGTTATTAATAATTATAATGGTAATGAAAAACTATTTGTTGATTGTTTTAATAAAATGTGGTATCTTCGTTGTAAATCAGAAATGCCAAAAATAATTAAAAATACATTAGAAAATAAACTGAATAAAAAATGATTAAATTTGTCTAATAATATCACTTGACATTTAGAATAAAATGTAGTATTTTCTTATCATGTGATAGGAGAATGCATAATGGGAACAAATTTAAAAACAGATTTTTTTGTTGGATTTGAATTAGAAGCTTTTGCATATATATCTGATTTTATAGATTTAGATAATTATGATTTTGAAGAAAATGTTTGTTGTAATTATTTAAATGATTACAACTATGAACCTGATGAGGGGGAATATAATCCATTGGAAGAATTTTATAATAATATAAGAAACTTCTTTAAAAGAGAATTTGGATTATCTGGGAATGTTCATTATGATGGTTCTGTTAAAGGTTTCAAAGATGGTTATAATGGATTTGAATGGTCATCAAATCCAATGAGAGTTACACCTCATAATATGAATTGTATAAAGACAATGTTAAAAAAATTAAAATATGACAATATACACATTAATGACACATGTGGGTTTCATACACATTTTTCAAATAAAAACATAACAGAACAAGATGCAATGTGGATATTAATGGTTATATCAATGAATGATAATTTTGTTAAGGAAATTACAGAATTTGAATATTTAGATAAAAATGATTATGAATTGTTTGGTAGTGTCAAACATGTTAAATTTAGTAATGATAGATATGCTGATAAAAATTTTTTAACATTATTAAAAAATGCAATTAATGAAAAAAAATATTTAATGTTGGCACACTTGTTAAATGATGAAAAGTATAGAGTGTTAAGAATTCATCCACAGGGTACATTGGAATGGCGTGGTCCAAGAGGTTTCATAGAATCCGATAATGGTGTTGATTCATATATTAAGAAAGTATACAATATTATTGATATATTTCAATATGCAATTGAATGTAAAACACTAAATGGTATTTCTAAAAAAGAGTGGATGGATAATATATATGTGAATTATGTTTCTGATGGAAATAGATGTGATTTACCATTAATTCTATCAGAACGTCAGATAAAAAATAATAAATTTGGTATTGTCTCATTTGGTAACAATAATTATGATACATTTTATAGTGGTTATAATTGTCACAGACATAGATACAATGATCCATGTAATTTGGTTTCAAATAAAATCATTGATTGTCCAAGAATATTGGTTGAGGATTCATCATTGCATACAAAACTTAATAGAATTTGTAATAATTTAAATATTAAAAATAAGTTGAGATATGTAATTGAAAGTATAAATGCTTGTGGAATAACAATACCTCTAAATGTTCAGTGGTTTATGATATTAAATAATCCAACATTATTACCATATGTAACAAGAGATTTATGGAAACATTTGAGTGTTGAACGGTTGATTCAAATTATTAGAGATAATGGTTTTAGAATTGAAACCGATAATAAAAAGAAAATGATTGATTATATAATTGAACAATTGCACAAGTATATTGATATATCTAGTGTTTTATATATTTTAACATCATTATGTGAAATTAATGGTAATTGGGTTTATGATTATATATACAGTAAAAAGGATATTATTTTCGAAAAATTGAATTTATATTATAATGAAGTTACAGAGATATATGGGAATAAAATTAAAATAGATTCATCAAAAGATTTTATATGCTTCTTGTTATATGTCCAACAGAATGAGGATTTGTTACAACCGGTATTTGTCCAAAAATAACGCTTGACAATCTTAAATTATTGATGTATAGTGATGTTGTAAAAACGAAAGGAACAAAACATGGTAAAACATTTAAAATCAATATTTAAAATTGGGTTTGAATTAGAAGGAAATGTGGATTCAAGAGTTAATGATAGAAATACATTAACTACCATATTAGATAATCTTTTGGGTGGAACCGGTGAAATGCATTATGATGGTTCTATCAGAAGAACTAATGGAACAGATGTTACATTTGAGTATGCTAGTCCCGTTATTGATTATACACCATCAAATATTAATATGGTTATAAAATGTTTAGATAAATTACCAGAATTGGGTGTAACAACAAATAGATCCTGTGGTTTTCATACCCATATTTCTTTTCCATCTATTAGTGTTGAAGACACAATTTGGTTTATTTTCTGGATGTGTGCCAACAATGAATATAAAAAGTTTAAAAAATTGGGAAGAACTAATTTATATGGTATGACATATGCAAAATTTTCAATTTTTGAATCTATATCAAATAGAATCTATGCGGGTGATTCTATGCATAATATCTTGCGTGATATTGTCACAAATGAAAAATATCGTGCGATTAGAATTCACCCACAAGGAACAATAGAGTGGAGAGGTCCAAGAACATTCTTAAATACACCAACACACAAAAAAACTGTTTCATTTTTCAAAAAATTGGATTTGTTTATTTCTTCATTCATTAGAAGTATTGAGGAAACTTCTGTGGTTGTTTTGGATAAAGAGTATAAAAAGAAAGATGTTTTGGATATTGCAAAAAATTATTTAGGATATGTGTCATTTAAGAGTAATAAAAAACAAACATTTTATGAAAAAATTATGTCAAATCCTACAATATTAGATAAAATGTCATACAAAGATTTGAAGAAAAAAACAGAGGAAATTAAAAGAGCATTTAATAGAGGGTTTAATGTTAGTGTGTCTGATTTAAAATCAAAATCATTGTTTAAATGGGTGGTTGATAATGAATTAATCAGTGATGCTATACATGTGTTTGATATTAATGTGATTTTGGATGGTGCTAATGAATTATATGATAGAAAAAAATTATATAATGTATTGAAAACATATTGGAAAAAACACCTTAAATATACTGATATCATTCTTAAAAAGATTGAAATGTGGAATGAAAGTGGATTATATAAAAACACAATTAATCTATTCATAAATGACATCTTATCAACTTGCTCTGTTTTGAGTCATCAATTTAGATTTTTTGCAACACCAAAGTGGTTGAAACTTCTTACACTAGAACAAAATAAATCTTTGTGTGAACGCATAAATCAAAAAATAACTGATGTCAAAGATGATATTTGGAATTCGGATTCTTATTTTATGAATATTGAACTTAATAAAATAAAAGATGATGTTATGTTTTTTATTTGTAAAAAATAACTATACTGAATTAAAAACCCACACATTTGTGTGGGTTTTTTATTATATTACATATTTTTTGAGGGCATAAATGTAATCTCTCTTGGTTTTATCTATTTTTGGTGTATTTATGATATAAAATAAACTGTCCTTAATTATATCATTTATTTGTGGATCAATTGAGGACACATTTAAATACATTTCTTTTGCCATATTTTTTGTGTCTAATGATTCGGTTATGGTCTTTTTAGAAATTAAACCTGTGTTAATAATTGATTTTGATATGTTTATTGCCTTATTTGCATTTAATGTTAATTTGAGACCATTTGATAATATAATTGTATCATTTTTTTGTTCTGAAAGAATATTTTGTCTTTTCTTTTCATTTTCTAATGTTTCTTTGATTGCAATATATTTTAATGATGGATGTTTGAATCCAACCATAGATTCAATATTTTCTAATGCATGTGAATAATTTATATTCATATCAGATGATTCAGATAATACTGTTTTATAATTATTAATGGATAAATTGTTTAAACATTCATTATATAGACTCTTAATGGTTTTGGATAATTTTTTGACACCAATATTATATGAGTGATTCTCAATTAAATCTGAAAGAGCATTTAGTTTTAGTGTCTCATTGACAATTGATTTTGTCAATGAATTATTTGTGAAACCATTTATATTAAAAGAATCTGCTAATATATTAATACTTGAAATTATGTCCATATTAAAAGTTTTTGTATCACCATCAATATTTTCAAATACTAATAGTTTTGATGGAACAATTTTTGAATCAATTGATTTTGATAACCACATATCAAGCAAATCATTTTTTGATACTGAATATGTTTCACATATATTGTTTCTTTTTATTGCCAATAATATATCTGTACCTGTTTTTGCATTATCAGAAACAGATATCAAATGATTATATGCTCTTGATAGATTATCTTTATCATTTTTTGTTTTAATTATGTATGCTTTAACATTTTCTAAAACCATAATAGTATGTGGTGTATTTTTGGAAACAATGTTTTTTAGATATCTTTGTTTCATAAAATTTGAAACATTGTTTATATTTGAGATGTTTTCATATAATTTTTTATATTCTTGATTACATTTTGATTCAAAATGTTTTACTATGTTTCTTATTTTATCAAATTTTTTTTCTAAAAGAGTTTTGGTTAACAGAGATTTGATTTTTTTATTATTCAAACCTTCTAAACATAAAATTGATGAAATCATATCATTCATGAATGATAATTTATTTTTGTTTCTCAATGATTCTGATATATATAAGTCAGATGATCTATTTGTATTTGATAGTGTTGTTGATAATTCATATAATGTTTTTGTTACATCATAATTAATAGATTCATTCATATCATTTTCCTTTTTTGTTTCAATACCATTTTTGATTATGTTATAAATTCTTCTTCTGTTTAGATTATCAAATAAATGTATCTGAACAGATACACCATTTAAAACAGATAATTCTCTGATTCTTTGAATTATTTTTTCAAACTCATTTGATAAACTGGAATTATCTTTCCAAATGTTTATTAATGGATTATCATCATCTGCCAATTCAATCATAATTTTTTCATTTGTTATATATATCCATTTTGTTTCATCAGATTTAATGGTTGTATTACCATCCTCATCATATAATTTTAATATGAAATTATAATCAGAACTATGTAAGATGCTTAATAAATCATTCTTTAATGTTGTATATTTCATCATTTATCCCTAATTGTATATATAAAATTATTTATTGATAAATCATAGTTTTAATATTCTTAAATAGTAAATAATATATATTAAGGAGTTAAAATGGATGATTTTAAGTATAAATTACCAATTGGTAAAAAAATTCTTAAACATAGAATACCATATAAAAAACTTTCATCAATACAACAAAAGATATATAATAGAATATATGACCCAATAAATGGACCACTTGAATTTGCTGAACATTGTTGTTATGCAAATAGAAATGGTGTTATTCAATATATTCCATATGATTATCAAAGAGAAATGATTTTTAATATGCATAATTACTCCTCAATAATTTCTATGTTTGGTCGTCAACAAGGTAAAACACAAACATCTGTATGTTATATCTTATGGTTTGCAATGGCACATTCCTATAAAACAATTTTAATTACTTCATTTGGTGATGATTCAGCAAAGAAAAACTTGGCAGATGTAAAGTTTGTATATGAGTATTGTCCTGACTTTTTGAAAGCAGGTATTGTTCGAATGAATGAATCAACTATTGTATTTGATAATGGTTCAAAAATTATTTCAAAACCAACAACTGGTAAATCTGTTCGTGGTAACTCCCCCTCTTTAATTTATTGTGATGAGTTTGCTTTTGTAGGAACTGTTGGAAATAAAACAGGTAGTAATTTACAAGAAGAATTCTATGCCGCTGTATCACCTGCTCTTGCTGCATCAAAGGGTAAAATATGTATTACATCAACACCTATTAGTGAAACAGATTTATTCCATCATTTATGGGTTGGTGCTATCAATAAACGGGATGATAATGGTTTGGAAATGCCAAATGATTATATAATTGAAATAAATGGAGAAACTTATAGGGATTTACATCTATTTAAGTCAGAAGATGAAGGAAAATTGTATTTAGAATCAATTGGAAATCCTGATGGTTGGAAAATTGTTTCAAAAGAACCTTGTGGTAATAATGGTTTTATGAGTCAATTAGCAACATGGGAAAAATGTCCAGGAAGAACTGAAGAATGGGCAAGACTTGAAAGAAAGAAAGTTGGAGATGAAAGATTTTCAAGAGAGTTTAATTGTTTATCTGGTAATACACTGGTCAATATAATTGATGATAAAGGAATTGAAATAACACTCCCAATTGAAACATTGTATTCATATCATATGTCAGATAACTCATTGAAAAATAATATATAAATAAAAAAATTATCAAATTACAGACCTTATATAAAGAATCAATTATAAATAATTACAAAGGTTTTTTAATAAAAATACTTTTTATATTATAAATTAAGGAGAATAATATGGCATTAGCAAAAACACATATATCAATTACAGATGATTCAGTGTATACATCTGGTATTGATGCATTAATACCATTGTATGTCTTTGCAACAGAACAAGATAAAGTTGTTGATGAAACAACTGGTGAAGTTGCTTTAGGGACAACAAAACAATTTGCAAATGAAGTTACAATTGTTACTTCAAAAAAAGATGTTATTGAAAAATTTGGTATTCCAACATTTGTTGAATTAAATGGAACAGTTCAACAAGATAATGAAAGAAATGAACATGGATTATATGCTTTGTATGATGCAATGGGTTCAACATCTGTTGCTTATGCATTGAGAGCAGATATTGATTTAAAACAATTAGAACCAGCAGAATTAGAACCAACATCACCTGTTAAAAATGGAACATATTGGTTAGATACTTATAATTCATCACTTGGGTTGTTTACATGTATTGGTGGTAATATTTCTTCAAATGCTTGGGTAAAAGTGGATTCTGTTGAATTATATGACTCAAAACCAACAGCTACAGATGGTAGTTTGGGAGATTATGCTATTTGGTTTAGTGAAGGTGTTCAACATATTGAAGAAAAGACATCAGAAAAAGGTTGGGTAGAAATTGGTTCTGATGATTGGAAAGCAGTTTATACAAATGCTAAAATTTATCATCAAGCAAGTATTAAATATCCAAAAGATTATACAGTTAATTCTGTTTGGGTTAAAACAACACCAATTAATAATGGTGCCAATTATGTGTTAAAAAAATATTCTGAATCATCACAAAGATGGAACGAAGTTGATTTACCAATGTGTGTATCATTGGTAGATGCAGAAGTATCTTATGGATCATCATTGACAAATGGGTCATTGGCATTGAAATGTGATTCTAAAACAGCAAATGCTACTTTTTATAAATATACTGGTTCAAAAAAAGACGGAGAAGTAATATTACAATCTTCAGATGTTTCAGCAAATAGTAACAAACTAACAATTAAAGTATCAAATAATGGTGTATTGAAAACACAAGAAGTCTCAGGTGATACAATTGATGCATTGGTTAACTCTATTAATGAAAAATTAAATTCATATGGTGTATATGCTGAAAAAGTAGAATCAACAATCAAAATTAAATATACAACATCTACATTAAATATAACAATTGGTTCTACATCAACTGATTATATTAATGGTGCTTGGGAAGTATTTAAAGATGTTAAAGTATCTATGACAGAACCAAGAGATGTTGCATCAGAAGGAACCCTTTGGTTTAATGATGATTTAAAAGTTGATATTATGGTTAATACTGGAACAGTTTGGAAAGGATATAACTCAATGTATCCTAATGCAAGTGTTTATGTAACATCTGCTGAACCAACAAATGAAACAAACGAAAATTCATTATGGATTAATACTGCAAGCAATGACTATCCAGAAATTAGAAGATATATTGGTGGTGAATGGGTATTGATGTCAAATTATGATCAATCAACACCAAATGGTGTTTTATTTGCTGATGCAAGATATTATGCAAGTAATAATGCTGAACCAACATATAGTATTTCAGACTCAGATGGAAAATTAACAAGTAATTTGTTAACAAGTGATGATGTTGACCCAGATTGTCCAAATCCTCAAACATATCCAGAAGATATGATTTTATTCAATACAAGATTTTCAACAAATAATGTTAAAGAATATAAATCAAATCCATTTGAATTATTAGTAGATAAAGATTCAAATTATTCTGTTGGTGGTTATGAAGGAACATTAACTAAAAAAGCACGTTGGGTTTCTGCTTCTGGTAATGCAGCAGATGGTTCTGGATTATTTGGTAAAAAAGCACAAAGAGCAATGGTTGTTAGAGCATTAGCAGGTGCAATTGTATCAAATGAACAAATTAGAACTATGGATTATGATTTCTTCTTTGCAACATGTCCAGGATATCCAGAAGTTGATGATGAATTGATTAATTTAAATACTGATAAAAAAGAAATGTTTGAAATCATTTCTGATACACCAAAAACATTAGAACCACAAGGAAGAGCAATTCAAGATTGGGGAACTAATGTAAACAATGCAATATCACATGGATTGGATGGACGTGTATTAAAGAATGAATATGTCACAAGACAATATCCACCAATGGGTTTAACAACAAATGTTGATGGTTCTGAAATTGCTGTCCCAACATCTGTTGCAAAAATGAAAAACTTATTGGTATTGCCAAGAGGACAAATTTGTGCTGGAACTCAAAACGGTCAAATAACAAACTTAGCATCTGTTGGTTATATTACAGAAGAAGGTGAATATTCATCAGTTGTAATCAATGATGGTTTGGGTGAGATTTGTACAACACAATCTATTAACCCAATTATGCCAAGAAGAAATACAGGTTTATTATTGTGGGGTGAAGCAACAGAAAACCCAATCACAAGTGCATTATCTGATGAACATGCAATTATTACATTGTTAAGATTAAAGAGAGATTTAGAAGCAGTTTGCTTACCATTCTTCTTTAGAATCAATAATGAATCTTTGCGTTCTGAATTCTACAGAGCATTACAATCTGTATTAAATATCTATATTGGAACAGGTGAGATTTATGACTATGCCTTAGAAGTTGAAGCAGAAAATACATCTGAAAGAATCAATAGAAAAGAACTTTGGGCAGCAATTGCAATTGAAATTGCAAAGGGTGTGGAACAAATCTATATTCCAATTAGGGTTGTTTCAACTGGTGCATTATCTGCATAGTTGTGATTATTATAAAATAAAAAAATAGAGTCCATTGGACTCTATTTTTTTATTGAATATATAATAGTTGTATAGTATCTTTTGGATGTTATATAAATATATATACCAATGAGGGGATAAAAATGACAATTTATGAATATCTTGGGATATCTGAAAGTGACTATAAATTCAAACGAGATTATATCCAAAATCCATTAAAGAAAGTAATTTGTAGAGTAAATGGTGGGTTGGAATATGAACAACCAGATTTGGATGATGTTAAATATCTTTATTTGACATTAAATAAATCTGCTAAAGAAATGAATAAAATAATGGGTTATAAGATTCAAGATAAACTTAAAGTATGGTGTAATAAAAGGGAATATATGAGAACACCAAAGTTATCTAAGGAAGAATTATATAATAAGTTATATGTTGAAAACATTCCTATGATACAAATAGCTAAATTTTTTGGGTATCAGAGTACCGCCCCAATACAATATTGGTGTAACATATATAATATTGAAATTAAGTCTCCCCGTTATGTTAAAAATAAAATTACAAGGGATAAACTATATGAACTATATATTGTTCAAAATAAAAAACTAAAAGAAGTGGTTAGTATATTTAATAGTACCAAAAAGACAATTTTAGGACTATTACAAAAATATGAAATTAAAAAGTCTAAAGAGTTAAAATCCAAACAAAGATTTGAAGTAAACTTCTCTCAATATCAGCAGGATATTCTTAAAGATGGGGAATCATTAGAAAAATATATATCTGAAAATAAAATAACACATGTCTTTGATTTATCAATGAAGTTGGGTATATCCCAAAGTACACTTAACAAGTATATTAATAAGTATCGGTTAAGACATTTGTTTACATATGTTAAGTCTTCATATGAAATTGAATTAAATGATATATATACAAACTTATTTGAATCAAATAATAAAAAAATTTTATCACCATATGAAATTGATTTATACAATGATGATAAACATATAGGAATTGAATTTAATGGAAACTATTGGCATGGTGAGAAAATTAAAAATAAAAGATATCACCAACAAAAGTCTTTACTAGCAGAAGATAAAGATATATTCATATATCACATCTTTGAATATGAATGGAATACTAAAAAGAAACAAATTCTTAACCAATTGAATAACTTATTAGGAATTAATGAACATAAAATATATGCAAGGAAATGTATTATTAAAGAAGTTGATAATACAGAGAAACGACAATTCCTTTGGATAAATCACTTACAAGGTGATGATTCTAGTTCTATTAGATTGGGTTTATATTATGAAAATGAACTTGTTTCATTGATGACATTTGTTAAACCACGATTTAATAAGAAATATCAATGGGAATTAAGTAGATTCTGTTCTAAGGCAAATTGTAATGTAATTGGTGGTGCTAGTAAGTTATTTAAGTACTTTATTAATAATTATAAACCAGTTTCAATCATATCTTATAGTAATATTGCTCATACAAGAGGTAATTTATATAAGACATTGGGAA